TATGATTGGATTTGATCAGTATTATAACATGGATCCGTGCCAGCACTCGAAGATTCTTCTCCCTATCCCTGAGAACGTTCGCGATGTGCCATGTGAGGGTTGCCCACGTGTAGATGCGTGTGGTGTCGCTATGACTGAGTGTGTCGCGTTCCGTGTCTGGAGTGCCACTGGTGACTTCCTGGATGAGGATGTCGGTCGCCTTCTTCGTGTCCCTCGTGAGTTGCGGGGATCTCGCGGGATCTGAGTGACGAAGGAACATGTGTAGCGGGAACTCGAGTAGTTAAGACCTTGTGGATTTGAGCTATGGTTTTGATATTCGGGTCCCCTCTCCATGAAAGGGGTTTAGTGACCTACCCATTCACCGACACACTGCCAAAAAACTTCAAATATCCCAAGACAAAAAATTACGCAGGCCAAAAAACGACTCTGAAAGGTGCGACAGTAATGCTGCTTAATGTGGTGGAAACTCTAGAAATGGACATATTCTTAGAAGAGTATGATAGTATTATGGAAATGTCTGTTGGTGAGTTTCTTGACTCACTGGTAAACGAACATAAAGATCTATATACACTATTAGAAGATCATATTGATTACATCACTATGGAAGCAACGCATGAGCGTTTGACTCTTCCCATAGAATACAATGAGGTGCGACATGCTTTATAAACCCGAAATGCTCCCTATCTTTAATACACACCCAGTCATTGCATACTTTGGTATGGACACTATAGTTGATGTGATGAGGTGGTATATTCAGGCATATGGTGCTACAGTGGATGCTGATATACTAGAGAGCGAACTACTGCACATGATGATGCATGAGCACGACCGTTTCTTTCAGATGGTGGAGGACTACATCGATGCCAAAGGTTAAACCTTTCTACTATGAATACATAACACCTGATGGTGTAGTTGTGCTACTTGATCAGTATGAATGGGCCCGAGGTCTTGGCATCAAGGATAAGGAAGTCAAGAAAGCACAAGCAGCACGGAAGCGCGAGGTTAAAAAGGGTTTCGCCGATACTAAGGAAGCATGATGAAGAGTTACGGAGATAGTTGGTATAAACTCAATGGATATGCTGGTAAGACGGTGACATGGTGTCCTAGTGATACTGAAGAACGTTTTAACAATAATATGGGAGATACTATCACTCGAAAGAGATTGGAGCGGTCTGGTTGGACTCCTGAGAGTATTTCCTATACATTCAATACTGACGGGTTTCGCGCTGATGAGTTTACATACGAAGAGAATGACTCGGTAGTATTCCTGGGTTGTTCGCTCACTATGGGTGTTGGCATGGATCTTGAAAGTAGTTGGGCATATAGAGTAGCGCAGAACCTTGGACTGCGTCGATACAATCTTGGAGTCGGAGGTGGTGGACCTGATATGTGTTTCCGTCTCGCGTATCATTGGATACCACGTTTACGACCGAAGTATGTGATTATGGTCACTCCCAATGCCTCCCGATTCGAGGTTATGGTGCCAGACGATGATGTTATGTTCCTGCCAAATATGGTAGAGCATTATGGCAAAAAGACGCAGTTCTATATGGATTGGTTGTCGCACCCTGCTAACGCGGATATGAATCGACTGAAGTCTGTGATGGGCGTGCAGACGGTGTGCAACGGCATTGGCGTTCCGCTACTCGAGATCCCAGTGGAGGAGTTTATTGTAACTTCTGAGGAAGTACCGATTACGGATGAGAGAATATTGAAACTACTTTCGCACGGGAGGGATCTACTGCATCCTGGTAGAGAGTGGAATGAATATGTTGCCGATGGTGTTATGAAGAAGATGGAAGGTTTGCTGTAATGGGTAATATGTTTGAGCGCAAGAAGGGTAAAAATGGAGCACCTTCTACTACTCGGAATATGAATACGGGTAGTGTTACGCATACGCATCATGCTCCTGGGCGTAAGCAGAGTTCATTGGGTCAGCACATCACCAAGACAGTAAAGTCAAACGGCGATGTTTATCTTACCGAAACGATTACCAATGGTGATGGTTCGACCAAGCGAACAAAGACCAAACAGAACAAGAGTAGTTCCTTTGGTTCGTATACTACCAACGGCAAACCAGTACGAAGATCCTCCGGAACTAATAATCTGAATCTAATAGCAGCAGGCGGTGGTAGTTTTATCGGCGCTATCGTTGGATTGCTTTTCTTGTTTTTTGGAGCAGTAGTGGTGTTTCCGGCAACCGTGATGTTTATCTTTGCACTGCCTTATATCTATCCCTACCTGCTGGGTGCAGTAGCGCTGTATCTTTTATGGAAGTTTGTGAAAAAGAGGGCTTGACATTTCTGCCGTTTTAGAGTATAGTGATATTATAAGTTTGAGTGAAACAAAAAGGTTTTGATTATGGATATCACGGTAACAGGCATGGTTGGTCGTCGCGCTGATAAGCAGAAGTTGATCGAGGCAGCGGAGTTCTTTGCTGCGCAACTGATGGACCCTCGCATGGTTCGCAACCTGACGGTAGATATCGAAGTTCGTAAGGGTCTCGATGTCGAGGGTGAGTGTGTTGATGAGGACGGTGTTCGTAATCCCCGCTGGTTTACCATCGGATTGAAGTCGCAGGATATCGACGAGATGATTAAGGTGCTTGGGCACGAAATGGTTCACGTCAAGCAGCATGCGAAGAACGAACTGCAGAGTGGAGTAATGGTCCCTGCTCGTGGCGGTCTCAAGATGTCCAGTCGGTGGATGGGTCAACTCTGGAAACCCAAGGGCAAGGAATGCCACTACTATGATTCGCCTTGGGAGATCGAGGCATATGGTCGCGAAGTCGGTCTTTATCACAAGTGGTGCGCAGCGCAGGAGGCAGCATGATGGCAACTGAATATTGGGTAGTCCGTATCAATTATAATCAAATTGACCGTGATCATGTTCTTGTAGATGCTGCAACAGCAAAAGAAGCAGAGCAACGTCTCCGTGATAATGGATGTAATGCTCCTTATATTAAGGCGATGTATAAAGCAAGGGTTTCGAAGTAATGAATTTAAGTCGTAAAGAACGTATCACTGCATACATCGCCAAGTGGATTGTTTTGAACATCGCTTGTCGTATCAATGCAACTGCCGTATTGTCCCTCAGTGTAGAAGCAACTCGAATATACATTGGAAAGCAAAATGCCAAATAGATTTCTAATCAGTGATACCCATTTTGGTCACACCAACACATGGGAAAAGTTTACCCTAGCAGATGGTAGTCCTCTGCGTCCATTCACTTCCACTGAGGAGATGGACGAAGCGATGGTAGACAACTGGAACAAGACAGTTCGTCCGCAAGATACAGTGTATCATCTTGGGGATGTAGTAATCGCCCGACGCAATCTGGAAACAGTGAAGCGTCTGAATGGGCGGAAGATCCTTATCCGTGGAAACCATGACATTTTCAGGGATAAGGACTATTATGAGGCAGGATTCGAGCAGATCCATGGCGTTCGCGTGTTTGTGGATCAGTTCATCCTGTCTCATATTCCCCTTCACCCAGACTGTGTAGGTGAGCGGTTCAAGCGTAACGTCCATGGTCACCTGCATGGTAATCGTATCATGCGCTGGAAGATGGGCGAGGAACAGATAGACGAAAGATATCTGTGCGTATGCGTGGAGCAGATTAACTACACTCCGATTTCTTTTGACGATGTCATGAAAATGACTTGACATTTCTCGAGAAATCGGGTATGGTAGTATTCTTATATAATGAAAGGTGATAATTATGATTGATACGCGCAAGATTATTCATGTGTCAGAATGGCGTAAGGTTTCAGAACTTCCTTCTACTCCCAACCGCCAGATGGCATTGGACGAGCAGTTCAGTAAGTATGGTGTTTATCAGGTCGCAGAAGAAGCAGATATTGACTTGATCGGAGATGACCTTGTTAGTCCGCATATTGGATATACTGGTAAGTCAGGAAATATCCACGATCGAACATATCATATTCGAATGACTGCGAACTCTCGGACTGCCACCTCTCATGGCGTTGGCGTGTTCATTCGTAAGAATCTTGACATTGATAATTGCTATGTTCGTTGCTTGTATACTGATGAGAATTCTTTCGCAGCACTAGAACAAGAGATTCAACAAGAAACACTGAAGCAATTCGGATACACGTTTAAGTGGCGCGAGGCATCAGGCGGAACAGACGGTAACTATACCAATGCTACTGTTCTTGCTGAGAAACTCACCAACGATGAACGCAAGAATCTTATCTTGTATATGAACGAACTGATCAAAGAAGATTTGCTTGCAGAATTTATGTCTCGTTAAACCTGTCTATATACTAGGTAGGTTTTAATAAGGAGTTATTATGGTAAAAGTTATTGTCGCTGAGTCTAAACTAGATTGCGAGCATCTGCTCGGTCAATATCTAGATGAGAGTCATTTCGACACGGTAATCAATGAAGACACCGATTGCTATATGGAAGCAGACTGTGGTCTCGAAACAAAGGTAAGTTGCGATAAGGATTGTAGCGACTGCGACGTTGGCGCAGATGAACGACGTATCGCATTTAAGTTTCGTAAGAACTGGTTCACCAAGGAAGAACAGGATCAGGCATATATCGGTCTGCGTGAAGCAGCAACCGAATCGCAGAATCGTGGTCTGGCAGCAGGTCCACGTGGCGAGATGCTTGGTGTTGAAGGTCGCGGTGGTCGCGACTGGGTAACTGACTACGAACTAGAAGTTCTAGACTATCTGATGGATACCAGCGGTAAGTTAATCGATGACGTATCAATCGAGAGCATTCGTGCTAAGCATGCAGGCGCACCTCGTTCGAACGCAGATGAAACACGTGGTGCAGTCTGGTTGCGCAGTCAGGTTTGTAAGGTTTATCCAGAATACTTTGGTTGGTTCGATACATGGGTCGACAGTCTGGAAGGTAAGAGCAAAGAGGAAATCGTAAATGACGCAACAAAGGTTGCCAACAAGTGGATCTCCACGACTAACTATGCAAAGTCGGTTTTTTCTGGAGTTGCGGGATGGTATGACCGCTACCCTCGAATTCCTTTTGGGCGTGCTACTTCTTATACCCGCGATAATTTTGATAAGTTCAAGCTTTCCTTCCCTTTTCTTCAATCTCTCGATCGCGGTTTTAAAGAACTCCTCCCTTGGCGTTGGTCTAATCAAAAGAGTGCCGTGGATAAAATCGATGGTCGATTCGTGGTCCCTGAAACGGTATTCACTACAATCACCGTCAACAAGTCCTTCCGAACAGCAGCTCATCGCGATGCTGGCGATCTCGACGATGGTCTCAGCAACCTGCTTGTTGTTGGTAGTGGGGACTATACTGGCGGTTATCTAGTATTCCCGGAATATCGTATTGCTGTCAATGTGCGTCCAGGCGATCTTCTGCTGGTCAATAACCATGAAATTATGCATGGTAACACTGAGATTGTGTTGACTCGACCAGATGCTGAACGTATCTCGCTCGTATGTTATTTCCGAGAAGCAATGTTAGAACTTGGTTCGTTTGAGTACGAGCAAACACGAGAACAGTATGTTGTTGATCGCAGGATTAACAAGGAACATAAATTCTATCGTCCACTGTGGAATGGCGTATCGCCTGGAATGTGGGACGACCAGGAATGGTATGATTATCTCGAAGAAAAACTTGGGCGAGAGATAGTCGAGAAATATCACCCCAAGGCATATGAAGTGGGTTCATCACTAGAGGATTTGTTTTAATGGATTATTGTATTGCTATCCCGTCTTATCATCGCGAACAAACTGTTCAGAATAAGACGTTAAAGGTTCTTGAATCGTATAACATTGATCCAGCAAAGATTAAGATCTTTGTTAATGATCAGGAAGAAGGTGAGTACGATCGTTATGCTAATGCGCTGAAGGATAATCCTTACGCAAAGGATATTGAGATTATTCGCGGTGTTCCTACTATTGGTGCTCAGCGCAACTTTATCGAGAAGTGGTATCCTGAAGGAACACGTCTGATGATGTTCGATGATGACATTGAAGAAGTGCAGGTAAAGATTAGCGAACAGAAGTTGGGTCGAGTTGAAGATCTCGAAAAGGAGATTATTCAGCAAGGGTTCGACGAGTGCGATAAGGTAGGCGCTAAGACTTTCGGGATCTATGCTGCTGCTAACGCATACTTCATGAAGGATCGTGTTTACAACGATCTCTGCTATATCATTGCTTCGATGTTTGGTGTTATTGTTGAGCATGACGATTACCTTGCTCGCATCACTAACCACGGTGAAGATTATGAATACTCGCTTCGTCAGTATGTGAAGAATGGTGTTCTCGTTCGTCTAGACAATTATACAGTCAAGTCGCGGTATTATAAGGAAGAAGGTGGACTTCAGGATTTCCGTACTAAGGAATATGTTCACAACAGTATTCAGGTTATCGCCGATACCTTCCCAGAACTTTGCACAATGTATATCCGCGAAACTACTGGGCATGCAGAACTGAAACTGCACGATCGAGGTAAGAAGTATCGTAAGGTGGAATCTTCCTTAGAGGATCTATTCTAATAAATAGTTCCTAAAGAAGGACTATTGATGGCATACGATTTTTTCCCTAAATCTAAAAAAGAAATAAACGATAAACTAAAGAACAAGACCCAGAAATACAGGGACAATTGTTCTAAGGTCTACGAATATCTCAAGTCTAAGTATCCGTCAATAGAAGCACCGATCAATATCGACACAACGAAAGGTGAAGGTACCGCAATCAATGTCGTTCGTGCTATCAAAGGTTCTCTGACAGAATCTCAAATACTGTTGCAGGCAAAAGTTCAGCAACCGTTTAAGATTAAATTCGGCGATGGATCATCGGGCAACCGTGGTGCGCAGAACAGAGGTAATGCCTTTGAGTACGAATTCGTCAACTCTCTGATCAAGTGGAGAGAAGGTAACATTGACGGAATTGAAAGAACAGTTCTAGAGACCATCGAAGGACTCGATGCCAAATATGGAATTGGTGAGGGCGATCCGAGCAACTTCAAGGTTGCCGCAGAGGGTGCTGCCAATAACAGACGACCACTGACTTTTACAAATGGAATTAAAGTTTCTAATCCTAATGGATCGGGAACAGATGTTGGCAAACTTGTAACTGACGTAACTGTTAACTGGAAAAACAAACTTGGTATCGATAAGACTCTTTATCTCAGTTTGAAATTCGAAAGCACTGTTACGTTCTTTAATGTCGGTATCAAAACAATCTTGACGAAGAGCGAAATTCAGTCAGGAACTATTACCAACAAAGACGGTCTTGCATTGCTCGAATTATTTAAGATCGATCCGGAGAAATTCTGTGAGATCTTTAACGGAACTATGAAACAGGGAAGTAAAGAAGTTGTTATTCCTAATAAGACAGGATTGAAGACTCTTCTTGAAACTGGTATCGGACACAACTATCATGTTATTCACAAGATGCCAGGAAAAATTAAATCCTATGAAGTAAACGAGCAGTATATGAGAACTGCCGCATCGCCAACATCGCAAGAAATTTACTATGGCGGTAAAGGTGGTATGGGTAAACGTATTGACATCGTTGTTAAAAGTTCGACATATGAATTCAAACTGAACATCAGAGACACTCAAGGAACTGATGGTTATCCCACAAGAATGATGTGCGATTTTAAATATCTTCATTGACATTTCGTCAATTCTATAGTATGATGCATTAATGATATTAGAACTCCAAGACGCAGAATATATTGCTAATCGATTCGTTGACTATATGTCAAACTATGGTCGGATCGATGATCACATGCGTATGAAGAAAATTGAACGTTTACGTTCGCTTCCTGGGACTCTTCCAGGTTGCGAACCAGAGCATATGTTGTTTTCCGACTTCGACATGCACCCACAGGATATGGACTTTGAGATTTTCGAACCTTCTCCTGCAGAATTCTCGACCATGGTGGAAATCACATCATCATTTTGCAACGAAAATTCCTTTGGTAAGGAAATTAAGTTCATCGTAAGGGAAAAGAATACAGGAAAGTATGTTGGATTTTGTCGAGTCGCCTCTCCATTCATTAATTCTAAACCTCGTAATGATTGGTTTGGTCGTGTTCCAGATCTACGATCTTTTAACAAGCACGCAGTCATGGGGTTCATCATCGTCCCAGCGCAACCGTTCGGGTTTAATTATCTGGGTGGCAAACTTCTTTCGCTTATTTGCGCTTCGCATGAGTTCCGTGAAATGTTCAATAAGAAGTATGGTACCGACATTTGCCTTTTTGAGACGACATCGCTCTATGGAAACATTAAACAAGCATCCCAATACGATGGATTGAAACCTTTTATTCGTTATACTGGTGATACAGTGAGTAATTTTCTCCTTTCATTCTCCGATGACTTCTGGAATGAGATCATGGAATGGTTTGCAAGCAAAAATAACGGACAACCTCTCTTCGGAAGGGAAGGAATTGCTTCGTATAAGATGAAAATGCAAAATAAAATGATGTCAGTCATCAAAAATTCGCTAAAAGCGCATAATTCTCCTTATTTTTCAATATTTTGCGACGCAATTAAGGCAAATAAGGACGTAACAACCCAAAAACGGTTTTACATTTCAACTTACGGGTTCAAAAACTCTAAAGAAGTCATTCTCGGGCAAGAAAAAACTTTAATTCCCAGCGAAAATTATGAAAAACACAATTTAGAGAACATTATTTCTTGGTGGAAGCGAAAAGCAACGTCTAGATACGAGAATTTGTCCGCTGAAGGAAGATTGCGTCGGGAACTTGAAGTCTGGAACGAAGATTCCATTAATAAAATCGACATTATACGTTAATTCTTATAAATAGTCGTATGACATACGACGTTATATTCAAATTAATCGGAGACGTAGGTTTTCCTATCGCGGGTGCATTACTCGCGGGTGTCTTCGTATACTTTGTTATCAACTACATTCTCGAGAGCGTTGTTAAGGCGATCAAGGGGATGCAGGGTATTATCATGGGGTTAGACAACCGAGTGAAAACGATGAACCATGATATTATTCGCGTTGATGCAGTTGTTAGTTCCGCACTAGGTCTTAAACCAGACTTGGATAGAATAGCAAGAGCAGACGGGAAGAATGACGCACGGAGGGATTAATGGATCCTACCGTAATTGCAGAACTAGTTAAACAATACGGGTTCCCTATCGTTGCCGCTGTCGGCATGGGTTACTTTGTTTGGTTCATCTATAAGTTTGTTACTGATAAATTGATGCCGTTGATTGGTGAGACGAATGTAATTCTAATCGCGCTAATTGACCGCATTCGTATGCTAGATAACGATTTAATTAGATTAAACCAGAAGGTGAGCGTAGTATTACAAATCAAAGAGGATCATAGCAATGACATTAAACCTAAAGATTGAGATCCTCAAAGTATTTACTTTTGACTTAAATTTTTCTTCTGACAACAAAAACAAAAAGGAAGAGAAAGATGCTAAAACGAGCGATGGTGCTCCTGACGCTACTAAGTCTAAGTAGTCCAGTATACGCAGACCCAATAGTACAACAGTTTAAGTCGCCTTCCTTTACAGGTTATGGGTGGTCTTCGCACGTTCAGTCGATTGATGCGCAAGAACGTTCGCGCGAACAAGCAATTAAGGACGCCGAGGCAGCAAAGGCAGCACTCGCAAAAGCGGAAGCAGCAAATACTCCTCTTGCAAAATTCATGGCGCTGTTTACTTCACAGGTTTATGCCCAACTTGCTACGCAACTTTCCAATAATCTGTTTGCCGAGGGCGGAACAGCAAATGCTGGAACATTCAATCTTGATGGTAATTCGGTGAGTTATGTCAAGACTGGAACAGAAGTTAAACTAACAGTGGTCGATAAGAATGGCAATACTACGGTTGTTGTCGTTCCTATTGCTACATTTGCATTTTAAGGAGAAGTCATGAAAAAGTTTATTCTTCTTCCGCTTCTTCTAGCAACTACAGGTTGTGTTGGTGCACTTCATCCTGCAACCAACCAATCATATCTTCTGAGAGAAGATGCAGAAGTAAAGCGTTTTGCTAATCCAAAGTTATTCAAGAATCTACCAGAGTTGGATGGTCAACCAATTCCTATCGCGCTGTATTCATTCACCGATAGAACTGGTCAACGTAAACCATCTTCAACTCTTGCAAGTTTCTCGACTGCGGTAACTCAAGGTGCTGATGCATATTTGATCAAGACGCTACAGGATACTGGTGGTGGAAAATGGTTTACACCAGTCGAACGTGTAGGTATTGATTCGCTGATCAAAGAACGTCAACTTGTTCGCCAAATGCGCGAACAACTTTCTGGCGAGGGTGCTGAACCTCTGCCACCACTCAAGGTTGCTGGTATCATCTTAGAAGGTGGTATCATTGATTATAACTCGAACATTAAAACTGGTGGTACTGGTGCTAGATTCCTTGGCATCGGTCCATATCAGCAGTACACCCAAGATCAGGTAACAATTAGTCTTCGTCTGGTTTCTGTCCAGACTGGCGAAGTTCTCAATTCGGTTACAGTAGAAAAGACTGTTCTTTCTACATCTGAAGGTGTTACTGCTTTTAAATTCTTCGACATGGCGACTAAAGCGTTTGAATTTGATGGACAACAAACAAGTAATGAAGCAGGTAGTTATGCGATCCGTTCTGCCATAGAAACGGCCGTTGTTGAGTTGATCAAGGATGGTGAGACCAAAAATCTATGGAGATTCAAACAAAAGGAAACAACAAATGAAACTAAGTAAGTTTTTATTAGTTGGCGCTGCTCTTTGTTATGGAACATCTGCGATCGCACAAACTGTGCTACCAACAGCACCAACTCCTCCAGCAATCGTAACAACTTCGCCTAATGAAACAGATGCGAATGCTGTTGCAACAACAAATAAAGTATACATTGATCAAGAAGGTGGAAACGTAGATGTTAACATTGTTCAAACTGGTACTGCCAATATTATTGGTTCTTCCGTTGATCCTATTTACCTACGTGGTGATAACCAAAGTGTCATCGTCACTCAAACAGGTAACGGAAACTCCCTCTACATGGGTATCGTATCCGACACGGGATCCAATGGAATAGCAGATGTGACTATTCGTCAAATCGGCGATCTGAATACAGCAGATATCCGTTGCGGAACATTACAAACAGATTCGTCATGTAATCAACTTGATATGAATGCAAGATTCACTGGTAACAACAACTCGTTTGTTTTCCACGGTTCGGGTGCTAATATCCGTAACTCGATGGACTTCAGTGGTAACAATAACACAATCAATATGGATGCACTATCGCCAAATGCGTCACAAACTATTCTGGTGACAGGTAACTATAATGACTTTGATGTTACGCAAACTGGTACTGGTGGAACATTCGGTCACTCGCTTTATGTTAATCTGACAGGTTCACTCAACACTGTAACAACACAACAATATGGTGTTTCTGAAACTGTGATCAATATTAACAGCGTGGGATCAAATGGTGTCTTTAATATCAAGACTGGTCACTAATCTTCTACTGATTTTTCTGTTATCGACTCCTGCCTTTGCGGGTATTGGGTCGATAACAGATTTCAGAGGCGGTGGTGCTATTAAGCGTGGCGCCAAGACTACACCAGCATCTAAAGGTGCTGGCGTTGAGAAAATGGATACTGTTTCTACAAACAGTCAAGGCAGATTTAGGATTACATTCAATGACTCGACTACTGTTAACATTACGGAAAACTCTCGACTTCTTGTGGATGACTTTGTCTATGATGGGGGAGGGAAGACGAAGGGCAAACTTGGACTTCGGGTCGCACTTGGTACCGTCAGATACGCATCAGGTAAAGTCGCAAAAACAAACCCACGAGGTGTAAACATTCGCACACCAACTGCCACTATCGCAGTTCGCGGCACAGACTTCGTTATGTCGGTTGATGAAGCAGGTCGTTCTACGGTCGTGCTTGTTCCCGAATGCTATAACGAATTAGACATTACTAAACAGACCGCAGAATGTCCGAATGGTATGATTGATGTTATTACAGCATCTGGCGTAGTCACATTAACTCAACCATTCCAAGCAACAGTTGTTGAAAACAACTTTGCTCCTCCTGCTCCACCAGTAATTATTAATCCTTTGATGAAGGCGTTAGATAATAACGTTCAGATTGTTCCGTTGGAAACAGATGATGGACAAAGTCTCCTGCAACTTGCTAGAGATAGTTTAAAGAAATTTACTAATCCAGCAAAGGCAGCATCAGATGATAACAAAGACCCAGATGCAGGCACGAATGATAATACAGAACAAGTTACAGTTGCTATGATTCGTCAAGCAACGCCACAAGAACTTCTAGAAGTTTACGCCGAGTTTAATGAAGGAAGTAAACCAGCGGAAACAGTTTATACTAATGTGTCACCGACATTCAAGAAGAACGTTCAAGTCGGTTGGGTATATACAAGATTGTCAGATGACAAACAACAAGCAATTACTGTCTGGTTAGAAAAAGGAACGGAAGCGCAAGTCGTATCTGTTCAAAATGGATTAGTAGATGTTTACAACTTTATGGACGATAAGTGGACAACATCGGGAACTGGTAGACCACAAGGTAATATCACCGTAATGCAAGAAACAGGTGCAAGATGAAAAAACTAATCACTCTATTTCTACTGTTCTTTGCGATGCCAACATTCGCACAAGTAACGAACTACGGGTTTGAGAACGGCGACTATGCTGGGTGGACAGCAAGTAATGGTTCTACTGCGCTAAAAACAAACTGGAGTTCCGATGGTTCTGGTGTTCAAGTAACTACTGGTGTGCAAAACTATTGTCCTGGTGGCGGTAAGTGTTGGACTATCACACCTTACGGTTCATACATGGTTTCTCTACAAGCAGGTGGTAGTTCTCCCCAGTTTAATGCTGCGATGACAACACTCGGTCTACAAAGTTCTGCCATCACGGCAATTAGAAATACAATTTATTCTAATGGTAACATGTATCCAACTAATGCGACTTCGATTAGTAGAACAGTCTTTCTACAGGCAGGTGTTACATACACCTATGCTTGGCAATATCTTTCAACTGACTATGTTCCATATAACGATGGTTCTCTGATCACTGTTACTGGTGGACCTGGAACTGCAACTATCAATGGGCAGACGCAAGACTATGCGCTTCTAGGGTTCACAAACCAAGGCACAGGTAACTATTCAGTAGGATCTTATGGTGCCACTGGTTGGCAGGTCGCAGTGTTTACTGTTCCAACAGATGGCAATTATCTTCTTGGATTTGCCTCGTTCAACCTCGGTGATACTGCATTGTCACCAATTCTATTCATTGATCAGATGCAGGGAACTACATCATTGAACGGAACAACGTTCACACCAGTTGCTCCGAATGCTGGATCTTCTGCTCCACCAGCGCCTGCGCCAGAACCTTCTGCTCCGACATATCCTGCCGCTGCGATATCTAATGCACAATCATTGAAGATTAATCAAACCAACGCAGTCACGCAAAACTCTATCTACATTACAGCAACAGGTTCTAACAATTCGGTTTACATCGAACAGTTCTCTAAGCAGAATCAAGTTCGCGGAGTGAATGGCGCACAAGCAATGACTATCAATGGTAGCGGTAACAGCATTACTATTAATCAAGGAACAGCGGCAACAGCGATTGGTAAAAACTTGGCTGAAGTTTCTGTATCTGGTGATAACAATGTAGTATCGCTGACGCAACATCACGGAAGTAAATATGCTGAAATTATTACTAATGGTATTGGTAATCAAATCTCTGCACAACAAAAAGATGCAAACGGAAAATCGTTGTTTATCAATGCTTTAGGAAACTCTAATAATATCAGTGCTTTACAAGAAGGTATAGGAAATCACTTCTTAGAAATCAATGCCCCATTCGGTGGAGTTACTGCGTCTGTAACTCAACTTGGTTCTTCTACTAAGCAATTTCAACTTTTACTAAATAATCCAGGAATTGGTGTGACTGTCTCGCAAAATAATTTGACTGCCGCTGACTCTGCGAAAATGGAAATAACATGCACGACTGGACCATGTAATGGATACTCTTATACAAAAAACTAAAAAAGTTCTACTCTCGCCATGGTTGGCGTTATTTACTTTTAGTATTTTGCTTACGGTAAAACTTGCTGATCCTTATCTGGTTGAATCAACCAGACTGAAGTTTTATGATTATTTAATGCTTGGTTCGCCACAGCATTCGGAACAAATCGTTACTGTCAATATCGGGGAGAAAGCAATTGAGAAATATGGTCAGTGGCCGTTTCCACGCGAGGTCCATGCTAAAATTATTGGTGACATTTATGGTAGAGGGGCTTCTCTTGTTGGTAGCACTATACTTATGCCTGAGTCTGATCGGATGGGGACTGACGGAGTTCTTGCGACTACTCTGACGCAGTATCCAGTAGTCCTGAGTCAGACAACAACTGATTCATGTAAGGGAGTCCAGAATATTGCTCGGACTGGCGTTGCTGTCGTCGGCGACGGACAACCGAACGAATTTCTTCCTCAATACCCATGCGTTCTAAGTAATATTCCAGTTCTGCAAGAAGCAGCTGTCGGTGTAGGAATAACGTCGACTCTACCCGAGACTGATGGGGTTGTGAGGCGAGTTCCTCTTCTATCTCAATCAAATGGCGAATACTATCCTGCATTTGCGATAGAGATGCTGCGTGTAGCTGCAGGAGACTCTTCGTATCAAGCGAAGATAAATCAGACTGGTGTTGAAGCATTACGTGTTCCTCAATTTGATACTATAAAGACCGATGAATACGGTCGCGTGTTTGTTAATCCGAATTACCAATTTTCGTCAGTCGAAATTGGAGAGGATCCTTTACCTGACCTGAATGGTAAAATTGTGATTGTTGGCGTAACTGCTGCTGGTATTTCGAATCCTGTAGCGACTCCATCAGGTGCGCAACATCCCCACTTCCTTCAGGCGAGTATTCTTGAAACTCTGATAAATGGAGACTCTGTTTCGATTCCTGTGTGGGGTCAACTTGCAGATCTTGCTGCTTTTCTGGGTCTTGCTCTTGCATTGATCATTCTCTCGAGATTTCGTTTCTCTATAATTTATATTGCTGTTTTACTCGGTGGATATTTCTATCTACCAGTATATCTATTCGCGAGTAAGGGTATTCTTCTCGATGTGACGTTTAACGTTTTCGCGATCGCGCTAATCTATATCCATATCTACACTGCCAAATTCATAAGTGAATATCTACAGAAGCAGCAAATTAAGAAGCAGTTCGGAACTTATCTGTCACCAGATCTTGTCGCTCAACTACAGAAACAACCAGAGTTGCTCAAGTTGGGTGGAACAAAACAACAACTGTCAATTATGTTCACCGACGTTCGTGGATTTACTGCTATTTCGGAACACTACGGTGAAGATGTAGAAGGTCTTACTTCAATCATGAATCGTTATATGACAGTAATGACTCGAGCGATTCTAGAGAACAAGGGAACGCTAGATAAGTATATCGGGGATGCTCAGATGGCATTCTGGAATGCTCCCGTTGATAACCCACAACATGCTTTGGATTCAGTAAGAACTGCTTTCCAGATGCTTAAAGATTTGGAGAAGTTTAATGCAGAAGTCGTGGCAGAAGGAACCCCACCCTTTGGAATGGGTCTTGGCATTAACACTGCCACTGTGGTTGTTGGCAATATGGGCAGCGATCAGCGTTTTGATTATACTTGCCTTGGTGATGGGGTTAATCTTGCCTCTCGTCTCGAAGGTCAAAGCAAACCTTACGGCGTTAAAATCGTCATTGGACCCGAGACTGCTGAGCAGGTTCTGGATACATACCAAGTAGTCGAACTTGATCTTATCGCAGTCAAGGGTAAGACTGAACCTGCTAGAATCTATACTGTTCTAGAAAACTTTGATCATCTAGGACAAACTCAACACGAGAAGTTCTTGACTTTATATCGTGCAGGTAAATGGGAAGTTGCTAAACAATTTGCCAGCGACTTAAAGAAGTGCTGGCAAGGTGAGTTAGTTAATTATTACGATATGATGCTTGAGCGCATGGAGGGAGAACCTCCTGCTAACTTCGACGGAATATATCGTGCAACGTCCAAGTAAGTAGGAATGTATTTGGATTCTTGAAATCAAAATACACAATATCTTCGGATGGTTCTTCCTTTAGTGAGTAGAGTTCGCTCTCGACTCGACCGAAGTGCGTATCGAGTTCCTGGTCGTGGATTGATGTAGACATTAAAAACTTCTCCCAATTGATTGTTGGCAAAATTGCCGAAATAGATCCTCGAAATTACCAGTCTTGTAGACCCATGCATCATACAGACTCTGCACGACAGGAATGTCGCCGCTTGACTTGCTAACGTAGTAACCTCGTTCTGTGAGTTCTTCGATCAAATCTTCATCCTCAAAGTCGTCCATGTAAACTTCGACTTCAGTTGTAATACTAACCATTATGCTGCAATCCTTTGTTTATATGCAAGACGACCTTCAAGGTATTCCTCGAAAGATTTATAAGTGGGAACACCGTTCGCCGAGAGTTCAAAATTAATCTCAAGGAAATCTTGGTGTTCATACTGCCAACCATTCCACGAGACGCCGAGAAGTTTTAGCAGTTCTTCTTCGCGCTGGGTAATATCAATAACCATATCAATCTCCATAACAATATATCCACTATACCCTATTTTGTAGAAAAAGTCAATCCCTTATTTTAAAAATTCTTTAATTTCCGCTAAAAATAATTCTAATTCTTCTAGCGTCGCGTTTTCGGGGTTTTCGGTCGGAAAATCGTACCCTTTATTGATCGCGTCGGTTTTAAGTTCTAAAATCTGATTAATAACTAAGTTTTTCATATCAGTCTCCTTATTATACAATTATGCCTTATCTCATCGAAAAAGTCAAGCCCCTAAATTACATTCGGTAATATTTTTGCCGATAATATAACGCAGACTCAAGGTGAAATTCGTTGTGGCGTTCCCAGAAAGACATTTTCCGTTCAGCGATTTCAATTTCTTTTCCAGCTTGAATTTTCTCAAGAGGATCAGGCGAATTCCCGAAAATGTGACGTAGAACAAAATGGTTATAGGAATGATTCGCCCAAGCACTATTAGGGTTCATTTTACGAATCAGGAACGGATCAAAATCTTTTTTGTTCTTAGCATTACCAGACGTTTCATAAAAAATAGACATTATTTTTCCTCCAATTGTGAATGTTCATTCTACTCCATTTTAATCAAATTGTCAAGCCGCTAAATTATGGCTTGACATTTTTACTCCAGTAGGGTATAAGAGTATGTTGGATTTGAAAGGAAATTGTGTTATGACTATGCATCTTATGTCCCATGCGTATACCACCACGAACACCAGGAAGCGCAAGACTGCGAACAAGGGTGTGACCTCCAGGTATGCTCAGGATTGGGTCGATTACAACAAGCAGATGAAGCGTCTTGGTGCTAAAACTAAGACGTTCGACGAGTATGTCGCGTATCGTCAAGGTAAATCTAACACTAAACTAAAAGGTGGAGTCAAAGGTCCAATGGATGCTACGACCTATCGCCGCGAAACACCTAAGTATGAGGGTGGAGTCGGCATTGGTGTTATGGTTGGTCGTAAGGAAAACGTATATACGGGAACTCTGATCAAAGGTATCGCAACGATGCACAAGTCGAATGCTGTTCCTATTATCAACGAAGAACAAGCACATGAAGTAGCGAGGATGCGCCGTGGTTAATTTTGATGTAGTAATGCTTTGGATGCAATATATCCGTAATAATCCAGAGAATGCATATCGATTCTCGGAGAACTTTTGGCCGAGTCAGATCGAGAGCAAGAAGTGGTTACTCGAACATGTAACTCACATGGATAGATCTATCATAATTTTCGGTGGATGGTATGGAGTTCTTGCGCAGTTTATTGCGCATAAGTTCCCCGATGCTAGAATTCTGACCACCGACTTAGACCCCGAATGTAAAAAGGTATTTGCTGCTATCGATGAGTGCTATCATGAAATCACATTTCGTCAGCACGACATGAAAAATGGTATGCCACTCAATTATTCATATCCCGATTTGGTGATCAACACCAGCAGCGAGCATGTGACCCAAGAAGTTTATGATGCTTGGTGGAACTCTATTCCAACAGGAACTAAATATATCGTCCAAGGAAATAATCTAGAAAATCCTGAGCATGTTCGTCTTGCCGATAATCTGGAGCAATTCTTAGAAATCAACAATATTAAAGAACCGCAGTATGCAGGTATGTTGAAGTGCGGGCATTTCTATAGATATATGGCAGTCGGATATAAATGACGGATTATAGTGATTCTGCGCAAGAGACAAAAAGAAAACTTGATGACATAAGTCCAACTTTCTGCCTAGCAAAATGGAATATGGTAAGTATGCACCTTACTAATGGTAAGACGCATAGTTGCTATCACCCGCCCGCGCATGACATTCCTGTTGATGGGTTAGCAGAAAATCCTGGATTACTTCACAACACTCCACAAAAAATCGAAGAACGTGCTATGATGCGCAGGGGCGAACGACCAAAGGGATGTTCGTATTGTTGGCGTATCGAGGACGCAGGGCATACTAGTGATCGACACTATCGCAGCAGCGAATGGTGGAACTCTATTGATTTTGAGAAGATTGCATTTAACAAAGACATCGATGATCAAATTACTCCCGCATACGTGGAAGTAAACTTCAATCAGGCGTGTAACTTTAAATGCATCTACTGCAGTCCTCATCTTAGTACTGCTTGGCACGAAGAAGCAGAGAAGTTTGGTCCATATATTTTAAAGCAAGCAGCGCACAATGATCTTGGTGCATTGACTTCATATGGATTGATGCCAAAGAAAGTTTCTCAAAAAGAAAATCCCTACGTCGAAGCATTCTGGAAATGGTGGCCCGAACTCTATAAGAACCTTAAAATTTTCCGCATGACTGGCGGAGAACCTTTAATGGATAATAACACGTTCAAGGTTCTTGATTATGTAGACAAGCATCCCAATGCTGATCTTGAGTTGAGTATTACTAGTAATCTGTGCCCACCAAAGCAAGAATTGTTTGACAAGTTTGTTTCTTCAGTTCAGAAATTAGAACAGGTTAGAATCTGGGAAGATCCTGACAAATTCAACTACGACAGCGGCAATCATTCGTATGTTGCTCCCGCGATCAAACATTTCTCATTGTTCGTATCTTGCGATTCTTATGGAGAACAAGCAGAATACATTCGAACAGGTATGAATTTTCAACGTTTGGATGCAAATGTCAGAGAATTCTTGAGATCCACCGACGGTACCAATGTTACATTTATTAACACCTTTAATATCTTGAGCGTCCCGAACCTAAAACAATTTTTACAGTGGATTTTAAAATTGCGCCAAGAGTTCGGTTCTGACGCGCAACCAGAAAAGATGATGGGGATAGAAGGGCATCCCTCTATAGTTCGTAAGAAGCGTCAACGAATTTGGTTTGATATTCCCATTTTACACACACCAACATGGTTGAATATCAAGATGCTTGCTGGAACTGAGATGATTGATGTTATGGAGGATTGCCTGCAGTTTATGAGAGATAATCTCGATACCTCTGACAATGTTTATCCTGCTGCTCTGTGCTTTACTGGTTTCAGGCAGTATGAAATTGACAAGGTTCAGCGCGACCTAGATATAATGCGAGCAGGGCAAAAACCAGAAGAATTGTATGTGGATATGATTCGCTTTTCTCAATACGTTGACGAGTTAGATAGACGCAGAGACACGAATTTTAAACAAACGTTTCCTGAATTAATTAATTTTTATGAGAGATGCAAAAATGAGCAATAGTTATCTAGACAGAGTTCGCGAAGTACGCGATACTCTTAATACAGTCGGAAACGGTTTCTGTCTGCAGAAATGGAGGCACGAAACTCTATATTTGCATATGGGTGACAATCATAGTTGTTACCACCCTCGACCACAACGCATTCCTCTTGAAGAAATTGCAGAGAACCCTTCTGCTCTTCACAATACAAAGTGGAAAAAGCAGCAACGCAAGATCATGCTCGAGGGCGGTCGACCAGAAGAATGTTATTACTGCTGGAACGTGGAAAATCTTCCCGGAGAACACTTCAGCGATAGAATGTTTCATAATGCGAGTACTTGGATTGATGCAAAGGAAGAAACCGAAAGGGTAAAAAACCTTCCTTGGGATCAGGATTATAATCCATATTTCTTAGAAGTAAGTTTCGGTAATGGTTGCAACTTCAAATGCGGTTATTGTTGCCCGCAAGCATCATCTCTATGGGAACAGGAAATTCGCGAACATGGTAACTATGACATCAGTTACAATCAATACGGAATTGATTACCTGAAGAATACAAAGGTTTACCGCGACGACGAAGAAAATCCATACGTCGATGCATTCTGGAAGTGGTGGCCTGATCTAAAGAAAGATCTTCGCGTTCTTCGTCTTACGGGTGGTGAAGCGATGATCAATCCCAACACCATGAAACTCATGAAGATGTTGGAAGAAGGTGATGATACGAAACATTTAGAATTGAATATCAACAGTAATCTTGGTGTTAGTAATAATCGAGTTCAACGTCTATCGGATTCTGCCAAAAATCTTTTAGAAAAGAAAAAGATCAAGGACTTTAAACTCTATACTTCTCTTGAAGCGTGGGGTCCGCAAGCAGAGTATATGCGTCGAGGATTGAATCAGGATCTTTGGTTGAAGAATGTTGAAACATTTCTAGAAACTGTTCCTAATGTTTCAATTAGTATTATGTGCACTTATAATATTCTGTGTGTTGCTTCTTTCCGCCCATTCTTAGAAAAGATTCTAGAACTTCGTAAGAAGTGGAATGTCAACCCTTATGAAAATCGTATTATGTTTGACACTCCATATCTGAAAGAACCTCCTCACTGGATGATCAATCTTCTACCAAAGGAAGAGTTCGGAAAGTATATTGATTCGGATCTTCTGTTCATTCAGGATAATATCTCTGCACCAGGATTAGTGCATGGATTTCAGGAACAAGAGTTCGAAAAGATGAAGCGTGTTCGGAATTACTTTTACCAAGGCGGTCCTCGCATTGATGAAAAATTGATTGAAAACGGTAGAAAGGATTTTTATAAATTCTTTACTGAATACGATAAGAGAACTGTTGGTCTTGGTCTGTTGGAATTGTTCCCAGCATACGAGAATTTTTATTACATGTGCAAGGAATTAAATGATGGTTGAACCGTTATACGCATCTCATCGCGAACTTACTGGTATGCATTTAGAACTGACGACTAGATGTAATGCTGCATGCCCAATGTGTCCGCGTTATATAAGTCACGGAAATATGCTGAATCCTATTTTACCAATGACGGAAATCACTCTAGAACAGTTCAAAACTTGGTTCTCTCCGGAATTCCTTTCGCAAATGCGAAGAATTTATGCATGCGGTAACTACGGCGATCCAGTCGCTGCAAAAGACACGTTAGAAATTTACAAATATATTAGATCGTGTAATGATCGCGTTGGGTTGGTTATTCATACTAATGGGAGCGCCAGATCTAAGTCTTGGTGGGAAGAATTGGCAACCGTTATGAATGGCGGTCCGGATGGAACACGACAGGATTATGTCATCTTTTCAGTAGACGGATTGTGGGATACAAACCATCTCTATAGAAGAAATACTAATTTCGATAAGATTTACGAAAACATGAAAGCATTTACCTCTGCTGGCGGTAAGGCGCGATGGGATTATATTGTATTCAAGCACAATGAACATCAGGTAGAAGAAGCAAGAAAGATTGCAGAGGAATTGGGATTTACATTCTTTAATATCAAGAAGACAACAAGGTGGCATTCATACAAAGACGGTATGGGATACTTCGATGTTTATGATAATGATCAGCACACCCATACTCTGCAGCAACCAACTAATCCTATCTATCAAAATGAAAACTCGGTAGAGTTCAAACGTGCAGCAAAGGGATTAATTCCGCAGTATATTACAAATGATGAGTTTAACAGACTATCACCGGATCCAAAATCTAAAAAGGAAATATACGTTTTCGATCCAGAGAGCAAGGAATATACTTCAATCAAACATAACTCATTAGGGATTGTTTGTAGAGCAAGAAAATCCAAGTATCAAAATTTGAATGAAATCTTTGTCGATGGTGCAGGTAATGTGTATCCGTGCTGTTTCCTTGGCGGGGAACAGTGGAGATCAAATTCAGATACTTGGAATACAAACGATTCATCGGTAAGAATGATCGATTTGAATGGTGGTATGGAATCTATTTCTCTTCATAAAAATTCAATCGAAGAAATCATTGCTTCGCCTTTGTATCAACGGTATCTTCCGTTGAGTTTTAACCGCGAACATGAAATGAGAAGTTATCAGTGCAGTGCTTGTTGTGGTGAAGAATATAACAATCTGGATCAGGGCGAACTAGGAACAACAAGTCGTGGGATAATCAAACAAAAAGAACGAGAACAATCCGATGGAAAATAACACAGTATGCGCCTATCCTTGGATGTTGTTGAGTATCGGATCTAATGGAGGATTGCGACCTTGCTGTAATGCAATCTATGCTGAGATCGAAAGCGAGAAGGGTGTTAAGGCAAATATAAATCAACTTGAAGATTATTCTGTCGACAGATTTCTGAATACACACACGCACAAAGAATTGCGCGAATATATGTTAGAAGGAAAAAGGCATCCTTTGTGTGGACGCTGCTGGAAGATGGAAGATTCTGGTATGCAGAGTTTTCGTCAGTCAATTAATCAGAGATATTCAGATATCTACGAGCAAATAAAAGATGAGCAACCACTGGGAATTTTCAGAATAGAATTTGATCTGGGTAAAAAATGCAATCTCAGGTGCAGAATGTGCGCACCGTTTAGTAGTTCTCTGATTGGCAAGGAAGTTCAAACTCATGCTGAGTCTAGAGAATATTATGAGATGGGATATGATTCCTCTGAGTGGGTTGATAACGTCAATATGCGTGATGTTGTTACTCCACATCTAGATACTCTGCAGGAAATCTATATGATCGGAGGGGAACCTCTTATTATTGATGCGCATGAAGAACTTCTGACTTACTTGATTGAGACGGGTAGTTCTTCAAAAATTAAACTCGTATACAATACAAATGGTATTTTCTTGGGTAAGAAATTCATTGATATGTGGAAGAAGTTTAAGTTTGTTCAGTTGAACGTGAGTATCGACGGAATGGGTAAACAATATGAGTATATCCGCAATCCTGCTAAATGGACAACCATCGAAGGAAATATGAAATTGCTGATGTCGGAAATTTCCGAATTCAAAAATATTGAATGCGGTGTGACGCCGACTTTGCAAAATCTCACTTTGTCTAATAACTCGCTTCGTGATTTATTCTTGTGGTGCGAAGAACTTGGTCTTTCTATGGGTGTTATTCCTGTTAACCGTCCGGATTTCTTACAAGCAGATGTAATGCCGGAGTCCTATTATTATTCCTATCTACAAGAACTAAAAAACATTAAAGAAAAAATTACAATCAATCGTCATGAAATTAGAAACACAATCAATTACCTTGAAAGTAATACATCTAATTTGACTAACAGTGTGTTGCAGAAAAAGTTTGTGGAAAAACAGAAACTTTTGGACGGTATTCGCGGACAAAATCTTTTTGAGACGCATCCTTGGGCCGAACAATTATGAAAACCTGTTTGCAGGCATTATGTGGTATAGAAATCGATACTGTCGGTAGAGTAAGACCATGTTGCTTAGCAAAACCATTTGCCGATAAAGCAGGCGAGGAATACAATCTAAGTAAAGATTCTTTACAAGATATTTGGCAATCTGATTCTAGAAAGAAACTTCTATGGGATTTAGAAGCAGGAATTGAAAATCCAACTTGTGATATATGCTGGATTGAAGAAAGAAATGGTAGAGAAAGCAAACGACAGAGAGAAAATAATAGAGATCTGTTGGCAGCGGAAACTCCGCAATTATTGGATTTAAAACTTGGCAATGCATGTAACTTGCGTTGTAGAACTTGTAATCCAGATAGCAGCAGTTCTTGGGTAAACGAATGGTTTGATATTAATGCTTCTTGGCAAAATAAAACTGATTTTCTTAGTAGATATAAAAAGATACAGCACATATATGATGACAGCAACACTAATGTGTGGAATACTCTTGTTGATTGGATACCTAAGGCGAGCACCATAGACTTTTACGGTGGAGAACCTCTATTAATTAAACGATCGTGGGAAATACTCGGCAAATCCGTAAACGAGGGTAATGCGCAGACGCAAGAACTCCATTTTAACACCAACTCAACAATATATCCGTCTGATGATCAAATAACAATACTAAAACAATTTAAGAAAGTGAATATTTCTCTTTCCATTGATGGTATTGCTTCTGCATTCGAATATATGAGATATCCAGCAAAATGGGATACTGTACTGGATGTTATTCGTAAGTATTCAGATCTTATGCAGGAAAACAATAATATAACAGTTGATTTTTGCTATACCGTAAGTCTATATAATATTTGGGATACAGTTAATTTTGATCAATTTATGCGAGAAAATTTTCCGCATATTGGTATATACTACAATATGTTATTTACTCCTACGCATCTCAGTATAACTAACATACCAGAAAATAAAAAAGAACTCGTACGCGATCGTCTGCTTGCATACTCGGATAAACTTGATGTTATAACTAATATGTTAGGAAGTAATATATCCGATTCAGAAGAATTTAATCAATTTCTGCGAGTAACTTCTTCGCATGATAAGTATAGAAACAACCATTTTAACGAAAGTTTTCCAGAATGGCACTCAATATTAATAGAGTAGTTGCATATGGTTGCAGTTACACTGCTGGGCAAGAACTGGCAGATGCTATTATCTTGAACAAACCGCATGAAGAAATTGATGCTTACAAACGCAAGCATGGTATACATTGCGTCGAGGGTGTTTATGGGAATGAGGAAACGCGAATTCGTTGCACATTATTGTCATCACAACTTGCTTGGCCTAATTATATCGCAGAGCGGTTGGGGGTCTCGTGTTCAAATCGCGCTAAAATGGGAACTAGTATAAACGAGTTTATCTACAACATTGAACGCGATATTGTTTCCAATGAAATCGTAGAAACTGATCTTATTTTTGTTGGTTTAACTTGTCCAGTAAGATTTTCTTGGGTTTCCGATTCCGGAATAATGATTACCAAATTCGTGGGAGATTCTCGATGGACGCACAGTGCCAAGTTGAACGATGCATTACTAGACACGTGGGCAACAGATTGTAATTTGATGTGGGAATACATCAAGCATGCAAAATATCTAGACTACCTGTCAAAATCTTTGGGTAATAGGTTGAAAATTGTCATGACAGTTCAATCGTTACAATCAATTCGATTAGTATTGAGCGGGTATAAAAGTAAATTACCTTGGTTGGACAATGTAAAGTTTGATAATTTGTTGTCTCCGGAAGTTTCTCTTTCTAATTTCGTGGTCGTGGAGGAGATAGAGAAATATACGCATGGATGGGGGCATCCAGTTGTCGATGTTCACAAGAAATTCGCCAATCATATGTTTGATGAATTAATCACGACGGGAGTTATAGATGGTTAACAAGATAGTAGAATTATTTCGTGCATTAATTCGCAAAAGAAAATTAAAGAAGAGATTAGAGAAATTGAAAAAATTGGATCCATTTATCTATGACTAAAGATTATAATCTCAAAGAAAATCCTTCTTTTTGTATGTTGGGATTGCTCCATACATACGTGGCACCTAACGGAAATGTTATGCCTTGTTGCGTGGGGGACATGACAAAACCGCCACTTGGAAATATAAACATGGTTTCTTCGTGGGAAGAAATTTGGAATGGCGAAGAGTATAAAGAATTTCGACGTAGAATGATAGCAGGTGAAAAGAATCCAATATGTTCTTTCTGTTATGACACTGAAAAGTTTTCCGATACCAGTTCAAGAAAGTGGCGCAACACCCAATACGAATCAAATTATGATTATTACATGAGTCAGTTACTTGAAGATGGATCAATGACTACGAACAAATTGAAGTATATTGATTTTAGATTCTCCAATCATTGTAACCAAGCATGCATTACTTGCGGTCATGCGTTGAGTTCTAGTTGGTATGATCTCATGCAAAAATTAAATATACCTCCAACTTCTCCGAAATTTATCGAACCAACTGACGATACGATAGCATATCAATTAATTGATGATAATTTGGACAGCGTTGATAACATTTATTTTGCTGGAGGCGAACCGATGTTGTCAAAATATCACTGGTATACTCTTGATAAACTTATAGAGGCAGATCGAGCAAAAGAAATTGATCTTGTATATTCTACAAATTGTAGCACGCTGAAGAATAAGGATAAAGATGTTCTAGAGTACTGGAAACAGTTTAAATCAGTGTTAATAATGGCGAGTATCGATGAAGTCGGGGATAGATTTAATTATATACGGTGGCCCGCAAAATGGGATAGTGTTTCACAGAATCTCAAAAAAATTCATGATTGCTTCGAGGAAATAAACACTGAACATAATCCTACGCATAAATTGTGTATTGCACCTGTATTGAGTGCCTTAAATATGCACAGATTAAAGGAAATGGTTCAAGAATTTCTTTCTATAGGTATATATCAGGAAAGTAACAAATATCATCCAACCTTTGAATATTTCTTGTTTACCAATCTAATACGAACACCAAAGCATTTGAATGTAATGAATATTCCACAGCAACACTGGGAATATGTTATTCGGTCGTTAGAGGAGTTTGAAACATGGTATTTGGATACTGTCATACCGAATGCTTCTAATCCATATAAAAAACAAAGTATTATTAATTCAATAGAAAAAATCAAAGAAATGCGAAAAATTGATCAAAAAGACATGGATTTCTTTGATTATGACGGCGAAGATTACTTAAAACATATGGAAGAATATTCCAAACTTGATAATGTTCGAAATACAGATTTCATGAAAACCTTTCCAGAACTTGAATGGTTATATAAGTGATTGAATGGGGAATCTCTGCCGCAGCGCATGATGCTGCTCTTACCGTAGTGGAGGGTGACGAAATTTTATTCGCCTCTCATGCAGAGCGTTACAGCGGAATCAAAAACGACAAGCATCTAAATGCTGACCTGATCAACGCAGCATTAGAGTTTGGTAAACCAGAAGTAATACACTGGTATGAGAAACCTAAACTTCGAGGAATGCGCAGATTTCTAGCAGGTCAAGGTCTAGTTCGTTTCAGCGTTCGCCAGTATCTGAAGCACTTCGGTCTGGAAGGTATCCCCGTAGAGTTTGCATATCACCATGAATCTCACGCTGCGGCAGGATTCTATACTTCACCGTTCGATGATGCTGCTGTGTTAGTAATCGATGCGATTGGTGAGTTTGATACTGCCACTATATGGAATGCATCTGGTGAGAAGATGAAGAAGGTTTGGTCGATGGAATATCCCAAGTCCATCGGTCTTTTTTATTCAGCAATGACACAGCGTGTTGGGTTAAAACCGAACGAGGACGAATATATCCTCATGGGTATGGCGGCATACGGTAAAAACAAATACGGTCTTGAATTATTGAATCTTTACAATGAAGAAAATCTACATCGCGGTTGTCAGTGGTGGAAACCAGAACTTAATACTGAGCAAGATCATTATGATATTGCTGCATCTGCGCAGTGGGTTTACGAAGTTCTCTTCAGAGATTTGATTGTAAGAACAGGCAACCTGACAAACTGGAAACAGCGCAACCTTGTTATCATGGGTGGATGTGCATTAAACTGCAGCGCAAATTCTATTGCCATAGAATACTTCCCAAATTTGTGGATTATGCCAAACCCAGGAGACGCAGGAAGCAGTCTTGGTGCAATCGCTGCTAATAATCGCAGGAAACTAAACTGGAAGGGTCCATATCTCGGCGAAAATATTCCTGGACCATATCCTATTGGAAATCTATTGACAGAACTGCGAAAATCAGGTATAGTTGGTGTTGCTAATGGACCTGCGGAGTTTGGTCCCAGAGCGTTGGGTAATCGGAGTTTGCTCGCAGATCCCACAAGATCTGATATTAAGGATAGAGTAAATGCAATCAAACGAAGGCAAAAATTTAGACCATTCGCGCCTGTCATCATGGCAGAGCATGCAAGCGAATATTTTGACATGCCAGTTGAATCATCCCCGTATATGCAATATACTTCAAGATGTAAATATCCTGATCAGTTTCCTGCTATTGTTCATGCAGACGGGACTTCTCGCGTCCAGACTGTAACAAAAGAACAGCATCCTGATCTTTGGAATCTCTTGAACGAATGGTATCTGTGGTCGGGTTGTCCGATGCTACTCAATACTAGTCTGAACATTAAAGGATTTCCGATGGTTAATGACGAGAAAGACGCTAAGATGTTTCAAGGCATGTATAATGTGAAGGTCTTTTAATAAATAATATCATGGCAGAGATACTCAAATTCCCTGATAAGTTCTTCGGGAAGCGGTTATACCGAATACCGTTGTATTCAGATATGGATATTGATATTGTTCTTTTTTGCGTAAATGCTTTCGGCGAAACTGAACAACGAGCAATAATCGACGATTTGGTGAAAATGGATCCAGTTGATGTGATAAAATGTATTGACTTTGCTCTAGAATCCGAGTATATTTCGAATATGACTAAAGAACATATCAAGTGCATCCGAAAGTCTATTGAAGAGATCCCATTTAAAATTGAGAACTAATATATTATGAATATCTTTTATCTACACCCAGATCCTAAGATCTGCGCCGAAATGCATGTTGACAAACATGTCGTCAAGATGATTCTCGAGTATGCGCAATTGCTTTCAACTGCGCATCGTATGCTAGACGGCGAGGAATATATTGATGCTTCCTCTGGTCGCAAAATTAAGCGTTGGCGATTGCCCGACCCTGACCTCGAACAGCATCTTTACAAAGCATCGCATGTCAATCATCCCAGTGCTGTTTGGGTTCGTCAATCCAACAATAACTATACTTGGTTGATGTGTTTGTTTCAGGAACTTCTACTAGAATACACGCACCGTTACGGCAAGCATCATTCCACTGAACGTCTTGTTTACTGGTTGCGCAAACCACCAGTCAATATTCCTGTTGGTCATAAAACTCAACCGACTCCTGCTATGCCCGACGAATACAAAGTTCCCGACTCGGTTCAGTCCTACCGAAACTATTATATCGGTGCGAAAAAAAGTATGGCAAAGTGGAAAAATCGTCCTGTTCCAGAGTGGTGGAGCGTCGCAATTTAATAAATACTTGCATGAGACAAAAAAGAACGATTCCAATTCCAATTCCAGATACCGATATCCTCGGTAAATAAGGGCGACTCCACCTTGTGTGGTGTCGCCTTTTTCGTATCAACTCTAGATAAAATAAGGACTGTTATGTCGAGAAGAAAACAAAATAATTTACAAATTGTCTCGAATTCTGAACCAAAGGTAACAATCGAAAAAAGTAAACTATGCAAAGTCAAATACGAAGATCTAACAGGTATTCAACCAAAAACACAAAACCAAAGAGTATTTTTCGACCTTTATGATCAACAGTCCACTGCGATGCTTCTACATGGTGTAGCAGGCACAGGTAAAACTTTCATTTCAATGTATAAAGCACTAGAAGAAGTTCTAGATCCAGAATCAGTTTTCGAGCGTTTAGTTGTGGTTCGCTCGGCAGTACCATCAAGAGATATCGGACACCTTCCAGGTGACGAGAAGGAAAAAACAGAGGTCTATACTTTACCTTACGTTGAGATATGCGAAGATTTAATCAACCATATTCAACCATTCCAGCGCCTGCAGGAACAAAAGACCGTTCATTTCCTAATCACCTCGTTCGTGCGTGGTATAACTCTTGATAATTCTATTATCATTGTCGACGAATGTCAGAATATGACTGACATGGAACTAAACTCTATCATGACGAGAATCGGTAAAAACTCCAAGATTATTTTCTGCGGAGACTTCCGTCAAACTGACCTATATAAAAAGAACGATATGTCTGGGTTGCAAAAATTCATTGCGATTGCTGACATGATGCCCTCTTTTAAGACAGTGGAGTTTTCTGCTAACGATATCGTCCGTTCTAAACTTGTTAAGGAATATATCCTTGCTCGTATGGAATACGAAGAAAAATTTAATTAGGGGCTTGACTTTTCTGTAATTTTATAGTATATTGGATTATGATGTTTAAAACGATCTATGAATATGAAGATTTCGCCCAATCAGTAACGAACGAAGATGGTGGTAGAGTTTACGTAAATGCCTCTGGCGCTGCGTATCCTTCTGCCACCACCGTTCTGTCTGTTCTCTCTCGTGATGCTATCACTGCTTGGCGCAAACGAGTTGGCGAAGAAGAAGCGAACAAGGTTTCTAAGAAAGCGACCACTCGCGGAACTAAGATTCACTCGCTAACTGAAGCATATCTCAAAAACGAAGATCTAGAAGAAGCGTATACAACTACGAAGGCATCTCTACTTGACGTTGAGATGTTCAAGAAGTTTAAACCTGTTCTGGATTCCATCGGTGATATTCACTGCCAGGAGCTTGCGCTCTACAGCGATCACCTTCGCATGGCAGGTCGTGTAGACTGTATTGCTGAATACAATGGCAAGCGTGCAGTTATCGACTTCAAGACTGCCAATAAGGCAAAATATAAATCGCAGATCCACTCCTACTTCATGCAGGCAGCAGCGTATGCTATCATGTATGAGGAACGGACTGGGATTCCTATTCCTTGGTTGGTTATTCTGGTTGCTGTCGAAGATGACGAACCTCAAGTCTTCATCGAACGTCGTGATGACTGGACAAAAGAACTAATCCGTACTCGCGATTACTTCGAAAACGGTTACTGGTCAGCATGAGCGAACTTTCCGAGCAAAGGTTGGCAATTTGCAAGGGATGCGAGTTTTACAAAGCACGGTTGTGTATGAAGTGCGGTTGCCTCATGCCAGCAAAAACTAAACTGAATCGAGCATCCTGCCCAATAGGAAAATGGGGTTCAGTAGGAAAAAAACTTCCCTGGGAAGCATAAAATACTTGACTTTTAAAGATCAGTATAGTATAAATAGATTATCAGTTGTTGATACAAACTGAATGCTTCGTAGGACAGGGGTGCAACTCCCCTCGCCTCCACCATAGATACTGTCAAGTGGCACAAGGGAGATAGGGTATCTTCCAGCGTAGCGAAATAAAAACCCAAGACGAGATTGCGTGATGCGTCAGTAACGGGCAGTATCTATGATGGGGGCGTACTTAGGATTCGACTGCGAGTTGAAGGCGAGAGTAGACTGATTGCTTGGGTAAAGTGCCCGCAAAACGTAAATGCAGCAAACGATAATGTTGCCTTTGAGATGCGCCTAGCAGCGTGATCTCCTTGGGTTTTGGTAGTTTTTCCTCGAAACAGAAAAAACTACCATCCGTTCTATTACAGCGGTGGAACGAGTTAACATAGGGTTTCAAATCAATAAATAATTATATGAATCCCTCGGTGCCGATCTGGTGACAGCAAAGCATCGGGGGATTTTGTCGTTTACGACCCAGTGTGGGGAGTCACTGGTAAATACCCTCTCAAGTTTAACAACCTTTAGGAAATAAGATGACTTCCTTAAATAAGAAGTTTTTCAAGTTTCTTTCGATTTTTACAGTATTAGTTTATAGTTTATATGGAATCAATTCATATGCTGAAAATGCTATCGAAAGAGATGCAAGGGAATATTCCCTCGGCGTCGGAGAAGTAATTCAAGAAATACGAGAAGATGCGGAAAAAGAAAAGACCGCAATTCGTAAAATTAAAACACAAAATATACACCTAGCAAATAATCGCGAATTAAAATGCCTTGCTGATAACATCTATTATGAAGCAGGGAATCAGTCCACTAATGGCAAACTGGCAGTTGCTGCCGTAACTATCAATCGCGTAAAAAGTCCGAAGTTCCCAAAATCAGTTTGTTCTGTGGTGTATCAGAAAACGGGACGGACTTGTCAATTCTCCTGGGTTTGCGAAGGCAAAAAGCGTGTGCGCAGTGCACAACAATATGCGGAATCAAAGAAAGTAGCAGAAAAAGTATTGCTTTCTGGCGCAAATCACGGTATATTAGGTCGTAACGTTTTATTTTACCATGCGGATTATGTTAATCCTCGTTGGAATCTAAGACGTGTCGCAAAGATCGGTGATCATATTTTTTATGCAGGATAACAACTTTGGAAATGTTAATTATGGACGAGACTCAAATTACGAACGAGTTTTTGATTACTAAAGAGTTTAAGACAGCGACAGAATTTTCTCAGTACATCGAGAAAAAGTCATTTACAAATAATGTTCCATGTATGGATATTCTTGTTGACTATTGTGTCAAGAAAGAAATTGAAATGGAATCTGTCGCTGTCTTGCTCACCTCTTCGTTGAAAGAGAAGATTAGAGCGGAAGCAGAAGAACTTAACCTCTTGAAGAGAAAGTCTGGCAAACTGCCAATCTAATGGATGCATATGACGTTTATCGTCTATACATGGCAATAAAATTGCACTTCACTACAGAATCATATGACATCTCCAAAACAAAGGGGATGGTCAAGGATTGCAAAAATTCCTTTCTTAAACGTAAAGATATTATTGCCTTCAGAAAACTCGGCGAGAAATACTCCAAGAAAGAAATCATAGATTTTCTTGTTGCCAATTTTACACGAGGCGACAAGTATGGTGGAGTTTTTGATTCTGAATCAGAAGAAGCATATGAAAACTGGAAGATACGTCAACAGAAACTTTCATATGTATTCAAACAAGATATTAATAACATCTTACTCGAAGCAGAGAAAACTCTAGAGGATCCGTTTACTGCTAATAACGGTAAACATCCATTGATTGTTCGACTGTATCTCGGGGGAAAAATTTCACTCGAGACGGTAATTATACTTGACAAATTGTTTGATTTCAAGTATAGTAATGATAATATTCTTCAATACGATTTTATCTGGAAGGATATTTCGCTGCTTATTAAAAAGTATAGGATCTTTGTCAAGATCGACAAAGAAAAATACTTACACCTATGGAACAAGGAGAAGGGTGAAGTGGTTTATTAAATGAGTCACTCTAGACGCAGAGATTATGATTACGAACCTCGAGTCAAAGAAGTTCGAAAAGGTGTTGACAAATCCAACAAGCACCGCAAAAACTTGTATAAATACTCTAGTAGTCACGATGATGATGACTATGATGATTATGATACAAATCGCAAATATTAACATACAACGCATATATAAAGGAAAAAGATATGTCTTTTAATTCACTTTCTGATCTCCGCAAGAATCGCGGAAATTTCGACTCACTCATGAAGGCAGTTGAGTCAATCGCAAACCCATCAAACGAAAAGCGTGGCGATGATGATCGCTTCTGGAAACCGACTGTCGATAAGGCAGGTAACGGTCAAGCAGTGCTTCGTTTTCTTCCTGCTCCTGCTGGCGAAGAACTTCCTTGGGTTCGTATCTGGGACCATGGTTTCCAGGGTCCAACTGGTAAGTGGTATATCGAGAACTCGCTGACCACTCTGAACAAGCCCGATCCCGTCGGAGAACTTAACTCCGAACTGTGGAACTCTGGTATCGAAGCGAACAAGGAAATCGCTCGTAAGCAGAAGCGTCGCCTTTCGTATGTTTCAAACGTACTGGTTGTTCGTGACCCTGCTAATCCTGAGAATGAAGGTAAGGTGTTCCTCTACAAGTATGGTAAGAAGATCTTTGACAAGGTCAAGGATGTGATGCAACCTACGTTCGAAGATGAGCAACCTGTCAATCCGTTCGATCTCTGGGAAGGTGCTAACTTTAAGTTGCGCATTCGTCAGGTTGAAGGTTATCGTAACTACGATAAGTCGGAATTTGATGGGCCATCGCCTCTCTCGCAGGACGAAGCAGAACTCGAGCGTGTTTGGAAAAGCACTCACTCTCTTGCAGCGTTCCTCGACCCTGCTAACTTCAAGTCGTATGACGAACTGAAGGCAAAGTTGAATGCAGTTCTTTCAGGTGGTGCTCGCGTAGCAACTGCTGAGAAGGTTAATCCGCTGGACGCTGAGGACGAACTGTTCGTTGAAACCAAGATGATGTCGGCACCTGCTGCTCGTAAGACCGAGGATACTCCACCTTGGAATGATGACAGCGACGATGATACTATGAGTTATTTCTCAAGTCTCGCTGACGACTAAAAGAAAAGGGGAGCGAAACGCTCCCCTTTTTTATCCCCCTGCTCTTTTTTGCTGGAACCGCAACCAACTTGGTTCGTCTGCTCTGACATTTCTTACTCCACCTGGAGCAGTGATGTTTGGACCAGAATTTCCTTGTCCGCCGCCCTGATTGATCACTGTTGGCGGAGGAACATTTACATTAACTTTGTCCTTCGTGGCAGCAGTTCCTGCTTCAATCAGCGCACCATCTGCGTTTCTACCAGTCTCAGTTTTTGCTGTTGCTTTCTTACTGGTTTCGTTTAATGTTTCGCCAGAATTATTTTGGTTTGGTGCAACTTTGGCAGACTTTTGACTCAACTTATATGCTTGTTGAGCAGTATAGTTTGAATCGGCATCATTAGGGAAATCAGGATCTACGATTTTACCATCTTTGAGTTTTGCCCATTTTCCTTTCGGATCAATTTCAGCAACCTTACCCTTGATGCTTTTGTCAACTGCAGTTAAATCAGCAGTTTTGTCGCTTGCTTTTGTTGCTTCTTTGACCGTAGAAGTCGCGGCAGATTTTTCTTGCTTTGGTTTCTCGACTTCTGCTTTCTTTTTCTTTGAAGCAGTAACTACGATTTCATCCGCCTCAACTGGTGGTGGAGTTGTTACTTGTTTTGCTGGCGTCTTTGGAGTTACCTTGGCATCAGTTTTTTTCTTTTCCTTTTCAACAGCAGCAGGTTTTTTCTCAACCTTTTTACTGCCATCTGGATTGTGGGTTTCGACGTATTGTCTTGCTCGTTCAGCAGCGCCGCCTCTACTGTTGGCACCATAACCATCCGCAACGTTTTTATAATACTCGGGAAGATCTTTATATTTGCCAGCAGGTTTTCCGTTAATTGAAAATCCATCAAGATTATTGCCAGTAAGTCCGAACTTTGCAGTTCCCTCTTCCTGCTTCTTTCTTGCTCCCATGTTCGTAGATTTAATAAATTTATCTGCGCCATAAACAATAGCGCCTGTTGCTGCTGCCGCTGCACCTGCTGCCAGCACTGCAGTTCCACTGATTCCGCCAACTGCTGCTCTACCAACATTAAAGAGAGTAGAACCAGCAGTTCTTGCTGCTCCCAATGCTCTACCACCAAGAGATCTTGCTCCACCCAATACACGACCACCAAACGACCTTGCGCCTCGCAGTGCTCTGCCTGCTCGCATTCTTAGGAGTCTACCTCGGCCGCGAAGTCTCATACCTCTTCTTGGTTTCTTAGATCCGCCTCCGCCAAAATCCAGTAAATCCGTTGGATCGAATCCACCACCTCCACCATCGCCACCAATAGATCCCATGGTGTTCAGTTTTTCTGAGATTTGCTTTACTTCACCTAGGATTTTCTGTAGAGTATCTGCAGTATCCTTGGTATTTTTTTCTATCATCCCGCTTGTTTCAGCAGTCTTTTGTGCTGCTTCTATCATGGCATCTTTAGAAATACCAGCAGCATCTTCTTGTTGATCACTTGCGGATTCTGTTCCACCCTTATTTTCTTTAGATTTATCAAGCAGTTGTTCAATTGTTTTTTTGAACATATCTGCGAGGGATTCGGATTTATCTTCCCCTGTAGAATTTTCTAGTTTTTGTAATTCGCGGTTACGTTTGTCTTCATCGCTTGTGAATACTCTATCTGCAAAACTGCCCTCTTGAACAGCAGCTCTCGCACCCTTTTTGAATTCATTTTTAGTATCTGCCCAGTAACCTTTGATCTTACCGAGACCGGAAGTTTTTTCTTTTGGTTTGGTTGGATCAAAATTTCCACCAGACATTTCTCGTTTAAGGCGATTTCTGAACGTGTCGTGTTCGCCCGATAGAGTTATACCCTTTGCCTTAAACAGTTCTTGTTTTGCTTGATCTTGCATCCCCTGCCCGATTTGTTGTAGGTTGGGATTGTTGCTTTCAAGCATTTTTTCTGACATGCTAACAATTTTAGCAATTGCTTTTTCAAATTCTTGAATATTCTTTGTTTGCAGTTTAGTAATTTCTGCAACCATGTTTTTAACTAGATCTCTTTGATCATCATCTATTTCGTTGACCATTGTTAAAGCAACACTGTCAAAATGTTTGACGAATGTTTGAATCATCGATTTAGTGGAGTCAGGATTTGCAGCAGTATTGGAACTGGGATTTACTGCAGCAGCAATCCTAGAAAGTTGACTTTCTTTACCAATACCCTTATTAGATTGTTGTTTTTCCATTAATCCTGGTTCTCTGCTTTCTTTTTGAGATGTGTAATTAACATCCCGATGTATACTTCCCTTTCCCACGGTATCATATTTTCTAATTCGGTTAGACTATATTTATGCTCGTGCATCAAAATGAAATTTACTTTGTAAAAATTCATTAGGTTGTCATGAGAAAGGGTTAACCGAAAAAATTTTCTACTCCATCAATAACCACCGTGTTTTCTGTTTGACATTTCGGGCAAGTATATTCAATATTGTGGAACACCTTTGGTGCTGTGACGAAAAATTCAACGATCTTTTCGAACTGCTCGCTAGTCAGTTTGTCAATATAATCTTCCAGTTCTTCCTTTGTGTAATCGGAAGAATCATGGATTTCATCCTGTGTGAAGATTTTATCCACGCACGATACCACTAAATCAAAGATTGGCATATCTTCGTTTGCCAAAACATCAGACGTTGGATATTTCATGATAACTCCAATATCGTCAGTAATCATGATCTTATTGGTATGTTCCGGAGAAATGGTCAATGTTATTTCATCCAGACTTAAAGAAGTTGGAGTCTTATGTCCGCATTCTCCACAAATAAGATTAAATTCAGATTCGTTACCGATAGATTGTGATCTCAATTTAATAAAAATGTTCTGTAGATCGAAGAATGGTAGTCTTTCCGCCTCAATCTTACCTTCTGAACAAGAATTGATTACTTGCTGCATTGCGCGAATCATATTCTCTTTCTCACCAGATTCAGATGCCATGATGAGTAGTTTTTCTTCCTTCACTAAGAAAGGTCTCATTTCAACAGTTTGTTTTGTTGAATAAATTTCAACGTCAAATGTTGGTACTGCTATTGTAGGTAATGCCATAATTTACTCCATTAATTTTAAGTATCTTCAAATTCAGTCAAGTCGCCTGTTGTGTCGTCAAAGTATAGATCTTGTCCGTCAAAATCTTCGCCGAAGTTTGCGGATTCGTCGTAACCAAATTCTGGATCGATTGTCGTTGGATCTTGACTTGTTGTGCTGTATTCTGTTCCAGCAGGAGTATACGCGCTGATTACCTGCCATTTCTTGTATGCAAATGTCACAGGCAAACGAAGAACCTGTGCATTGGTGCTTGATACTGATACGGGGGCGACCGATCTTGGGAATGCGTCGATTATTTTCCAGTGAACAATTCTTTCGTCTCTGCTATTTAACGCATACAGGTCAATGGTAGAATAATATTCTGCTGGATAGATAACATATCTCGATACAGGGTCAATCATGTTACGCATCCAATCACCGAAGAAATCTTTAGCAGACCATGTAGTATCGATTAGAAATGTAAAACTAATTGAGTCGCCGCCAAAATCAATAACATTTGCTCTTTGTTCGTTCAAATTATTGATTCTAAATGGTCTCGTTCCAACTAAAGTCCCTGGAATGATTGCATCTTCGACGAATAAAGAAATCAGTCTTGATGTTTCGCCTCCTGAAACTCTGTGGGAAGACATACAACTAGGTAGTGAAAACACTGCTTCGAATCTATTTGATCTTGCAAAGTCTCCATTTTTACCAGAGATACCTTTTACTTGAGAAAGGAAATCTTGGAAACCGTGCGCTGCTTTAATCGCCATTAGAATTTGCTCCTAGAATCTCTGAATACTTGCTCCTTCGTGGCACCAACGAAACTTTCGATCGGCAGAAAGATTGCTGCTTGCCAGTCTTCAGGATTAATTTTCATGAATTGTGAATTTACATGATTAGACAAATAATGCTTGATGCAAGGTTTGACTTCATTAGCATTCTTCAGATTGTTCAATAGGTTATACGACATTCTCAGTTTAGTTGTTTCTGAATACGTCTTTGTTGTTTTATAATCAAGCAATTCTCCGAGAACTTGCGCTCTGATCATGTACGGTAGATAGTGAAGGTTAATTCCATAAAATCCTCCTGGCGCAGGACCGAATGGCAAAACCAACGGGAATGTATCGTAAAACGGTAACTCGTCCTTCAACTTAGGATCGTAGAAATAGAGATACATTGAACCGATTTCGATATTGGTTTTTAATTCTCCAATATCTGATTTCATTACGCTACTCTGAGACAACCTCGCGCCAACGAGGTTTTTCACGTTGTTCATATACCAATCCATGGACTTTTGTCCATCACCTGCCTTGGCGCGAAGTCTCTGAAACGGATTTGCCAATTATCTACCTTGTCCTCTGTATGCTTTATAGTTCGCACGTTTGCGCTTGTTCATTGTGGAAAACTTAATTGATGCAGGGTTATTACCAATTGTGGTCTTACCCTTTTTCTGACTCGTAAAGGAAACCTTTTGTCCCTTGTTCGAACCACCGCCCGATTTTGCCTTTGCCATAGAAATTCTCCTTGTTATTTATTAGTGATACCCAACTCTTTCTCAGTCAGGATAATGAATTTCCATCCTCTATCTTCACAAAATTCAGTAGCAAATTTCCACTTTGCTTGGTTTACACCCCATTGCATAACTTCCTGAAGGAACTTCTTTGTTTTCCTAGTAGGAATCTTGGGTTCTTGTGTAAACTTCTGCGGTTTCACCTCCACTAGATACTTCTTTACAACACCACTTTTTTCTTGAACCTTGATATAAAAATCCACGAAATATCTGTGCACACGATTATCTAAAGGAGAAACATAAGGAATGGGTAACTCTTCAGACCCCCACTCCAATATATTTGGATTATTATCGCACCACTTCATAAACTTCAGTTCCCAACTGGAGCGATAAATAATATTGTTCGGATTACCTATATATTTTTTGGGGTTCTGTATTTTATACACACCTTTCAATGTATCCTTACCGTAACCCATATAAATATTCCAATAATCTCTGTTTAATAGGATATTTATTCGAAGATGGCAACCCAAGCACCTGCGCCACCAACTCAAACTCCTGCTCCTGGAACAACCGCACCTGCGGCTCCAACAAAAGCACCAGATCCAAAAAAAGAGAGCAGATTTAATAGAGATAAATTTATTTCTCAAAACGCGGATCCGCTACAGACGGATAATACCACTATTAGTTTGCGGTATCCTACTGATGTTGGATCGCAAGAATTACCGCATTATGTTGTCTTCTATCCTCTAGTTAGAGAAGGGACAGACCTTGGAAAGAATCTTCTATCTTCAGGGAAAGGTGTTGTTTTTGATCAATCCGATCAGAATCGCGCAGACCCAGAAAATGGTGATGCAGCCGCTGGAACTGCGGGCGCAATAATTGGTGCCACAATTGGTGCAGCAGCAGGTGCCAATATCGGCGCAAATCTATTGAAGAATGGTGGGCAGCAAACAGGGTCATCAAAAACACCAACTGGTGGATCGCTCGGGGTTAAAGCGATGCTGTCTAAGATCTTTGTTGAGAAGGGCGCAGCAGCTCTCGGAGGTGTTGCTGGAGGCGTAGTAGGTGGTGCCATTGGCGGAGCAACTGGAATAGGAATGTCGGCAGTCGCTGGTGAGCAAAGACTGGTATTTGGTGATGCTGAAATTGTTCTTCACGTCACTGATCGTGTGACGCATGGTTACAGTGCAAACTGGGAAACTGCAGATCTTGGTGGATTAGTTGGCGCTGTTGCGTCAGGTAAGATGTCTGCTGACAGTTTCATGAATAGTGGTGGTGGCATTGATTTTGAAAAACTGGCAACAGGTGGTGGTGAATTGGGCGATTACGCCCTAAGAAAACTTGGCAAGATTGCTGGTGTTGCAGGGTTCGATTCACTTGATAATGTAATTCAAGCAACCTCGAAGAAGGTTGAAAATCCATACAAAGAACAGTTATTTCGTTCAATGGGATTCAGAAAGTTTGGATTTGATTATAGATTTGCTCCAAGAACCGAAAATGAAGCGATCCAAGTTTTCGGAAATCCTGATAATAGAAAAGAGCAACCAGGAATCATCGAAACATTTTTGAAGCACATGCATCCAACCAAAAGTCAAACAGGATTATTCCTAACATATCCATCGGAGTTTCTCATTATTTACTATCACAAAGGTGCTGAAAATAATTTCGTGCGAAAGATCTCAAACTGTGCGTTGACGGACATGACTGTTGACTATGGATCGGAAGGTTTTACTACATTCGCAAATGGTTGCCCAACCGAAGCAGTTATTAGAATGCAGTTTACTGAATTGGAAACACTTACAACCGACAGAATCGTTGGAGGATTCTAATGCTATTTTCTATGTATCCTAAATTGCAAGTAACAACAATAACTCCAGGCGCAAGCACAATTGTTACTGATATTTTCCGCAGAATTTCACTTAATAGATTTGGTAAAAACCTTGTATTCTTACAAACAATCACAGTACCAGACGGATTTACTGTCGAGCAAGTTGCTGATAAGTATTACAAGAGACCAGATTATCACTGGGTTATTCTCACGATAAATGATATTGTTGATGTCAGAAAAGAATGGCCAATGAGCAATTCAGATTTGCTTTCTTTTGCTAAGAAAAAGTATGGCGAAACAGGTATCTATGAAACACACCATTATAGAACTTCCGATGACAGCAAATTAATTGTTGATTATGATGCTGCGGATCTAGCAAATGGTGATATTGAAGAAGTAACAAATATTCAGTACGAAGAAGAACTCAATGATGCTAAACGCGAAATAAACATTCTCGAACCAAAATATTTAACGGAATTTGTAACAAATTATATGACATTAATTGGTAGTTAATTATGGTAGATACCCCGACTGATAAAGCAGCATCCAACAACAAAGATCTGGCATCTGGTGGTTTGCAAAAACCAGGAGATGTGATCATTGATGAAATATTCATTAACACGGTTACTGGAGTTGCGCTGGATCTTAAACCATTCTTTGTTGAATTGAATTTATACGAGGATATCTTTTCCCCGACTCTACATGGCAGCGTAGTCATCAGAGATGCCACCAATTTGATTGGCAGAACCCCGATCCTTGGAGATGAAATCCTTACGATTAATGTTAGAACTCCATTTCAGGAAGTTCCAGCGCAAGATGATTTTTTCAATAAAATCCATAAGTCATTTGCAGTTTATGCAATCAAAGATAGAAAATTAAACAACGATAGAGAACAATATTATCAACTGTTTTTCTGTTCTGTTGAAGCGTCCGCCGATAACATTCTAAGAGTGTGTGAGAAGTTTACTGGAACTACAGACGAACTTGCAGATAAGATTTTCTCCGATTATCTTTCTCTCCCAAGAATTGTTACGACAAAAGATCCTGCTTCTTTCCAAGAAAAGAGCGAAAAAAATACTCCACTGTTTATTTCGGATACTCCGCACCAGTCGTATATTACATTTGTTCCTCCTATGTGGAGTCCAATCCATTGTATGAATTGGTTGGCAAAAAGATCTCTTGGTGCAAACTTAAAGTCGCCAACATTCTTGTTTTTTGAATCAACTAAAGCGTTTTATTTCACCTCTATTGAAAGTTTAATTGTTTCTCAACTAGAAGCAAATGATATTTTTGCGGATTACGTCTACCACCCCAATCTAGATAATCTACAAACAACCTCTGCACTTAGCAAGGGATACTCTACTGTTGAGGCAATTCAATTCTTAACTAACTTAGATATTCTTCAAAGTCAAGATCTCGGTCACTTTGCCAGCACAGTCTTTAGTTTTGATATGGTGAAGAAGGAATACACGGCGTACACATATGATCATGGTTTTAATTTCAACGAAATTAATCATATGGAAGATTATAAGATTTCTAAGGATTCCAAGTTTTCCTTAGATAAAGATAAAAAATATAACATGCTGTTCCCAATAAATGTTATGAGATCTGGCGAAGGCAAGATGTTCGTTTCAACAGTAAATCCAGGAGTGCTTGATTCTACCGAAGATTCCGTAGATCTCCATCCTGAAACATTCGTGTCGCAAAGAACTAGTTCTTTACTGGATCTAACGACAATGAGAATTCAATTGACTGTTCCAGGAAGAACTGATATTGAAATCGGTAAACTTATTAAATTTTATTATCCATCAGTAGGGGAAAAACCAGAAAACACTGCGGAACCATTTATTTGGGATCTGCTGATTTCTGGATTGTATATGATCACTGCGATTCACCATCAAATCACTCCATTATCGCATAAGATGTTCGTTGAAATCGCAAAAGACTCATATCCATTCCCGTTATATGATGTTACAGAAGATGCAGGAGCGACGCAATAATATGGACAATCTTATTTCGAATAATAACCCAAATTTTTATTGGTGGTTCGGAGCAGTTGAAGACAGAAATGATCCATTGAGATTAGGAAGATGTAAAGTTAGAATCCTTGGGTATCATACGGCAGACCTAGAATTACTTCCAACTGAAAATCTACCTTGGGCGATGCCAGTAATGCCAGCAAATTCAGCAGGTTCATCTGGCGTTGGTTGGTCGCCGACTGGCGCAGTAGAAGGTTCTTGGGTTGTTGGGTTTTTTGCAGATGGCGAGAATGGTCAGCACCCGATGTTCTTTGGAACAGTAGGTTCTATTCCTGGTGGATTGGCGTCAAATGATTGTACTCCTGAAGACGGATCTGGTGGCGCGAACGATAATGCAGTAGGTTCAGGAACAGGTGGAGTAAAGGGCGATTTCGTTGAACCTTCTGGTAATGCAAAAGATTATGAAAGTTATCTTGAGCAATATCTTGAGGCGAATGGTCCAAAGAATTTGAAGAATTGGGGTAAAATGGCAAAGGCAGCAATCATGGCGCAATGTGCGCATGAAAGCGGAAACTTTAGATTCTTTAAAGAAATTTGGGGTCCAACCAAAGCGCAGAGCGGATACGAAGGTAGAAGAGATCTGGGCAACACCCAACCAGGAGATGGTAAGAAATACATGGGTCGTGGATACATTCAAATTACAGGGCGTGCAAACTACAGAGCTTGCGGAAATTATATCAGTAAAGATCTAATCAGCACTCCAGAACTATTACAATTGAAAGAGGCAGGCGCTGCTGCGGTTGTTTGGTTTTTTGCTAAAGGTAACGCAAGAAATATTGGACCAAGAAATCAATGGGGTGATATTGAAAAAGTTACCAGAGCAGTTAATGGTGGGGTGAATGGACTTTCCGATAGAATAAACAAATTTGCTCATTATAAAAAGAAATACGGACTGGCGTAAGAGGATCTAACATGGCAAATATAACTTATGAAACAAATTCAGGTCCATTTGAAGAAGGTATCGGTCCACTAACAGCAGATAACATTACTTCGCTGTTGAAGGCATGTCAAGATGCAATTACCAAACAATATCCTGTTGCTGGCACACAGGACGTATTCTCAAAGGTTCACGACAAAGGTGAATATGGTGCCTATCGTTTCACCATCAACCAGTTAATCGACGCTAGTTGGTTGGGAAGTAGCGCACGAGAATACATCAACAAGATATTAGTTGATCATCCAGAGGGTCCGGAAAAACTCGAAAACAGAAAATCATATTTCGAGTATGCCAAAGAACAGAATCCTCTGATTGATTTTGCCGAAGCAAAAATTGAAGCGAAAAATAATGCTCAGTATTACTTCATAACAAATAAACTCGAAGGAGTTTCAATAAACAATCAAATTACTACTGGCGCAGATATTCTGCTTTCGGGATATTATCAGGATCAAATTGCTTATAGTTATTTGAAGTTTATTTACAATCTTCTTTATACTGCCAGAATTATTTCTGACAGCACTGATCCTAATGTAATTACTGGATTGCTTTCTGTATCGCTGTGCGTAAATTATGATACTGCAGCAGCATATTCTAAGGGAATTATCAAGAAAGATACCAATGGTATTACTTCCAAGTATTGGTATGATATTGGTTGGAATTCTATTGCAGAAACACCTCTAGAGGTAAGCACAGCAAAACCAGATGTCCCTGAGGTAGCACCAGTAGAAGGTGGTGCTACGTTGGTTGAGAATACAATCGACAAACTTACCATAGAATATAAGGCAGTTGGAACAAATATTTCTGGTAGGATTCTGTATGCTGGTATAGAAATTGCTGTTTCTATGCCAGTTTCTATTGACAGTTTATCGGCGCAATTAGACAAAGCAATTCAAGCAGCGAAAATTATTGGACCGCAAGAAAAATATCAAATACTGCAGTCTGCAAAACAACAAATTGTTTCTTCATTTGAAACTGACATTGCGCCAATTAAAAAACAACTTAATATTGTCGATCCCGTTGCCACAACGATTTATGATACTGATGGTAACAGCATAACAACTACTGTTGCTGTGAATCCTGACGGAACTAAAACCACAACAGTTGAAACTGTCAGCGCAGATGGAACTACGAGAACTAAAGAAAAGACTCAAGAAAAGGTTGTTCTAGAAACGAAACCAGCAGAAACTGATGTTACCGATCCCCCATCGACGCAGGTTAAGAATGCTGCATCTGAAGAAGAAGTAAACAAAGAAAACTCTACTGAAACCTTTAGAGCAAATAATCAACCATCAAATGCTGACGTAGTTCCAGCATCAATGCAAGATGATTCAAAAGGATTCAAGGATCCTAATAAAGTATATCCGTTAAGATCTTCTGTAAATAAACCTGATACCAACCCACTGGCAACAGGGGTAAACTCGCCACAAGTTGGTGCGAGTCCAAAAACTTCTGCTGGTAACAGAGAAACTCTTAGCGCAGGTGCATCTCCTGCAGCAAGAAACGCAAATAGAAAACGCGAAGTTCCAACTGCTGGTAGAAATGGTGCAACTTGGGCGCAACCAGAATCACCTTATAACGCACAGTATCCATATAATAAGGTGTTTGGATCTGAGGCAGGACACGCTATTGAAATCGATGACACTCCTGGTTCAGAACGATTAAACTTTGCTCACCGTTCAGGGACATTTGATGAGATTGGACCAGACGGAACTAAGGTCACTAAGATTGTTGGTGATGGTTACACCATTCTGGACAAGGACGGATATATCTTAATCGAGGGTGTTGCTAACGTTCACGTTGCAGGTAATTGCAATGTTATTATTATGAGCGATACAAACTTGACTATGCATGGTCGAGTTTCGATGGATATTCACAATGACATTGATGTCAATATCGGCGGCCGTTTATCGCTGTCTGTTGGTGAAGGTATCTACGCAAGAAATGGCGGATTGATGTCACTCGAGAATGTTGGTGACATTGACATCGACGCGAAGGGTAACTTTACTACAGACGCTGCTGGTAAATTTAATTTGACAACAGATGGAGGACTTAACCTCACTTCGAAGACAGATACCCACATTAAATCTGCTGGTGCATACTACAATCACTCGACGGGCGATATGAACACCTGTACTGATGCAAGTATTAAGTCTAAGTCTGGCGCAGCGACTGAAATTAAATCGGGCGCAGGAGTAAATGTTGAGGGTGTTGGTAATATCAGTCTCAAGGCACCTCTTGTTACTTCTTCGCCGATTGACACCGCCACAATTGATGTTACAACTGCAAATATCACAACCCTGAATGCAGGAACAACAAACCTCAAGGGAACTCATAACTCGCCTGATGATACCACTAACATCAAGGGTAATACAACCGCAACTGTTACTGCTCCTGTTGCAGCAGCAGAGGCAGTTTGTGCTGTTGCTGCTCCGTTGTCAAATACCAAGACTGTCGAAAAACCAGTCAGTAAGTCCGTCGCAGGCAAGTCGCAATATGTTGGTGGGTCTGCTGGTGGTGTAGGTGGTGGTAACCAAGGATCGTCGGATACTACTGATAACGACGTTCCAGATTCGCCAGATAGTGGTTCCGCGGATTGCGTAAGTCCAAATGATCCATCCAATCCACTTGGACCAGATTCAGGTTCGGGCACTGGTGGGGAACAAGTCGGCGACTTCGGCACAGTCCCTCCTGCTATTGCTGGGTGCGACAAATACTACAAGACTAAACAACCACTGCCAGCACTTGGCGGAAACAAGATTAACGGTGATATTGTTCTGTCAGATAATTACAGATTGAAAGACTTCTTCCCAACTAGAAGTCTATCGCAGTTCATTGCCTATCCAAAGGGCAAAAATAATAAGTGGGAAATTATCCAGAACTATAGATGCCTTGCTCTTAACATTCTCGAACCTCTGCGCGAAAAGTATCCTGGGTTCAGAATTAACTCTGGATTTAGGCACGACACCATGTCGGCGCACAGATATGCTGCAGTTGACTTGCAGTGGCCGCAGTATGCTTCAAACAAACAAAAGATGGTTGAGATCGCAAACTTCGTAGCAACATCTCTACCACGCTGCGACCAAATTCTGCTAGAGACTGCGAACGGATCTACTGCATGGTTGCATATTGGATATGTTCTATGGAACGGGCAAAAGAGAAGCGGTAGCGCAAACGGAACTTGCCGTCAAAGCGGAAGTCAAACAATATTCTTAAGTAAAGGTAGGTTTATCCCGTGGTAACATATAAATAAGCATATGAGCACGAAGCAAGTAAACAGAATATACTCAGATCTAGATCTGTCCTTCGCGGCGCATCCAATTACGGGTGACGTCGCGAGGAAGTATGATGTTAATGCCGTAAAGCAAGCACTCAAGACTTTAATTTTAACTAATTATTATGAGCGCCCATTCCAACCGAAACTCGGTTCTCCTGTGTATGGAATGATGTTTGAAAATATTGACATGATCACAGCAAACTCATTAAAATTGCGCCTAGAACTTTTGATCAACAAATATGAACCAAGAGTAAGATCGCAGCAAGTTGATGTAGTTCCGCTATTTGACGACAACGCATTTAAAGTAACAATTTATTTTTATGTGATAGGTGTTAATGATCCTGTAACATTTTCAACAATTCTAAGAAGAAGTAGATAAGATGACACAACTAAATGTAGCGGAACTAGATTTCGATGCGATCAAACAAAATCTAAAAACTTTCTTGCAATCGCAGGAAGAATTTCAAGATTATAACTTCGACGGTTCTGCTCTTTCTATGTTGCTTGATATTCTGGCATACAACACTCACTATAATGCCACTCTTGCACATCTTCAAGCAAATGAAATGTTTATTGATAGCGCGGTAAAGAGAAACTCGGTCGCATCAATCGCTAAAACTCTTGGTTACACAGGTGCATCAAGAAGATCTGCTCGAGCAAACATTACTCTACAAATTGATCCACCATCAGGTTATACTGGAACAAGTTTAACATTGACGCGAGATACTCCTTTTACTGCCAAAACAGTAAAGAACACTTATACTTTTTATCCAAAGCAGGACTATTATTCTGGTCTTGTTACATTGGAAACAAGTAATACTGGTTTTAGTTTTGACGTAGAATTGATCGAAGGTAAGCGCGTAACAAATACTTTTGTTGCTGATTTATCAAATCTATCTGGTCCATTCGTTTTGCCGAATAAGAATATTGATATTTCAACAATTAGAGTAAGAGTCCAAGAATCTTCTACTGTTGTTACCACTACAACATGGAATTACTACGAAGACATTATGAGCGTAGATCCTACAACAAAGGGATTCTTTGTTGAAGAAGGTCCATCTGGTCTTTATGAAATTAGATTCGGTGATGACATCCTTGGCAAAAAGTTGGTAACGGGAAATATTGTAATTGTTGACTATATTGTAAGTAGCGGCGCTGCAGCAAATTCTATTCCAAATTTTGCAGTCTCAACCACTTTCACTGGTTCTGGTGAATCTAAAATTATCTATCTGAACGAAGCAGCAACAGGCGGTTCAGAACAAGAAAGCATTGACAGCATCAGATATAATGCTCCCAAGTTCAATGCTACTAAGAACAGAGCAGTTACTGTGACAGACTATGAGACGTTGATCACCTCAAGATTTAGTAATATCAACTCTATCTCCGTTTGGGGTGGGGAAGAAAATGTTCCTCCGATTTACGGTAAGGTGTTCATTGCAATCCAACCGCAACCTGGATCTATTATTACGCAGGCAGATAAAGATATTATTTCTAGAGACATCATTCGCCCAAGAAGTATGGTATCGATTCAACCTGAGTTTGTTGATCCGATCGAAACCTATATTAGTCTGGGCGTTACTGCCAACTTCAATAAAACGCAAACAACATTCACTTCCTCGAGAATTGAAACGGAAATTAGAACAGTCGTTCAAAACTTCTTTACAAATAATCTAAACAAGTTACAGAAGAACTTCTATTATTCTAAACTGCTTTCTGCAATCGTAGGCACTACGAAGTCTATCTTCTCTGCCAGCGTTCAAATTGAGATGCACAAAAGAATTCCGATTTTCTTGGGTGTGTCCGATCAATACGACGTAAGATTTAACAGTAAGTTGCAACCAGAATCAGTTAGAACTACACTTTTTAATACGACGATTTCTGGACAGCAGTATGAAGTATACATTACTGACGGGCATCCGTCTACTGTTGGTGATATTGGAACTCTTGTGTTAAAGAAATCAGCAGATGATACCATTATTTCATCAAACGTTGGTTCTGTTAATTATGATACTGGAGTAGTATCAATTTCAAATATAACTATTGACTCTCTACTCGGGGATGAAACAGAACTTCGAGTTTACGTCAAACCGTTTGGGGATGCTCCAAATATTTTGACCAGCGATCTAACATCAACCACAGAATCTTCAACCTCCGCAGTCTTCCCATATGCTGCTAGAAATACTGTTTTGACGTTAGATACAAGCGCAGCAAATTCAGTATCAAATGTAACAGCAGGACTGACCATTACGGCGGTTGCTAACTCGCAAGAATAAGAGATGACACAAACCACATCATATTATAAAAAGGTTGCAAGTATAACAGTAACTGATGGTGGTTCAGGATATATTTCTGCGCCTACGGTTACTGTTGGTGGTAATGCAACTGCTACTGCAACAGTTTCCGGTGGTAAAGTTACTGCGATTACTGTGACGTTTTCTGGTTTTGATTATCTTACACCACCAACAATCACCTTTAGTGGCGGAAGCGGAACTGGCGCAGCAGCAACTGCAAATATGGTATATGTTGATGACGAGTATAATGGTTTCAAACAATCACTAAGTCATCTTATTGCAAACCAACTTCCTGATTTCGTTCGTAATGAATATCCAGTTTTTGTTACGTTCTTGGAAAAATACTACGAGTTCCTTGATCAGGAAAATGAAGTAAATAATTTCCTCTTAAACTATGAGAAGAATTTTGATATCAATAGAACTTTGGATACATTTGTTCCCAAGTTTAAGAATCAATATGCGCAGAATTTCCCGTTAACAGCACAACTCGACGATCGTCGTCTGATCAAATTCATCAAGCAATTTTATGAGGCGAAGGGATCCGAGAAGGCAATAGAATTACTGTTCAGAATTCTTTACAATGAGAGTACTGAAATTTTCTATCCGTCGGAACAAATCCTTCGCGCTTCTGATGGTATCTGGATTGAAGATGTTACATTAAAACTTGCAGTCGATAGCGGAATTACTGCTAATCCGTTTGACCTAAAAGGTAAAACTGTAAGAATAAAATATTTTGAAAACGTTGGTTCGGTTCTATATCAAAGAATTGTAGAAACCAATGTTACCAATGTTACCAAGTTTGCATATATCTTCCCCGCAGTTTATGAATTGGTAACAAGTCTATCAAAGACTGCAGAAATCCTAGTTCCAGGCGCTGGTGCAGTGGGTAATGCTTTAGTATCTGCGTCCGAGGAAGTTGTGGCGATAGTCGGCGACAACTATAAAACATTCAATGGTTCTTCTGCAGTAAACCTGACAAACAATACAATAACCATTTCATCTCATGGTTATACGACTGGTGACGTTGTCATTTATGACAAAAACGGCGGAACTATTGTTACTGGTCTGACAAACTATAATGTCTATTACGCGATTGTAGTAAATTCAAATACAATAAAATTAGCAACCAGTGCAACAAATGCGTCAGCAGGAACTGCAGTCGATCTAACTATCGTAGGTTCTGGAACGCAGCGTCTGTATGAACCACTCACCGATGCAGGTAACGGTTATTATGCTGCTCCTACTGTTGAGTTTACTTCTGTTGATGGAACTGGTGCCACCGCAAGAGCAGTCCTTTCTGATGACGGAACTCTTTCGCACGTAGTTATTGTAGATGGCGGTTCCGGATATACTTCTGCTCCTGCTGTATCTTTCTCAACTGATGCCGTCAGAACAACAGTTGAAATTTTAGATACTGACGCTGGAACAACTACGACATACGGATATGTTGTTCGTCAACTTTCAACTGCAGAAGTAGTAAGTTGTGATGGAACACCACCATGCGGATTTAATGTTGGTGATATTTTCTCGATCGACGAAACAGGTTCTGTCGGTTCATACACCATTCAATATGATAATAATCTACTCGGGTATTTCTTAAACAAATACAACGAAAGCGACATAGGATTAAACCCATATACGCTGGTTGGTAGAGACAACAGGGCGTCAATTAGAATTGATGCTGTAGACGAGGATGGTTGCCCTACGGCAGTTAGTATTTTTGATACGGGTTTTGATTTCGAACGCGAATCGTTTACTGCAACTATCACATCCACATTAGGTTGTACTGCAACAATATCATTCACAACAGGCGCGATTAACGTCAAGACTGGCAGATTTAAAGATTCTCGTGGTATGTTGTCAAACGTCAACAAACTACAAGACAACTATTACTATCAAAATTACTCGTATGTTGTTCGCTCAAACGTTCCGTCCAATAAATGGATTGACATTGTAAAGAACACTACGCACCCTGCAGGTACTGCGATCTTCGGCGAACTTGTCATTGAGCAAGTTGTTGAGATTAGCGATTACATTACAACACCAATCGAACGTCTGCATATCTATGAGTTTGTTCTCGAAGAACTCTCTGCTGATACTTTCTACTATGCTGTTGATTTCATCAAGGTTCTTTCGGATACTGCAACTGCTTCCGAAGCGCATGGAAGTCATGTTTACAAAGTTCTGGCGGATTCAGTAACAACAAGCGAAACTACTGCCTTTGACTTTGATATTGGTATCTACGAAAACGAAGATGATACTACAATATCAACTGATGTGTTTGAGAGAGTCGTTCAATATGTAAGAGAAGTCAGCGAAAATACAATCACTGCTGAAAATGCAATTACTGATTTTGGTAAGGTTCTAGAAGAAACAATCTATCTACAATCCCCATATGCTGATGATTTCTTCGATGAAAATTATGTTTCTGCCGATATCGCAAATTATGACTTCACTAAAGTTCTGGCGGAAGTAGCAAATACAAGTGAAACGAATGCAGTGACATTCGCTAAAAATGGCGTAACGGATACTGCTACTGCGACCGAAAGTTTTGGTAGATCAGTTGAATATTATAGAACGTTTGCAGAGTCCGTAATAACACACGAATATACATCCGTTGGATTGGTAAAACCTGGAGGCGAAGAAGCAGGTAATGTAGATGAATTGAATGCAGCAGATTCTGCGACAAGTCACCTGTATAAATATTTGACTGATTCTGTTACTTCAACAGATACAACTGGGATTATTCCATATCTTGTCAAGACAGACAATGCAGGGGCAACGGAACTACTGATCATAGCAAATGATGCAGCAACGATAGATTCTATCGCTACGACTGAACAATCGCTTATAAATACACTTAAAGGTCTATTCGAAACAGTAACAGTCACTGAAGATGGTATTGTAAATACTCAAAACTATGTTGATGGTGATTTTGGTTCGGATTATGTTGGTCAAGTAACTTATTTTAACTAAGAAGAAGGTAAATCAAATGAAACTAATCGAAAACGTAAAGGGAACTAAGGGCGTTCTAAATATCGTCCTTCGCGACGAAGCAGGAAATGTTACTCAAGAAGTAACTGTTCCTAACTTGGTTGTTGACACAGGTCTTGCTTATATTGCTTCGCGCATGAAGGATACAACCGAAACTGCTATGTCACACATGGCAGTCGGTGATGGCGACCAAGCAGGTGGCGCAGCAAACCCAGCGGCATCTGATACTGCTCTTCAACACCAACTTGCTCGTGTTTCCCTGACATCAACAACTGTAACAGACAATGCTATTGAATATGTTGCTACTTTTGGCGCAGGAACAGGCACTGGTGCTGTTACTGAAGCAGGTATCTTCAATGCCTCGTCTTCTGGCACAATGCTTTGCCGCACTGAATTTGCTGTCATTAACAAGGGTGCGTCAGACAGCATGACAATCACTTGGACGGTAACGATCTCGTAATATAACATGGCACTTCTTCTTCGATCAGCAGGTCGCACAGAAATAGCAAGAAGTCTCTATCGTGATATTTACAACGAGAACGACTTCTTCTATTTCTGCGTGGGCAGAACAACCGAGTGGGATGACGAGGAATCTCCTGAAACACCAGTAGATTCCGTGCGTTATGACAGCACATCCCACAGAAACATGCTGTTCGTAAAAAGAATTCAGTCAAGTGATGCTGTTTTGATGATCCCAAGAATCAATTGGGCGTCAGGAACAGTTTATGATCAATACGATGATAAGTATGGCGAATTAGACGCCGATGGAAATCAGTATACTGCATATAGTGGTGCCCAGTCTTTGAAAGACTCGCTGTTCTACGTATTTACTGACGATGATCATGTGTATAAATGCATCTCTAACAACAATGATGCAGAAAGCACAACTAAACCTTCTGGAACTTCTACATCAGCAATTGAAACTGCTGATGGATATATCTGGAAGTTTATGTTCAAGGTTGAAGCATCCGATAAAACCAAGTTCCTAACAACGGATTATATCCCAGTCAGAAAGATCGCAGGTTCCGGCGATCCTGAATTTGATGTAAACGGTCAGATCGACGACATTATTGTCACACAAGGCGGATCTGGTTATCTAACAGCACCAACAGTAATCATTAATGGTGATGGTGCTGGGGCAGTTGCTACCGCTACTATTTCTGGTGGAGAAGTTACTGGTGTTACAGTAACAACTGCTGGGGAAGGATATAGTTTTGCATATATCACGTTCTCCAGCGCAAGCGGTTCTGGTGCAGAGGCATATGTAAATCTTGGTGCGCCAGATTCCAGCGCAGTGCAAGAAGATGTGGAAAATGCAGCAACTCCAGGAACTGTTGACCGCATAGAAATTGTCAATTCTGGTATCGATTATATTGATGGTGATGCATCAGTTTCTATCGTTGGTGATGGTTCAGGCGCAGAAGCAATTCTTGACATTGACCCAGATGACGGTGCGATTCTATCAGTAACAATCACAAACCAAGGTTCAGGTTATACCTTTGCCGAAGTTACTGTTGACGGCGTAGAAGGAACTGGCGCTTCATTACTTGCAGTGTTGTCTCCGAAAGCAGGGCATGGCGCGAACGCACAAAAAGAACTATTTGCCACAAATCTTGGATTCTCTGTAAACCTAACAAACGATTCTGCCGATCTATTTTTAAATAATGATTTTAGGCAAATCGGCGTTGTTAAAAATCCTTTGATTTTTGACAGTAATCTCAATTTCCAAGATTCAACCGGAACTTGTTGTTATGTAATCGATGTGGACGATCCTGAGAGTTATGAGTTGGACGACGTAATTACTACCGATAGTGGCGGTAGATTTCTTGTTGTTCAGAAAGTTGATTTAGATGAAGATGGAACTGTGGAAAGTATTTACCTTCTTCCAATTATTCCAATCATAACATCTTCAAGCGAATTGACTAATGTTACGCAATCATTGACTGGATTGACAATAAATAGTGTTGATGAACCTGAGGTTGATGGTAAGACAGGCGAGATTATCTATCTTGATAACAGAGAATTTATCGTTCGTCAGCAGGATCAAGTAGAGAAAATTAGAGCAATTCTAAAATTTTAAGAGAGAAATAAAATATGGCACTGAATTTAAATGTATCACCATATTATGATGATTTTGATGATGCAAAGAATTTCAACCGAGTCCTGTTTAAACCTGGATATGCTGTTCAGGCACGCGAACTTACGCAACTGCAGACTCTGTTGCAATCTCAGATCGGTAAATTCGGCGACCATATCTTCAAGAACGGTTCTGTAGTACAGGGTTGTGAGTTTAAACTCGACTCTGCCAGAGCGTTTGTTAAAATCCTTGATACTGATGCAGGATCTGCAGCAGTAAGTAATACTACTCTTGCAGACTATGTTGGTGACACTGTAACTGGTGGCACTTCTGGTATCACTGCTGTCATTTTAGATACTGCTACAGGAACTGCTGCAGAATCGCCAGATATGAAGACTCTTTATCTTCGCTACACCAGCGGGGATGGTGAAACTACTGCGGTCCACTTTACTGGTGGCGAAACACTCACCGTTACTTCTACAGTCTCCGGACGAAATGGTGACACTTTCGTAGTAGATTCTGCGTATGATCAGGCAGAACCAACAAACAGTTACTGGGGTCTTGCTTCTGCTCTTACTGTCGACGACGGTATTGTTTACATTGATGGTAAGTTCGTAAACCACGAAGCGCAAACAATCATTCTCTCCAAGTATTCAAACCTTCCTTCTGTAAAGGTTGGATTTCAACTATCAGAAACTACTGTTTCTTCTGAAGACGACCAGACATTACTTGATCCAGCACAGGGATCGTTTAACTATGCTGCTCCTGGCGCAGACAGATACAAAGTAACAACAACTCTTGTCAAGTATGACACAGGGGAAACTCTACCAGCAACATTCAACCAACTTGTTGATATTGTTAACGGTGAAATTCAAAGAACATATACCGCAAACATCTACGGCGAACTTGGCAAGAACATGGCAAGGCGCACATATGATGAATCCGGCAACTATGCAGTCAGACAATTCCCTGTTCTGATCAAAGAGCACTTGAACGTAGACGGAAACAACGGTCTTAAAGAATTAAATTCTACCGACCCAGAACGTGGCGGCGACGCAGATCTTCTTGCTATTGGTCTCGAGGCAGGTAAGGCATATGTTCGCGGGTTCGAACATGAAACTTTCCAAACAGAATATGTTGTAGTTCCAAAGGGTCTGACAACAGTTTCCGTTCAGGAATCCTCGATCAGCACTGCGTATGGTAACTATATTCTAGTTGACGAATTCTGTGGTCTCTGGGACCTTAATGGTGGCGATCGTGTAAGTCTCCGTGGAACAGCAGCAGGAGCAATAACTGCAACAACGTTCTCTGCAACATCTGCTCCAGGATCCGAAGTCGGTACTGCTCGCGTAAGACAAATTGTTTATGAGTCTGGGACTGCGGGTGCTGCTGCGGCAGAATATAGATTATATCTCTATGACATTCAAATGTCAAGCGGCGATTTCAAAGACGTTCGTGGTATTTACTACAACGATGCAACTGCTGATGGTCATGCTGACGTAGTTTTGACAGGCGGTAATGCTGTTCTCCAAGAAACAAGTTTCAACAGATCTCTATATAGACTTCCAGCAAGAGCAACAAAGACTATTGCTCCGAGTTCTGTTTACGATAACTCGTTTATTTACACCAAAGAATTCGATGGGGAACTTAACGCAAACGGTCAAGTGACCATTACTCTGAGCGGCGACGAAACATTCCCTTATGATTCGTTTACTGCAACAATCATCAAAAATAATTTTACCATGATGATGAAAGAAGCGGCGACAATCAACTCAGTTTCGAGACCGATTGGTTCAGTGCTTGATCTTACTGGCGCTACATTCACAAAGAACTCATCACAGTCAATCACAATTGATCTTACTGGTGGCGTAACTTCTGCTCCAAAGCAAGTTAAACTATATGTGAACGTCCAATCAGCGAATGCTCAACCTGTTCTAAAGGTTCTTCGTGAAGATCGTTATGTGATCATTAATACCAACACTCACCCATCAACAAGTGGTGGAACATATTCGCTTGGTCTTTCTGACGTTTATCAAATTAAGAATATCTTCATTGGCGCGCATACTGATTCCGATTCGGCAGTAGTTGCTGCAGCAAATGATGTTGCCTCTTCGTTTACTCTTGATAAGGGTCAACGAGATAACGAATATCGTAATGCCAAGATCGTCAAGAAAGCGTCTGGTCCTTCTCTTACAAACAAGAAACTTGTAATCAAGTTAGACTACTTCACGCACGATGGTTCCTCTGCGGATGGAACATTCTTTACAGTTGACTCGTATCCAATTGATGATACTGGTGCTACTGCTGCAACAATTAAAACTCAGGATATTCCTGTTTATACTTCACCTATCACTGGTGAGTCGTTTGATCTTCGCGACACTCTAGACTTCCGTGTTCGTTACTCGGATTCCGCTGCAAACTCTACGACTGTTGGTAGTGCTACAACAAATCCAACCGAGAGCACAACTATCACAGCACCATCCGTCGGTATTACGAATCCCGTTCCAACTGAACAGTTTATTACTGATCTGGAATATTATCTTGGAAGAACCGACAGACTTATAATTGACTCTGAAGGTATCTTCAGTTCTATCTACGGGACTCCTTCCCTGACACCATTGACACCAGCAGAACCAGAAAATGCGATGTCGCTGGCAATCATTAATATTCCTCCATATCCATCGCTTGCACCGAATGTTGCCAAGACCGTTAATCGTCCAGATTACGGCGTAACATTCCGCGCTATCGACAATCGCCGTTACACAATGCGCGATATCGGCGTTCTGGAACAACGTATCAATCGCCTTGAGTATTATACTTCGCTATCCCTGCTTGAAAAGGCAGCAAGCGATCTTTCTATCCCTGACAGTTCTGGTCTCGATCGCTTCAAGAATGGTATTCTCGTTGATGCCTTCACAGGTCACAACGTTGGTAACGTCTTTGATTCTGCTTATCATATCTCAATTGATGCTGCAAAGAAAGAGATGCGTCCATTCTTCTATCTAGAAAATATTGATATTGGTTACGATTCGGATAGTTCAACCAATGTCTATAAGACAGGTGATCTGATCACTCTACCGTACACCAACGTAGAGATGACTAAGAACGCATTTGCCTCCAAACCAAGAAATTGCGTCGGTGAGTTACTATTCAATTACATCGGAAATATGGAACTAGATCCACCAGTCGATAACTGGACGGATACCGCACAACTACCAGATGTTAGCGTAAACTTCGACGGCAATTATGATGCTTGGGAAAATCTATCAGATGCATGGGGAACTCAATGGGGTGACTGGCAGGATGTCGTAACTGGAAGAACTGCAGTTGGTCAGTCTTCAGAAACTGTTGCAGGTAACACTACTCTTAGCGGCGACCTGCTATTACAGCAGCAAACACAAGTTGTTACAACAACAATCCAACAAAGACAAACTCGTCAGGGTGTGTCGCTATCGGTTACGCCTGAAACACAAACACAAAGAACTGGCGCTCGAGTAACGAATACTTCGATCATTCCGTTCATGCGCTCTGTAATCGTTACGTTTATTGCGCAGAGACTAAAACCAAATACCAGAGTTTATCCATTCTTTGATGGTGTTGCAGTTGCTGAACATTGTCGTCCACTAGACTTTGACCCAGCGACAGACCAGAAACCAAACGACCCTGCTAGATATTCAACATATGCTGATGGTGATTATGGAGATCCACTGATCACTAATGCACAGGGTGTTTGCGTCGGTCAATTTAGAATTCCAGCAGCAACGTTCAGAACAGGCGATAAGAATTTCCGTCTCTGCGACGACCAATTCAATCGCGATGCGTTTATTACCACTGCTTCGACTAAGACTTGGTCAGCAAACGGTCTTTCGCAAAACGTTCAAGATACCGTTGTTTCGACCAGAGTTGCTAATGTCGAATTGTCATCAACATCAGATTCTAGATCGATATTCGAAACTGAACGAACTGAAAATAGAATTGCTGATAGGCAAGTTGGTGTAATCGAAAGAACAGTTAACAATACGTTCACAACTGTTAACAACGTTACTAACATTGACAACACAGTAACTAACACCACTGTAATCAACAATACTAATGTAACGCAAATCGTTCAAGATCCCCCAGTTATTACAGAAGATCCTGTAGTAGATCCTCCACGCGAAGTCGTGGTTGTGGATACACCAACACCAGATCCATGCGCACCAGTTGAAACATGTTGGGAAGCGACAACAATTGATTTAGAATTGGGTGGTTTTGATGTCACATTCGGCGGCAGCAGCAGTCCAATAACAATTCCTGCAGGGTGTAACACGATCAATCCGTGTGCGCAACCTGCGCGTGGTAGAGATCCAATCGCTCAAACTTTCTATGTTGAAGGTATGCCTTTTGGTTGCTATGTAACAAATCTTGACATCTATTTCAGAACGAAGTCATCGACAGCGCCAATCACTCTACAGATTCGCGAAGTTGTAAATGGTTATCCTGGTAACAAGGTAATTCCGTTCGGCGAAGTTACATTGAATCCTTCTGCTGTGTCGGTAAGCGAAACTGCTGCAACAGCAACAACCTTCACCTTCCCTTCACCAGTATATCTGCAAAACAATACTGAATATTGCTTTGTTCTGCTTCCTGCTGGTAACAATCCAGATTACAATATCTGGGTTTCGGAACTTGGCGAAAACCAACTGGGAACACAGAACAGAATTTCAGAACAACCGCATGTCGGCGTTCTATTCACCTCTGCAAACAACAGATCGTGGACTGCATGGCAGAAAGAAGATATTAAGTTTACTCTTCGTCGTGCCGACTTCGAAATTAATACTGTTGGGTCAGTTGTGATGCGCAACATGAACGTTGATTATTTGAAATTTGATTCGTTCTCCGATGGTAATTTTGCGGCAGGTGATACGGTTCACGGTTTCACGTTCACGATCTCAAACCCAGGAAGTGGTTATACAGACGGAACTATTGCACATACCCTCTCGGGGGGTGGAGCAACAACCAATGCTACAGTTAATGTAACAATCGCGAGCGGTCTGGTTACTGATGTAGTCGTTACAGATCCAGGAGCAGGATATACAAGCAACCCAACTCTCACTATCTCTAGTGGCGGTGGATCCAGCGCTGTAGTTACCGTTGTTCTCAATACAGGTTTCGTAAAGCAATACGATACTCTCTATAATGTCGGTAAGTTGTTGATCACTAAGGGTTCATTTACTGCTACAGACATCGTCGGTAATGGAACTACATACGCTGAAATCACTGAAGTCGAGAATAAGCAATTGAACGTTCTAGAAACCAATATCGGGTTTATTGATCATACTCCTGCGACAGTTTCTTGGTCAGTTGCACCAACTGCAACAGGTGCTGGTGCTGGTGGAACGGTCCATGAAGGTTTCAACTTTGGTCAAGAACATGAATTGACGTACGAAGCACAGGTATATTCCTATTCGAACGAGCAAGCAGATCTTGGTGGAGATAAATCCCTAACAGTAAGAGCAGGTATGGTAACGCAAACATCTACTGTTTCGCCAGTTATTGATACTAGAAAGTGTTCAATTATCGCAGTTGCGAATGATGTAAACAATCTTACTACGAATGAAGATGGTAACAATGGTTCTGCTGCTTCGAAGTATATCTCTCGCCGAGTTGTGCTTGATGATGGTCAAGATGCAGAAGATTTGAAGGTATATCTGAGCAACAAGATTCCGTCTGAATGTGATGTTGCAGTTTACGGTAAATTCCAGAATGCAACTGATGCCTCAAACTTTGATGATCTTGACTGGATTCAATTGGAACTAACCAATTCGCCACTTGATAGTGCTTCGAAGTCAGGATTTGTAGAATATGAATATACAATTCCTGCTGCGAATAAAAACGGAAGCGACGTTTTTGAGTATGCTGTCGGAAGCGCAAACTTCACTGGATATAAGACGTTCGCTGTAAAGGTTGTTCCTCTTTCGTCAAACAGTTCTGTTGTTCCTCGTGTAAGAGAACTAAGAGCGATTGCGTTGCAGGTATAATATGTCAACTAAAATCAAACTAACAGACACAAACAAATACGAACGGGACAGTCATTCGAAGGCAATACTTTCGAATGACCTCCCTGCCTTAGCAGCATATAAGGCGCGTAAAAAACACATGATGCAGATTGAATCGTATGGCGACGATATAAATAATCTTAAGAATGAGATGATTGAGATTAAAAACTTACTAACACAAATTCTACAGAAACAAGGATAAAAAAGCATGAGCACTCTTACCCTTAGATCTGTAAAGGGGACTCCGCTGACAAATACTGAGGTTGATGACAACTTCAGCAATTTGAATACAGACAAGTATGAATCTGGTGACAGTCCTTCTTTTGCAGATTTGACATTAACAGGCACTCTTACCACTTCGGTGTCAGGAACAGTTTCCGCAGCAGGATCTACGCAAGGTGATGCCACTGCGCTAACAAAGACAGTCAATATTGTAACAACTGCCAGTGCGGCGCAGGGTGTTAAGTTACCTACTGCTGCTGCGGGTATTAATATCAAAGTTGTTAACACAACTGCAGTTACCATTGTTGTATACCCAAATACTTCAGACGTTATTGATGGTGGAACAACCAACGCTGGTGTGAATTTGGCACCATACTCATCGGTAGAATTGGTTGCTCAGGATACTCAAGACTGGTATCGCGTAACAAATCTCATTGTTTATGACTCAAGCGGTAACAGGCTGAATTAATAATGAATCCTCTAAAGGTCAAAGCATCAGGGTCCCCAATCACTTCTGCAAACATCAGCGGTTTGCAGACTATGACCGATTCAGAGGTAAAAAATTATATTGCCAATGTTATCACTGAAAAATTCGCAGCAGTAACTGACGGTACAGGTACTGCTGAAATAAACATCACAACAGACAATTCGGGTTCTGGGACTTCAATCGGATCTTTTGTTGATACCAATAGAACTGAATCGATTGGCACGCATCCCGCGACTGGAAATACTACAACTACCACGTACTACGCAAAGCAGGTAACTGCTGCGGCATCAGAAAGCATCACCAACAGACCACTCGCATGGGATTCTCATCTTGAAGAGATGAGTGATGGTGATATTGATGGCGTGCTGGATCTCTGCATTGAGGCGATGGTCGCCGAATCTAGTTATACTGCTGGACAATATAAACTACAGGCATCTGCTCCGTCGGGTGGAACTTGGGTTTCCAGATATACGCTAACAGATACTGCGCAAGGCGGAAACACTGTTACATATCTCTGGCAAAAAACAGTAGCATCATCTTCTCCAAATTCAGATTATACTCCGTTGCGCAGTTACAACGGCAGCAACTGCAAGCAGATGACAGAATCTGAAATCGAACAACTGCTACCGAACTTCCGTAATAGAATTATCGATACCGGAATCGGAACCTATAAATTACAATCATCAGCACCTTCTGGTGGAACTTGGGTTCAGATGGGCAATGAGTTTTCCGATACTCGCGAGCAAGTTTCTCCGCAGAATTATGCTGGTAACTACAGCGGAAATTTCACTGGTAACTACAGCGGCAACTATGGTGGCGTAGTAAATTACAGCGGAACATATTCAAACACTTTTTCAACAACCTCAAATTACACAGGTAACTTTTCTGGTAATTATGCTGGAACTGCTGGGTATTCAAACACCTTTACTAATGCAGTAAGTTATACTGGAACAACATATACTGCACCACTAGGTCCACTGATCAGTTATTCCGGCACTTATACTGGATCCCCATTCTATTCGCCGTTCTTTAGTGGTCCAGGTCCATCATATACTGGTAATTACGCATCTTACTACTCTGGTTCAAGAAACTATGCTGGTAATTATGCCGGAACAGGAGCAACATATTCTGGTGTAGCATATTACTCTGGTTCGAGAAACTATGCTGGTAGTTACGCAGGAACTGCCACATATACAGGTAATTATAGTGGTGCTCCTGGACCAGGATATACTGGTGCCTTTATGGCAGATTATTATACAGGGTATTACTCGGGGACTAATTATTACACTGATTATTTCTCAAATCAGATACCTGATCCATATAGTGGTTTGCAGACAGTTTACTATAGTCCTGGATTCTTTACTGGTCCTGGTCCAGCATATTCTGGTTCATATCAGGAAACGCAGTTTATTCCAGGTATAGGATACTTGCCTGTATTTTATACCAACACCTTCTCTTCGCCAGGAGGCACTTTTACTGGCAATTATGTAGGACCAGCAACCTACTCGGGATCCAGAACCTATTCTGGCAACTATGCTGGCACAGGTCCAGGATATACTGGTATAGCATATTATTCAGGTTCAAGAACATATAACGGAACATACGTAAGTAACTTTGCTGGTAATTATTCCGGAACAGTTTCGTTCCAAGGTCCAGCATACGGTACATCATACACTGGAAACTATAACGGATTTGTTCCTCCAACTCCATACACTGGATATTTCTCTGGACCAGGAGGTTTCTATACGGGGTACTTCACAGGACCAGCAAACTACTCTGGCAACTATCAAGGAACCTTCTCTACAACATCAAATTACACGGGCAACTTCAGTGGTAACTATGCAGGCGGCGGAACTTACACCGGAAACTATTCTGGTTCGTATATAAATACCTTTACTGGTAATTATAGTGGTGCGACGATTCAAGCGACTAAAGATACAGTTTCAACAATTAAGTTGTGGATTAGAACTGCGTAAACTATGGTATTGAGAAACAAATCCTCGGCAACACCTGTTTCTTCTGCAAACTGGCAAGGTTTGCAGGAGATGACTACTGATGAAGTCAAGAACTACATCGCCCAAACATTGACAGTTTCTTTCGGTGCTAACTCCGACGGTACTGGCACTGGCGAACTAAATATCACCACAAACAATAGTGGCGCAGGAACTGCAATCGGAACTTTTGCTGACACTGATCGCCAAGAAGCAACAGGCACTCACCCTGCTACTGGTGCATTAGACACAGTTACATACTACGCAAAGCAGGTCTCTGCTGCAGCATCAGAAAGTATTACAAATCGTCCGCTGAAATATGATTCGGGTATCCGCGAAATGACTGATGGTCAAATCGATACCGAAATTCTGGACTATGCAATTAATGCGATGGTTTCGGAGACTTCGTATACTGCGGGTCAATATCGCCTACAAGGTTCTGCTCCGTCAGGCGGGACGTGGGTTGCTCGTTACACGCTAACCGATGTTGCTAATGGTGGGAATACCACAACATATCTTTGGCAGAAAACTGCTGCTACTTCTCTTTCGGATGCCAATCTAAAACCACTGAAACTGATCAATACGAAAGATGTCAAAGAAATGTCATCTTCTGAGATTCTTCAGATGCTACCAAACTTCCGCAATAGAATTATCGATAGCGGCGTTGGGACATATAAGATTCAATCCACTGCTCCATCTGGCGGCACTTGGGTGCAAATGGGTGATGAGTTTGCAGATACTCGTGAACAAGTAACTCCGCAAAACTACGCAGGTAACTACGCAGGTAACTACGCAGGAACCTATGCTGGTTCTAGAAATTACTCTGGTAATTATGCTGGCGCATATTCTGGTAATTATGCCAACAACTTCAGTGGCGGTTATGTAGGTCCGGCAAACTATTCAGGAACGTATACAGGCAATTTCACAGGAAATTATACTGGATCATACGCGGGTTCTAGAAATTACGCAGGCAACTATGCTGGCAATTTCTCTGGCAACTACGTAGGGTATTACGCAGGTTCTAGGAACTATGCTGGTAACTATGCAGGAACTTATTCTAGCAATTTCAGCGGTAACTACATTGGCGCAGGATATGCAACTGGGTATGTTGGGTATTATTCTGTTTTCTATGGTGGTTATGCTGGTACTGCTTTTGCGGGAAATTATATAAGTTATTTCTCGGGTACGTTCAGCGGAACCTATCTGGGTAATTTTACTGGATACTTTGCTGGATCTAGAAACTATGCTGCTAACTATGCAGGAACATATTCAGGAACATATACTGGATACTTCTCTGGTTCTAGAAACTATGCCGCCAACTATGCGGGAACTTATTCCGGAACATATGCAAATAACTTTACCGGAAATTATGTTGGAACTGCAACATATACTGGAAATTACCAAGGATTCTTTACAGGATTTTATACTGGTTACTTCGCAGGTTCCAGAAACTACTCCGGTAACTACGTAGGCAACTACTCGGGAACTTATTCCGGAACATATTCAGGCGCAACAGTAATTGAAACTAAAGAGACAGTGTCAACCGTAAAACTTTGGGTTCGCACTGCATAAAACCCTTGACTTTCTATTGCAAAAGTAGTATACATAATATTAATTAATGTATTTTTTGGAGATTTGAATGACTACCAATCGCACAATTGAAAACCCTTATTGGGCAAATAAGGAAAAACAGCACGTCATCGCAGAATTTGTTTACCCTGATACTGGGAAACGAGTCACAGCGTCAATTATGAACGATGGCACTAATCGCGACTTCGAGGAATTGTTGAAGAAGTATAGCATCGAACAGATCGATGCAAATACGAAGAAACGTCTTGATGATCGCAATGAACAAATCAAGCACAATATTGAACGGCAAAAGGTTGACCGTACACGGATGCAGCAGGAGCAATTGTTCGCTGCCAAACTGGATGCGTTTGAAATCGATAGCGTCAAAGCATCAAAGAATCGCGAACTGAAGTCAAAGATTCGTAAGGCAAAGAACATCATGGAAGTCACTGCATATACAGTTATGCTTCTACAGCAAGAAGAAGCGAATACTGCAATCGTCAAGGAAGCAGTTAGTGCCGAATAATGGATTCCTGTATGTTGCCACTAGGCGTAAAGGATACTATAGGGCAGCAAGAAACTCGGCGATTTCCCTAAAAGATTTTTTTCCTGATGCAAAAATCACATTCTTCACACACGAAGAATGGGTGCAACCAGACGACTATGAGATTTTCGACAACGTAGTAACTGAAAATGTTCCTCGCGATAAGCGTGCCAAACTATGGGCGCTTGATCAAACTCCGTATGACCTGACTGTCTATATGGACTGCGACACCGAAGTCGAACACGAGGATATTCAAAAGATTTTTGATCAGATCCCAGATGATGTAGATGTTCTCTTCACCGCCAATCGTCCGTATAATGCAGCACTGACTAAGTTGTCTGAAACTGAAGAGATGACTGAACACTGTGGTATCTTTATTTACCGCAACAATCCCCAGACTCTAAACCTCATGCGTGCATGGTATGGTGAGTATTGGGAGCAGAACAAACCTGATTGGGATCGAAAACACTATCCTGCTGCAGCAATTGAATGGGATACATTCACAATGTGGCGTCTCCTAAATCTTTATGATTTCGGCGTAAAGACAGGTAGATTCCCAGATCCTGATGCAAGATGGAACTTTGTTGTGGGGTATAGAGAAGAAGAATTACAGGGGCAACCTATTGTGATTTATCATTATACTATCCCACATAATCTACTAGATTGATGATCGTAAAACCAGCAGACCAAGAAAAATTCAAACCATTTTTTGATTTATTTGAAAACTTAAAACAAAAAATAGGAAAGGTATCCTACAACTATTGGTTGGCAGGAGGCGCAATCACTTCGCATCTTACTAATACTGCGATAAGCGATTATGATTTCTATAGCGATAATCCAACACAGTTTATTCAAGATCTTAGACTAATATCTCCCGAGACAAATAAAAACGAGTTTTCTTACGACTTTAATTTGTTTGGGAAAAAGATACAAGTAACAGATTATCCATACGTAGACCCAATTCGCACATTACATAACTATGACTTTACTGTTTGCTGTATTTCATTTGACGGTAAGAACATATATTATGCCGAGGAGTTTTGGGATGATATACATAGTAAGACTCTACGACTTAGAAAAAACAATATTCACCCATTTATGGCATACCAACGATTAGTGAAGTATAGTAAGAGAGGATTTAATCCTACTGCTGAAACTATGTTGCGCATTGGTAAAGATTTATGTAGTGCCAAGTTGGTGTGGAACAAAATAACTATTGATCATTTTAGGAATTATTGAATGCTGAAATTTACAAGTTCTGTCTCACAAGAATTACAAGATATTCTGGATCCATTTACTGAATGGTTTTTTGAACAAAACGATCAGCATCTTGTTCTCGGACCAGAAAAAATGCAAAGCGATCGTGCAGGGGGATTAACCCACATCACAGCAACCGACGAACAGTATATGAATCATATCAGAAACAAAGGCGAACGACATGTGGGATTCCCTGAGGTTGCTTTTTGCACAGATATGTCGCAAGCGCATGGGCAACCGTGGTTCCCATCAGAGTATGGTAGAAGACAGCAAGAAACTAATAGAGAATTGATCAGTTATCTGGGCGCCAGAAATAACGCAGTCTTCACATATTATCCCGAAGATGGATTTATGGGGTGGCATACTAATTGGAATGCTGCTGGTTATAATATTCTGATCACATATAACTCAGAAGAAAATGGTGGATTTTTCAGATACCTAGATCCAGTAACAAAGGAAGTTGTTACGATGATCGATCCGAAAGGTTGGTCGTGTAAGGTTGGGTATTTCGGTAACAAGCAGGAACAAGACAAGATTGTTTATCACTGTTGCGGAAATACAGCAAAGCGTCTGACTCTTGGTTACGTAGTTCCGCACCTTGAAATCTGGCGGTCAATGATCGAAGATATTACAGGCGAGGATGCCTCGCACTTCGGTTAAGTTTTCTTACCGATTACCATAAAGCGATCAAACTCAACCTTACCATCCCACGACCAGTAGGATTGCTGAATGGATCCATGATATCCAACAGCGGCAACACCAACATTCTCAATATGGTCTTCAATTGTCGGAACACAATTGATACCATACATTTCTTTGAATACATTTGATGACTGGCAGGCAAAGATGCAATCTGGATTCGCAGTTGTCATTTTCTTCAGAGGATACATTGTTTCGCAACAAAGGGAAATTACCACATCAGTTTCCAACGCATTAATATCGTGATATGCGAAAGGGATATCCCAGTTGATGTGGTTTAATTCAACACCCTGCTCATTATTATAATATCGGTTAAAAACCTTTGACAGTTCTAATGCATCTTTGTCGATGTCAATCAAGTTGATTTTTTTAACGTTTAGATTTTCACATAGAAGCGGAACAAGGGGAAACCCTAACCAAGAATTTAGAATTGTGATATCCAACTTCTTAGATACATCTATGTGTTTCTGTAGTTCTTCTACTAACCAAATAGCAGCATCCATTGTATTCGGATTTAGAGACTTACGAAAGTCTTCGTGCTTCCACGGCATCTCGTGTGCGATCTTTTCCAGACCATCACCCCAATTTCGATAATTGTTCAAGTAATTATAGTTTAACATCTTGTGGTCTTTCCATTGAATCATATAAGCAAATAAGTGGTTCGTCTCGATGGACTCGCTCTCTCACATCAGACGGCCACATATATCCGTAGTTGTAACTGTATACCCAACCATCTGGGAAAAATTTAATATTGAGTAGGCGATCTCTCTGATGTCCGAAAAGATTATCAAGACCTCTATAGTAGTAGAACATTTGATCAGGATAATCTCGAACGAATTTAGTTATTTTATTGGTATCTAATCTATCGTTCCAACGTAATACGCTCGAATTTAAATCCGTGTATTTGTGTGGGATCTCTTTAGTATCTTCTTTCATTTGTATCATATTGTGCCAATGCGTACGAACAAACGTTAATGTATTTTCTGGATCATAATCAACAATACAATCAATATTTTTTTGAATGCCGATATCTAGATCTAAGAATAGTTTCTCTCCCTGTTGCCTAATCACTCTGCGATCAAACAAATGCAGTTTGTTCCACCATTTTTCGTAGTAATTATTCTCGGGAATCGGAATAACAGTAATCTCTGGATTTAAGTCTACCGCATGTTCTGTAATGCAATAGAATTTAAATTCCCTCGTAATATGTTGTCGGCACTGTTCAAAGATATGATTAACGTGCTCTGGTCCATACTTAAATCCCCACTTCACTGTGTAAATATTAATCATCATACATTCCAATGTTCTAAAAGATCAGGGTCGACTAGCGACTCTTGCTTCACTTTACCTCTACTGTTATCCTGAAATGGAAGTAAGTCCACATTAAAAACGCAGAGGATACAGTTCTTTCTATATATTCCTACTTCTAAGTCACTAGACTTCCAGTCTCTGCCTCTGTTATACGAGTAGGCAAAGGTGTTTGGAAAATGCTTCCAAAGAGGCGTATTACTAAAATCACCCCATCGCCAACTGTGATAGTTGTCAGTTCCATCGGTGAATGTAAACCAAATACGCTCTTGATGTTCTAGAACATCCTGCCAAATGCATTCTGTCTGATCATCTGACCACACCATGCAACTACCATTCGTATATGCTCCATGTGATAACTTGAAGTTACGAGTCTTCATTGGTCGCGGATCCTGCCACCAAGAACGTAACTTAGTAGGATTCTCAAAATCGTATGTGATGATTGGTGACAAGTCGTTCTGGATAATCACATCCAGATCGAAGAATACAAATCTTCCAGTTGGTTTATCTTCGGCGAAGTTGTGGGTGTTAAAGATAAATGTCTTGGGTCGATCCCAGCAACGTGCCATACCATATTTGAAATCTTCTGTTCCGAACCAATATTTTGGGTGGATGTCTGGGATATCTGGGAAGTCGATGACTTTAATTTCATGATCAAAACCTTCACTGTTGTCTGTATAGCAATAGAAATGAAACTCAAATCTATCTGGTGTGTGCTTCTTTGCCATTCGGTAGAGACGATTGACAAACTCTGCTGAATATTTGGTTCCCCATTTACAACAAACGTAATTAACTCTCATTCGCAATTCCACAATCTAATAATGTTTTCGTCTAAGCAGTCAGACAGTTCTTCCTGTTCTCTGGCAGATGGATGCGGAACATTGTCCGTATTAAATAAACAGATCTTAGCGTCTGAGCGAAATTTAAAACGTTCTACATCTTTCGGGTGGTGCTTACCGCGATTCCATGAATAAACCCAACCACCTGGAATATCCTTCCAGAAATCTCGCTGCCTCCAGTAATGATAGTTGTCACTTCCCTTGAAGAAAGTTTTGAACACGGATTCTGAATTACTTAATACGTCTCTGTAAATATGTTCGCATGATTTACCAGGCCAAACCATCATGCTGGAATTATAAAATGTTCCTCGTATCTCTATAAAAAATCTATCATGTTTCTGCGATTCTGGTTGCCAGCGACACTGAATAATCCGAGGTTTCTGCGCAAGTTCCTCTATGTCAGTTATATCTTCTTGGATTACTACGTCAAGATCAAAGAAACACCAGTTACCCTCGTATCCTAACCAGTTATGTGAATTGAAAACTAAGAACTTGGCGCGATCAAAACAAAATGTTTCTTTACCAAACCAATATTTTGGATGTAGAATACCATCATTAGGAATCGGAGCAGTATCACATTCAATTCCTTCCACATCATCAGTATAACATGTGAATGTAAATGGTTTGGCGTAGTGTTTCTGCACCATCTTGTATAGGTTGTTTACATATTTAGCAGGATACTTATCACCCCACTTAATGCATACGAAGTTCATCATACTCTTTATCTGCCCCAGGGAACTGATCTAATCCATTCAATAATGCGATGGCGTAGTCTGGTCTATAACAGAAAGATTCGTTGTGATCATCAATTCCATAATAGTCTGCGCCATAAACAAAAGAATAAAACTCGCCTTTCGGAAACCAATTCAACCCGAAAGTTTCATGCCAAAGAAACCTGTCGTCGCCAAAGTATTTCAGCATGAAGTAATCAGGGTCAGAATTAAAATGATCCCAAATATATTTACCAGACCCTTCTTTCCACAACATGACACTTGAGTTGTAATTACTCAAATACCGCATGTCGTGAGTATCACCTTCATGATCAGGGAAACCTCTATCTTTCCAGTAAGTATAAACTATTGTTGGGCGTTCGTCAAGGTAATTCCATAGATGATCGATATTTTTTTGTATTCTGACGTCTAAATCAAGATACAAAATATCGCCAAATCCTTTCTGACTGAACAACCAAACCTTATACCAGTGACCTTCGATGTCACTGGGAAGAGGGCAAGCAAGGACAATTGGATCTAAATCGGTAGGATCGTCAGTGAAACAAACGTAGGTATACTTCCTGCCAGTATCTTCGACGATTTTATTTACGTCTGCTGCGGAATATTTTGTTCCATATTTAATCGTCACAATGGTTCTCATACAACTCTCAATTTTATAAATAGTGTAGAATAATTTATAAGGGTTTCTCATGGCGACTATTCAAAATTTGTATATTGATCAGGGAACAACATACTCCTTGACAATTACGGTAAGCGACCAAAACGGTGATGTGAAAGATTTAACAGATTATACAGTAACTGCCCAACTGAGAAAATCTTATTACTCTTCAACAGCAACTAGTTTTACCGCAAGCGCATCATCGCCAACTGACGGTGAGATTACTATTTCTCTTACTGCTACACAAACAAGCGCATTAAAAGCAGGAAGGTATGTTTACGACATAGAAATCGAAAGCGACGAAGAAACTCTAAGAGTACTAGAAGGTATTGTTGTAATCAATCCAGAGGTAACACGATAATGGCAATAAAAGTCACAGTCCCTCTAAATAGAGCAGTTAATACTTCTGTTACACAACAAAGCGGAATAAATACAAATATTCTAAGTAAGAATGCCTCAGCAAAACTCGAGAATTTGAGTAATGTTGCAGTTGACGATGAAACGGTGCAAGATGGTTATACGCTGGTATTTAATTCAGCGACGAGAAAGTGGGAAGCAGCACCTGCCGAAGATATTAATCTTGGTATTATTGATGGCGGAACATATTAAAACAAACTATAACCAAAGGAAAACGGAATGTCAACAGTAATTCAAATTAAGAGAAGTTCAGGTTCTACAGCGCCAACTACATCTGATCTTCTAGAAGGTGAAATGGCGTATGCAGAAGATGCAGCAAACAACGGTGCTAATGCTGTTCTCTACATTGAATCAGTGGATTCAGGTAGCGCTGCAGTTATTGACGCAATTGGCGGTAAGAAGTTTACTTCTACCGTTGATGCTCTTCTAACAAAACAAACATCATCAGTTTCAGGTAAGGTTACTTTCTCAGAAGGAACAAGCAATGGTTCCAACAAAGTAACTCTGAAGGGTCCAGACAGTCTTGCGGGTGATATTACTATCACGCTGCCAAGCACAGACGGAAACAATGGCGACGTTCTTGTTTCTGATGGTTCTGGGAATCTTTCCTTCTCTGCTCCTGCTGCCTCGTCGTTCACTATTTCGGACAACCAAGGCACACCAAACACTGACTCGTTCGCAACTGGATCGACTCTGACTTTTGCTGGTACTGCAGGTATCAAAACAACAATTTCTGACAATTCAGTTGGTATCGTTGTTGATGTGAACGGAACTACTGCTCTTACCTCACTTGCTGACGCTGACGAATTTCTTGTTTATGATGCTTCGGCAACTGCAAACAGAAAGATTACAGCAGAAGACGTTGCAGACTATATTTACGCAGGTCTTTCGGGCGATATTACAGTAACAGAAGCAGGTGTTGTTTCTATTGCTGCTAACTCAGTTGCTCTTGGAACTGACACTTCTGGCAATTATGTTGCTACTGTTGCAGGAACTGCAAACCAAATTAACGTAACAGGTTCAGGTTCTGAAACCGCTGCTGTTACTGTTGCTCTTACTGACGATGTTGCACTTGTCGGCGACCTAACAGTTGGCGGCAATGACATCAAGATGAATGGTGGAACTACTGCTCTTACCTTCTCGGGTTCAGGCGACGTTGCTGTTGCTGGCGATCTGAAGATTGGTGGAAATGATCTCAAGGCGTCTGATGGAACAACTGCCCTGTCACTTTCGGGAGCAGATGTATCAGTCGCAGGTGATCTCACAGTTACAGGAAACGACATTAAATCATCTTCTGCCACTGCTCTGACACTTTCTGGCGCAGACGTTACTGTTGCTGGGGATCTTACGGTTACAGGAAATGATATTAAGTCATCGGGTGGGACAACTGCTCTGACTCTTTCAGGCGCGAACGTTACTGTTGCTGGAAACCTAACAGTTTCGGGAACAACAACCACTGTTAACTCAACAACTCTTACTGTTTCTGACCCTCTGATCGGACTTGCTACAGACAATACTTCAACTGATGCGGTTGATATTGGTCTGTTCGGCGTTTATGATACTTCAGGTTCACTAGACCTCTATTCTGGTTTCTTCCGTGATGCTTCGGACGGTAAGTGGAAACTCTTCAAGGACTCGCAGTCTGCTCCGACCACAACTGTTAACACTGCCGCAACTGGTTATACTGTTGCTACTCTTGTTGCTAACATCGAAGGTGGAACGGTTTCATCGCTTTCCTCGGATATCGCAGTTGCTGATGGTGGTACTGGTGCAGGAACCTTTACTTCTAAGGGTATTCTATACGGAAACGGAACTTCTGCGCTGGCAGCAACAAGTGCTGGTACTGCAGGTCAAGTCCTAATTTCTGGCGGTTCGGGTGGAACACCAGCGTTTGGTAATATCGACGGTGGAACATACTAATATATAATAGGGAGGGGATTCTTCCCCTCCCGCATTTGGAGATAGATAATGGATCAAACAAAGTTTATTAATTCGTATATTGCTAATCTAGCAGAACGACTGAAGGCATTAACACTTGATAACATAATGCTGAACACACAACTCACAATGGCAAATGAAACCGTTAAAGAGCAAGCAATTAAAATCCAAGCACTGGAACAGCAGTTAGAGCAACCTGTTCCCTCTGGTAATTATGTTGGTCTTGATGGAAATATGCCATTTGAAACTGCAGATGATTATTCAGCGGTGGAGCAAGACTAAGGTAGCGCAATGGCAACAGAATTACAACTGAGACGAGGAACTACTACTGAACACGCAACCTTTACGGGAGCCGTGGGAGAAGTAACAGTCGATACAACAAAAGATACAGTTGTTGTTCATGATGGATCAACTGCTGGTGGTATTCCTCTGGCAAAAGAATCGACTGTCACTGCAAATAGAATTAACGTATATGATGCTGCAGGGAACCTATTAAACTGATGACAACTACAGTTCAACATAAACGTTCTGAAACATCAGGATCTACTCCTGCCTCTGGGTCCATATTGGTCGGAGAACTTGCTATAAACCTAGCAGACGGTAAAATTTTTTCTAAGAATAGTAGCGGAACAGTAGTTCAATTGATTAGTTATGATGCCGATTTGTTTACTGTTCCGGAAACAGTAGATCTGGGATTTGTAACAGATAGTAGCGGAACAGGTTCCAGAGACTTGGGTTCTATTGCCTGATTATAAATAGTCCGAAATAGAGGATAAAAAGATGGCAATTTCATCAAGACAAGGACTAATCGATTACTGTCTCCGCAGACTAGGGTTTCCAGTAATTGAAATTAACGTGGATGATGATCAGGTTTCTGACCGCATCGACGATGCCTTGCAATATTTTCAAGAATATCATTTTGATGGGGTTGAGCGTCTTTACCTCACTCACCAAGTTACAACCGCAGAACTTAAATTTTCCGGTCTGTCTGCACCATCTTTTGAGATTGATGAAATTTTAACTGGTGCAACATCGGGCGCGACTTGTAAACTTTTCTCGCTCAGCGGAACAAATTCTAGAGTTTCCAGCGTTAAAGGAACATTCGTTGCTGGTGAAACTGTAACAGGTTCAGTTTCTGGATTTAGTAGAGCATTGGCATCGAGTGATTTTTACACTGCAGGTGATATTCAAAACGGATATATTCCTATCCCAGATTCGGTAATTGGTGTAATTCGTGTTCTACCAGTAAATGGTCCAAGTTCTGGTATGAACAATCGCAACAATATGTTCGATATTATCTACCAATTCCGCCTCAACGATATGTATAACCTACTGTCTGCGGACATGGTCTACTACACCCAAGTTCAGCAGCACTTATCAATGCTTGATATGCTACTGGTTGGAGATAGATCTATCCGCTACAATCGTAAAATGGACAAGATGTTTATCGACGTAAACTGGGAAGAAGTTTTCGATCCTGGTGATTATGTAATTATTGAATGCTACCGTATTCTGGATCCAGCAACATATACTCAGGTGTATGATGATATGTTCTTGAAACGTTATGCAACTGCACTGATCAAACGTCAGTGGGGTGAGAACATGAAGAAGTTTGGTGGAATCCAACTTCCTGGTGGTGTCATTCTTAATGGTAAAGAAATTTACGATGAGGCAGTTGAAGAAATTACTACAATCGAAACCGAAATGCAACTAAAGTCGGAACTCCCTGTCGATTTTATGGTGGGATAAGACATGCCTACCAACTTCTACTTTCAATCAGGAAATACTTCAGGAACCACCAGCGAACAGCGTTTGGTGGAAGATCTTGTTATTGAAAGTTTGAAGATCTATGGGCACGATGTTTACTATCTCCCAAGACAAACTGGTAATCTCGACGGTATTCTCGGCGAGGATGCGCTTCAGTATTTTGATCAGGCATATCCTCTCGAAATGTATCTTGAGAATGTTCAAGGTTTCGAAGGCGAAGGCGAACTGTTCACTAAGTTTGGTTTCGAGTTCAGATCTTCGGCAACTTTCGTAGTTGCAAAGAGACGCTGGGAAGAGGGAGTTGCACAAAACGCAACACTTCAATTACCTGGAAGACCAGCAGAAGGCGACTTACTATACTTCTCGAAAACAAAAACGTTTTTCGTAATCAAGTATGTCGACTTCTTAAATCCGTTCTACCAACTCGGTAAGATCTACACCTATAAACTCCAGTGCGACGTCTTTGAATTTAGTTCCGAGAGAATTGACACTGGTATTGATGAGATTGATGCTATTACAGATAACTCGAGTCAAGATCTTTACAGATTCCAGTTGCTAATGGAATCTGGTGATTTAGTATTGAATACATCGGACGATTCGATTGTTCTACAACAATATGCTACAGCAGATACAGATCCACAAGCAGACAATGATGAATTCGAATTAGAAGCAGACGGTATTATAGATTTCACAGCATTCAATCCATTCGGTGAGGTTCAAAAGAGAGCATAATGTTTCTACGTCAACACTTCTATCACCAACACATTCGTAAAGCAATAATTGCTTTTGGCACAATCTTCAATCAGATTACTGTCAAAAGATTTAATGCTGCGAATGAAACAGTGCAATCTCTACGCGTTCCTCTGGCATATTCCCCAAAGAATAAATTTCTTGCTCGTATTGCTGAGGTGCCCAGCACAACTACGCAATCAGCAGCAATCATTCTTCCGAGAATGGGGTTTGAAATCACAGGATTGCAGTATAATCCTTCCAGAAAAATCAACCTACTAACCAAGAATGTTGCAGTCGGGCAGGGCGATGATCCTAATATGCTGCGAACACAATTTACCAGCACACCATATGACATGAACGTGTCGTTGTTTATTATGTCAAAGAATCAAGATGAAGGTCTACAGATAATTGAACAAATTATTCCATTCTTCAATCCTGATTTTTGCGTAACGATAACTGATATTCCAGAAATGGGAATCAAGAGAGATTTACAAATAGTCCTTGACTCGATCAATTACGAAGATAATTACGAAGGCGATTATCTACAACGTCGATCAATTATTTGGACTATCAACTTTACGCTTGGACTAAACCTGTATGGTCCAGTTGAGCAACAAGGTATTATTAGAACTGCTATTGCACAGACCTACACCGATATTGAACAACCAAACTATTCACAGAAATACCAAGTAACAACAGATCCTAATGATGCAACCCCAGAAGGAACATGGGATTACGTGGAGCAATTTGATGAAGTCTATGAACAATAATTATAGAGATCTTGACGAACTATTCGGAACCGAAACAACAGAAACTCCTAATGCAGTCGAAGTAGTCTCTGAGGTTCCTGTTGTGGTTGATCAACCTGCAGTTCCTGAAATCATTTCAACAGGCGATGACATCGAAGATGATTATCAAACCGCCAGAAAAAAACTCAATGCTCTTATTGACAAGAGTCAACAAGCACTTGATGGAATGCTAAACGTTGCACTTGCCAGCGACAGTCCTCGTGCTTATGAAGTTGTCGGTCAGTTGATCAAAACAACGGGTGATGCTGCACAAGATCTTCTGAAACTACAACAAGCAAAAAAGAAACTGAAGGAAGAAGATAAACCAAAGAACCAAAACATCGACACGCAAAATAATATTGTGTTTGCTGGTTCTACGCAGGATCTTCTTAAAGCATTGAAAGCGGAAAAAGAAAAAATCATAGACCATGAGTGACGACAATTCCTACCACGGTAATATTAACTTAAAACCGATTGGTTACAAACATACCTTTACACAAGAGCAACTGGAAGAACTGATCAAGTGTCAGGATGATCCAATTTATTTTATTGAGAACTATTGTCAGATCGTCACACTTGACCATGGTCTGCAGTTGTTCAAATTATATGAATGCCAGAAGCGCAAAGTTCACCATATTTTAAATCATCGTAAGGCGATCTTGATGGAAGGTCGTCAGCAGGGTAAGACTATTACATCTGCTGCTTGTATTCTGTGGTATACATTGTTCCAAGATGCCAAGACCGTTGCTATCATGGCGAACAAAACTGCTGCTGCTCGAGAAGTAATGTCTCGTTATCAAGGTATGTATGAGAATCTGCCAATCTGGATGCAGCAAGGCGTAAGAACCTGGAACAAGGGTGACGTTGAATTAGAAAACGGGTCAAAGGTATTCACTGCTGCTACGACTGCATCTGGTATTCGCGGTAAGTCGGTTAACTGGTTGTATATCGACGAAGCGGCGATTATTCCAAACACTGTCGCAGAACAGTTTTTCGCTTCCGTTTATCCTACAATTTCTGCTGGTCAGACAACTAAGATTCTGTTGACTTCAACACCTCTTGGATATAATCACTTCTGGAAATTCTGGAACGAAGCAGAAAAAGGTGCCAATGGATTCGAACCAATGTTCATTCCATACACTGAGATTCCAGGACGTGATGATGCTTGGGCAGAAGAACAGTTACGACTACTTGGTGAATTGAAATTCAACCAAGAAGTTCTCTGTAATTTCCTTGGGTCGAGCAACACTCTTATCGCTGCAAAAACTCTTGGCGCAATGAGTTCTATTGACCCAATCTATATGAAAGACGGGTTGGATATTTTCGAAGATCCTCTCCCAGATAGAACTTATGTAATGGGCGTTGACACTGCAAGAGGTATCGGAGGCGACTACTCGGCATTTACTGTCATCGATGCAACAGAAGTACCGTATAAATTGGTCGCTAAATATAGAAACAACAAAATTCCGCCAATGTTGTATCCAAATATTGTGAACAAAGTGGCAAGGGATTATAATAATGCCCATGTCATGATCGAAATTAATGACATCGGACAACAAGTCGCAGATATTTTACACAGCGAATTAGAATATGATAATATTTTAACAACTGCGAAGGATACCAACAAGCAGTATCTATCTCCAGGATTCGGAAAAGCAACCCAAATGGGCGTTCGGATGACCAAACAGGTCAAACGTCAGGGGTGTTTTACGCTTAAATCCTTATTGGAAGAAAATAAATTATTGATATTTGATGCTGATAGTATTTCCGAGTTCTCGACTTTCATTGAAAAGCAGGGAAGTTGGATGGCAGATGAAGGTTACTTTGATGACCTTGTGATGAGTTTGGTTTTATTTGCATGGGTAACAAGCAATACTTACTTTAGAGACTTGACTGATATTGACATTAGAAAGAAACTATACGATAGTCAAATGAAGCAAATCGAAGAAGAATTGACACCGTTTGGTATACTAACATCTGGTCTTGAAGATGAGACTTTTATAGATAATAGTGGAGATTTATGGACTGTTGATCGGGACTCCGATAAGCGAGGGTGGTTACTATAAATTGAGTGAATTATAAATAAAAGCATAGAAACAAAGAAGACAGTGGCAATTGTCAAGTTTTTAAAACGAGGAGAAGAATATGGCATTTCAATTATCGCCAGGAGTCCTAGTTACTGAGAAGGATCTTACTAACGTCGTACCAGCAGTTTCAAGTTCTGCGGGCGGATACGTTGGTTACTTCCTCTGGGGTCCTGTAAACGAAATTCAAACAATTTCGTCAGAAAACCAACTCGTGCGCGAGTTTGGTAAACCAACAAGCACAACAACAGTTCACTTTCACACCGCTGCTAACTTTCTTGGTTACGGTAACAACCTTCAATTGGTTCGCGTAGTCGGAGATACAGCAAAGAATGCTGTTGCTGATGGCACTGCGGTTCTAATCAAAAACGAAGATGACTACACCGCATCATATTTTGCGGGCGAAGGTGCTGTTGGACCATGGGCAGCAAAGTATGCTGGTGCAACTGGTAACTCGCTGAAGGTTTCTATTGCTGACTCTTCAACCTACGATGGTTGGGCATACGAAGCGCAATTTGATGCTGCTCCAGGCACATCAACTTATGCTTCCAATGTTGGTGGCGTTGATGACGAACTACACGTTATCGTTGTTGACGAAGACGGTCTGTTCACTGGAACAGCAGGAACTGTTCTAGAAAAGTTTGCGTTTGTTTCAAAGGCAAATGATGCTAAGAATAACGATGGTTCTTCAAACTACTACAAGAACATCATCAATGCTCAATCGAAGTATATCTGGTGGATGGATCACCCATCAACTGGTGCTACATCAACAGGCGGTAATGCTCACTGGGGTAATGCTGCTACTTCTACATTCGCAACAATCGAAGATATCGACAATACAGCGTGGACTGTTGGTGGCGAAATTGCTACATTCAGTCTAGCAGGTGGTGTTGATGCTGCTCCTGCATCTGGGGACATCAACGTAGGTTACGATCTGTTTGCAAACAAGGAACTAGTTGACGTATCGCTTCTTCTGACGGGCAACCATGCTGTTGCTGTTGCTCAGCACGTTATTGATAACGTTGTTCTTGATCGTCTTGATTGCGTTGCTTTCCTCTCACCACCACTTGCAGCAGTGCAAAACAATGCTGGTGATGAAGCAGCAGATATCGTAACATACAGAAACTCAACTCTCGATCGTTCGACTTCATACGCTGTTATGGATTCAGGTTGGAAGGTTCAGTACGACAAGTATAACGATAGTTACGTCTACGTTCCACTGAACGCTGATACAGCAGGTCTCTGCGCTCGTACCGACCAGACAAATGATCCTTGGTGGTCACCTGCTGGTTTCAACCGTGGTGCAATCAAGAACTGCGTAAAGTTGCTTTATTCGCCAAACCAAACAGACCGTGATACTCTTTACAAGAATGGCATCAACCCAGTTGTGTCGTTCCCAGGACAGGGTGTTGTTCTTTACGGCGATAAGACACTTCTAGCAAAACCATCGGCATTCGACCGCATCAATGTTCGTCGTCTGTTCATCGTTCTTGAGAAGGCAATCTCGACTGCTGCTAAGTATCAACTGTTCGAGTTCAACGACGTGTTTACTCGTGCGCAGTTCAAGTCGCTAGTAGAACCATTCCTCCGCGATGTTCGTGGTCGCCGTGGTATCTATGACTTCCGTGTCGTTTGCGACGAAACAAATAACACTGGCGAAGTAATTGACCGTAACGAGTTTGTTGCAGACATCTACATCAAACCTGCTAAGTCAATCAACTTCATCTACCTAAACTTCATCGCGACTCGCACAAGCGTTTCGTTCGAAGAAGTTGGTGCCTAATAACCCGAATAAATAGAATTATAGGAGAAATCTAATATGGATATTTCAAAGTTTAAAGGGTTACTAGGTGCTGGTGGTGCTCGTCCAAACCAATTCCGCGTACTTCTCAACTTCCCAGGATATGTAACATCTGTTCCTGATAGAGAATACTCGCTGCTGGTTACTGGCGCTGCTCTTCCTGCATCAACAGTAAACCCAACTCTCGTTCAATATCGTGGTCGCGAAGTCAAACTTGCTGGCGAGCGTATCTTCGATCCTTGGACAATCACTATTGTAAACGATACTGAAATGTCACTCCGTAAACCATTCGAAGAGTGGATGAACGGAATGAATGATCTGGAATTGAATACAGGTGTTCTATCTCCAACAGACTATCAAGCAGACATCCTTGTCCAGCATCTTGATCGTAACGACGAAGTTCTGATGGAATACACCCTGTATAACTCGTTCCCAATCAACATGTCAGAAATTGCTCTACAATATGGTCAGAACGATGTAATTGAAGAGTTCACAGTAACCTTCAACTACTCTCACTACCTAACAAACACCCTGTAAGAGTAATTTGATATAATGGAAATTTTTGGTTATAAGATTACGAGGTCTTCGGAGCCACCAACGGAAAAATCGTTCGTGGCTCCGACAGACGATGGTGGCACAGATGCGATTAAAGCAGGTGGTTACTACGGTACATATCTAGATCTAGATGGAACTGCCAGCACCGAACAAGAATTGATCAGACGCTACCGCGACATTGCTGGTATGGCAGATGTCGACACAGCAATTGATGACATTGTTAATGATTCAATTTCCAATCTTGATGATGAAGATCCAATCAAAATTAATCTCGATGAAGTAAAACTTTCCGCTGGAATTAAGAAAGACATTGAGAGAGAATTCGAAGAAATCCTTAGAGTTCTTGATTTTAAACTCAGAGCGCAAGACTACTTCCGCCGTTGGTATATCGACGGCAGACTTTTCTTCCATAAAGTTATTGACACGGCAAATCCTAAACAGGGTATTACTGATGTTCGTTACATCGATCCACGAAAGATTAAAAAGGTTCGTGAGATTATCAAGGAAAAAGAAACCAAGTCTGGCGTAGATTTCATTAAGAAGGTTGAAGAATACTTCCTTTACAATGAAAAGGGTGTAGTAAATCAGAAGACAGCAAATGTCAATGATTATTCCAGCACTTCAAATATGCTGAAGATTACTAAGGACGCTATATGCCATGTTCCTTCTGGTCTTGTTGATCAGGATAAGAACGTTGGTCTATCATACTTACATAAGGCAATTCGTCCTGCTAACCAGTTGCGTATGATGGAAAACGCACTGGTCATTTATCGTATTACTCGTGCTCCAGAGCGTAGAGTGTTTTACGTTGACGTTGGTAATCTTCCAAAAATCAAAGCGGAACAATACCTCAAGGGTATTATGAACCAGTATCGTAACAAGATCGTTTATGATTCTAACACTGGTGAAATCCGCGACGACAAGAAATTTATGTCGATGCTTGAAGACTTCTGGTTGCCTCGCCGTGAAGGTGGTCGTGGCACTCAGATTGAAACACTTCCTGGTGGAGAAAATCTTGGTCAGATCCAAGACGTAGAATTCTTCCAACGTAAACTATATCAAGCGTTGAACGTTCCTATCTCGAGACTACAACAGCAGTCTGGTTTAAACTTTGGTCGTGCGGCGGAAATCAATCGCGACGAATGGAAGTTCACCAAGTTCATTGCTAAGTTGCGTCGTCGTTTCTCACTATTGTTTGACGATCTCCTTAAGACTCAGTTAATACTGAAGGGTATTATCACAGAGGATGATTGGGATAAGATTAGAGACAACATTCAGTATAGATATGCGACCGATGCATTCTACACTGAATCAAAAGAACAACAGATTCTTCAATCTCGTATTGAAATTCTTAACGGTATGGCAAACTATATTGGTTCATTGTATAGTAAGGAATATGTTCAGAAGCATATCCTAAAGTTGACAGATGATGAAATTGCTGAAATTGAAGCAGAGAACGAAGCGAGTCCGCCTGAGGTTCCACCTGCTGATTTTTCATCACTGCAACCAGATAATCAACAACCAGTAGACAATCAACAAGGACAATAATATGACACAGAGTGTAGCAGACTTAATAAATAATATCGAAAACGGAACACTAGCGGACGCAGAACAAGTTTTTAATGATATTATGGATCTAAAAGCAGGTGCAGCATTAGATGCTCATAGGGAAACCGTAGCATCAAATATGTTTGGCAATCCGCAAGATGATGAAGATGATCAGTTCGAAGACGATTCCGAAGACGATACATTAGAAGACGCAGGAGAAGACGATGCTGACTTATAAGGAATTACTAGAAAGAATTAATATCGCCAAGACAAAAATGGGCGATGTGATTAAGGATTTCCAGGATTCTGATGCGCCCCAATTCCAGGGTAAGAGCGCAGAGAAGCGTCGTCAGATGGCAATCGCTGCCAAGTTAGAAGCAGATCGTGGTGTCAAGGAAGAAGTAGAAGAACTTGAAGAACTTTCAACCGACACACTTAAAGGTTACCGCAAGAAAGCACGTGCTCAAGGTAATGCTATCGTCGACAAGATGAAGATGGGTGGTGGTGATTGGTCGAAGGATCAGAAGGACACCAAGACACTTCGTAAAAGATCAAAGGGTGCTAACATGTCTGGCAAGCAACTTGTCAAACGTGGCGAAAGTCTGAAGACTGAAGAGATCGAGCAGACCGACGAAGAACTAAAGGGCAATCAACACAAGATTGATGCCAATAAGAATGGTAAAATTGATGGACACGATTTCAAAGTTTTGCGTAATGCAAAGAAAGCAAGATACCAGTAAGGATTAACAAATGGCGACTAAAGCGGTTCTAAAACTAACACAGGTCCATGGTGTGGTAAAGGTGCGTGGCACAGGATCCGCTACCATTGCGCTTGCAACTGATCTGAAGAAATCTTCAGAAACTCAGTCTTCACCAAAGGCGAATATTCGCACCATTCACTGGGCGCTGTCAGTAGGTTCTACTGCAACTGTCACTAGAAATAGTGTAGTTCTTTATTACCTTTCCGGAACTGGTAAGATGGAATTTATGGGATGGTCCGACAATGAAGAAAATGAATCAGACATTGTTGTCGATTTTTCTTCAGGAACTGGAGCAGTAGTTCTCGAACTTGCTAAGGTCTCTGGTTATGGTCCTCAGTCCCACCAGAACCAAGGAGATCTAGGATAATGAAACTAATTACTGAAGTCGTTGAAGACATCAACATCCTTACCGAAGAAACAAACGGTAAGAAGACACACTTTATCGAAGGTATCTTCCTCCAGTCAAATCTCCAAAACCGCAATGGGCGTGTTTATCCAAAGGAGATTATGCAGAAAGAAGTCGACAGATACAACGAAAGTTATGTCAAGTCAAATCGTGCGCTCGGAGAACTCGGTCACCCAGATGGTCCATCGATTAATCTAGATCGTGTTTCCCATATGATTGTTTCTCTCAGAGAAGATGGAGACAACTATATTGGTAAGGCAAAACTTATGGATACACCAATGGGTAATATTGCTAAGGGTCTGATTGAAGGTGGTGCTAAACTTGGTGTTTCTTCCCGTGGTATGGGAACACTGAAAGCGAACAAAGATGGTATCAATGAAGTGCAGAGCGATTTCTATCTTGCTACTGCTGCCGATATCGTAGCAGATCCTTCTGCTCCTGATGCGTTTGTTCAGGGCATCATGGAAAATAAAGAATGGGTTGTTGTAAATGGTGTTTGGACAGAGCAAGCATGCGATATGTCTAAGCGTTATATTAAGAAAGCAACCAAAAAAGAATTGGAAGAAGCGAAACTTGCAGTATTCGAATCTTTCCTGAATCGCGTTTCACGCAAAACAAAGTTTTTATAAATATCATATAATCTCGACTTTTAGGAGAAGCAAATGAGTGTAGAGAACAAAATCAGAGAGTTGCTGACTAAGAAGCAACTATCCGAGGGTGTTGTTGCCGAAGCAGGTGACGCAACCAATCCTATGCAGGGTTCATCACAAGCAAGTCCTGCTGCTGGTGCAATGGGCGCAGCAAAGGGTAAGGATTCTTCGATCCCAGCAAAGATTGCTGGCGATGCAACTAATCCACGTCAGGGTTCATCGCAAGATGCATCTATCGATAGCGAACGTGATGACAAGACAGAAAATCCAGGTGCTAAAGAAGCTGGTGCTGTAAAGGGAAGCAACCAAGGAACACTATCGCAAGGTGGTGCTGGTGCTGCTCCAAACTTCACTACTGTTGCTGATCCAACATCAGTTGTTAATCAGGCATCGTCAAAGGGCAATGTTCATCAAGAAGAATATGACCCAGAAGAAGATGAAGATCTAGAAGACGACTTCGAAGATGAAGACGAAGATGAAGATCTAGAAGAATCATTCGCTACCGACCTCGCAACTCTGTTCGACGGTAACGAAGATCTCACAGAAGATTTCCGCAACAAAGCATCATCGCTTTTTGAAGCAATGGTTGTTGCAAGAGTAAGCAATGAAGTAGCAATCATCGAAGACCGTCTGGTTGAAGAAGCTGCTGAATTGATGGAAGAATATAAGTCAGAACTCGTCGAGAAGGTAGATTCCTATCTCGGTTATGTAATTGAAAATTGGATTGAGGAAAACCAACTTGCTGTAGAAAACGGTCTCCGTGCTGATGTCACTGAGTCGTTTATCGAAGGCATGAAAAACCTTTTCGCGGAACATTATATTGATGTTCCCGAAGAAAAATATGATGTTCTTGGTGAAATGCAAACCCAGATCGACGAACTTGCGTCGAAACTGGATGAAACAATCGCTGCAAATGTAGAACTGCACGATGCCAATACCGAACTTATGAAAGAAAGCGTTTTCTCTGTAGTGGTCGAAGACCTCGCAAAGACAGACGCAGAAAAGTTCAAATCTTTGGTCGCTGATGTAGAATTCGAGAATGCAGATATCTTCGAAGAAAAACTAAACGTAATTAAGGAAAATTATTTCCCTAAGAACAGAACACTTTCCGAAGATAAATTTGACGATGGAGTTGACAACGAGTTCATCGAAGGATCAACAGTCAGTCAGTATGTCCGTGCATTGGACCAACTTGCTGCTAAAAAGTAATTTATTATAAATAAATCTATTGAACACCTTAGAGGAGAAAACTAAATGTTTCTTTCAGAACAATTAACAAAGAAGTGGGAACCTGTTCTCAATCATGAAGGTCTTGGTGAAATCAAGGACAACTATCGCCGTTCGGTTACAGCAGTAGTTCTTGAAAACCAAGAAAAGGCACTCCGTGAAGAGCGTTCGGCTCTTTGGGAAACAACCCCAGCAGCAAACAACATTGCTCAAGCAACCACTGGTGGTGCTGACAATCTTGACCGCTACGACCCAATCCTAATCTCGCTCGTTCGTCGTGCGCTGCCAAACCTAATGGCATACGACGTTGCTGGCGTTCAACCTATGACTGGTCCAACTGGTCTTATCTTCGCAATGAAGTCGCGCTATGCTGCTATGAACGGCACAGAAGCACTCTTCAACGAAGCAGACACCGACTTCTCGGGTACAGGAACTCACGCTGGTTCAAACCCAGTTGACGGTTCTTACACAACTGGTACTGGTATTGCTACTGCAGACGCTGAAGCACTTGGTGATCCTTCGGGCACTGACTTCAACGAAATGGCATTCAGCATCGAAAAGACAACTGTAACTGCTAAGACACGTGCGCTGAAGGCAGAATACACAGTCGAACTGGCACAGGATCTCAAGGCAATTCACGGTCTTGACGCTGAGTCAGAACTCTCGAACATCCTTTCACAAGAAATTCTTGCTGAAATCAACCGCGAAGTTATCCGCACAATCTACAAGGTTGCTAAACCTGGTGCAGCATCGACTGCAACTGCTGGTACTTTCGACCTTGACGTTGACTCAAACGGTCGTTGGTCGGTTGAGCGTTTCAAGGGTCTTCTGTTCAACATTGAACGTGACGCTAACGTAATCGCTCAAGACACTCGTCGTGGTAAGGGTAACTTCATTATCTGTTCGTCAGACGTTGCTGCTGCTCTTGCAATGGCAGGTATGCTTGACACAGGTGGTGCGCTTTCTGGTTCGCCAACTCTGTCTTCGGACGACACAGGTAACACCTTCGCTGGTACTCTGAACGGTCGTTACAAGGTATTCATCGATCCTTACTCAGCAAACACTGGCGCTGCATCGCAGTTCTATGTTGTTGGTTATAAGGGTTCGAATGCTTATGACGCAGGTATCTTCTACTGCCCATACGTTCCACTACAAATGGTTCGTGCTATCGATCCTAACACCTTCCAACCAAAAATTGGTTTCAAGACTCGTTACGGTATGATCGCTAACCCATTCGTAACTCAGTCGAACGGTACAACTGACGCTGATACGTTCACTGCTAACCGCAACCAATACTATCGTCGCGTTAAGGTTACTAACCTTATGTAATCGATACCTCTCCATTAGAGAGAGGGTTGCTAAGAAACTGGGGGGAGCAGAAATGCTCTCCCCATTTTCATTATAAATAGTAGGAAACTAAGAGGATCCTATGGTACTAAAAACAGAACTTGGCGTTACAGAGGCGAATTGGTCGAATCAGCAACCAAGCGATCTCGATTATCTGAAACCCAATGGATTTAAATTCCAGATTCACAACCTACCAAACGTTTCTTATTTCTGTCAGGCAGCGAATATCCCAGCAATTCAAATGGGTTCGCCTACAGTTGCAACACCGCTATCCGATATCCCATATCCTGGTGATAAACTAACTTATGGTGATCTGGTTATTCGTTTCCTCGTTCAAGAGAACATGAGTAACTATCTCGAATTATATAATTGGTTAATTGGTCTTGGGTTCCCAGAGAATCATGATCAGTATAAAAACTGGAACGAGTCACAACGTTATAGATTCCCTGCTATCTCAGACAAACGTCTTGGTGCTCTAGGAAACTTCTCGGACGCAGACTTCTTTATTCTCGACTCTGATAATAATCCAAACGTAAAGATTACATACTATGATGTGTTCCCTGTCAGTCTAGAAGGACTGGACTTTGACATCAGTTCTGGTAGAGCAGACTTCTTGGTCGGGATTGCCGCATTTAAATATCGTCATTATACGGTAGAAGCACTTTAAGTATTGACTTTTGTCAAAAAACACGGTATAGTTATATTATTTTTTCTAGTGAGGGCATATGAAATTATCTGAAATCCAAGAGTTGTGGGCGAAAGACTGCAAGATTGATCAATTAAATCTTGGTCCAGAATCCACCAAAACCCCAGAACTACACGCAAAATATTTGAACCTGCTTACCAATGCCAAGTTGCAGTTGCGTAAGACAGAGGCAGATTACTTCCGCATGCGTAAGACTAAACTTAGATACTACAAGGGCGAACTTACTCGGGAAGAACTTGAAGAATGGGGATGGAATCAATACCAAGGATTGAAACCGCTCAAGAATGAGATGGATGATGTTCTTCAATGCGATGACGATCTAATCAAGATTCAAGACAAGATTGATTACGTCAAGGCAGTTCTATATCAATTAGAGCAAATTCTGCGGTCACTAAATAGTAGGACATGGGACATTAAGTCTGCTATCGAGTGGACCAAATTTACAAATGGGTTAATGTGAGCGATCTAACAGTTACCAAAAAAGATGAAGTATATTTGAACGTCGAGTGCGATCCAAGCATTGCGCAAGAATTAAACGATTACTTCACCTTCGAGGTTCCTGGTGCTAGATTTATGCCTACTTACCGTGCTAAACTTTGGGATGGTAAAGCGCGACTATTCAATATGTGGACCAAAGAACTTTATGTTGGTCTACTCCCATATCTAAGAGAATTTGCTGAACGTCTTGACTACAAGATGGATGTTCAGATGGAAAGAATCGGCGATCCGATTAATCTAGACGATCTTGTAAAATTTGCCGAGTCGCTGAATCTACACTCACAGGGCAGTCCGATCGAGACGCGAGACTACCAGTTAGACGCTGTCAAGTATGCGATACGCATCGGACGCACTCTGCTACTCTCACCAACTGCCTCTGGTAAATCCCTGATCATCTATCTACTAATGCGCTACCACCAACAGTTTGGGCGCAAGCAATTAATCATTGTTCCCACCACATCTCTGGTTGAACAAATGTATAAGGACTTCCAAGATTATGCCTCCGAAACAGACTGGAAAGCAAGTTACAATTGTGCGAGAATCTATTCAGGGTTCGAGAAGTCGAATGAGTATCCCATTACAATATCAACATGGCAGTCAATCTACAAATTACCTAAGAAATTTTTTGACGAGTTTGATGTCATTTACGGGGATGAAGCGCATCTTTTCAAAGCGAAATCCCTAACATCAATCTTCAATAAGTGCACCAAAACTAAGTTCCGGATCGGAACAACAGGAACCCTCGACGGAACTAAAACACACAAGTTGATTCTCGAAGGTTTGTTCGGTAAAGTTCACAAGGTAATCTCCACCAAAGAACTCATGGACCAAGGATCGGTCGCAGATCTTGATATTCATTGCCTCGTTCTCGATTATACCGATGAAGAAAAGAAGGCGCTGACAAAGTATACCTATCAGGAAGAAATGGACTGGTTGGTAACGCATCAGAAACGAAACACCATCATTAAAAATCTGGCAACTACGCAGAAGGGCAACACCCTAGTTCTGTTTCAGTTTGTCGAGAAGCATGGTGCTGTGCTATACGATCTGATCAACCAGAAGGTTGGTGAAAAGCGACACGTCTTCTTTGTTCATGGCGGAACTGATACTCAGCAAAGAGAAAAGGTTCGTGAGATTACCGAACAACAAAGCGATGCGATTATTATTGCTTCGTATGGCACCTTTTCAACGGGAATAAATATAAGAAATCTGCATAATGTTATATTCGCTTCTCCGTCGAAATCTAGGATAAGAAATCTCCAGTCGATTGGTAGAGGATTACGTAAGGGTAACGATAAGACTTCCTGCCGTTTGTTTGATATTGGCGACGATCTGACTTGGAAAAGTCGAAAGAATTATACTCTACAGCATATGATAGAGAGAATCAAATTATACAATGAAGAAGGTTTTAAATATAAACTGGTGAGGATCCCAACTGATGGAACCAAAGGTAATTAAATTTAACAATGGCGAACTTGTCATTGGAGTCTTGCGCAATAACAATGAAGAGTCTCTGTGGATAGAGAACCCAATCGCAGTTGTGCCATACCCTGTCATGCAGAACGATATGATGGGCGAAACGTTTCTACTGAAACCTTGGATTGGTATCTCTGATGAGAAAAAATTCCTTATCCCGACTTGTGAAATTGTTACGATCTGCACATTGAAGAAGAATCTTTTAGAACAATACAACAGATATATCTCAGGTCCGTCTTTGTCAGACGAGGATCCCCCCGAAGATTTGGATATGGATCTGGAGACGATCAGAGCAGCACTGCTCAAGGATAAGAACTTACTTAACTGACAGCTAAAGCTTATTATTCATAATGCGACATAGTCGATTATACTCTTTTCCAAAGAAATGTCAATGAAAAAAAGTTGACTTTAGTGAAAAAATATAGTATAAGATACTATGAGATGGAGAAAAACATGAACGAAAAAGTACCATTCAAGAAAAACAAAAAGAACAATGTCCATTACGTGGACAACTCAAAGTTCTTAGAAGAGATTACTAAGTATCGCAATGGGGTGCTTGCTTCTATTGAGGCAGGAACAACTAAACCACGTGTGCCAAATTATCTTGGCGAGTGTTTTCTTAAGATTGCAAACCACCTTGCATACAAAAGCAATTTTATCAACTATACCTATCGCGAGGAAATGATTTCTGATGGCATTGAGAACTGCATTACTTACATTGACAACTTCGATCCTGATAAGTCTAAGAATCCCTTCGCGTACTTCACACAAATCACCTACTATGCCTTTCTTCGTAGAATCCAAAAGGAAAAGAGGCAACAGCAAACCAAATATCGATACATGAGAAATATTGATATGCATGACCTTATTACGCAGGATCATGATACTGGTGAATACGGCAACGAGTTTATCGATTATGTCAAGAAGCAAATGGATATGATAGATGAGTACGATAAACCAGATGAACCTAAGAAAAATGCTCTTCCGAAGAGGCGACCGAAATATCTTGATAAAAAAATCATTGACAATTCTCTTGATTTAGGGTAATATGAGAATATCTACTCTTGTGAATAAGGATAAATTAATGACTGATAAGATTGACCTCAACGCTGCCAAGACCCTCGTTAAGCAGAACCCTGTTGGTAAGTGGGTTGCGGATAACTACTGGATGCTGATTTTCACTGGGTTGTTTTTCACTGGCGCATATTCTCTGATCAGTTCCGCAGCGGAACATAAGTATCAAGTCCAAGAAATCTCTAAGCAGAATGCTGCGTGCATTTATCTTGAGTCCAGCAAACTTGGTGATGGTCAGCACTACATGATCTGCAATGGTCAGATTATTTTGAAGCGTCTTTCGGACGAAGTCCCTCAGGAAACTACCGAGGAAAAGTTGGAAGAAGTTGTTCCCGCTAACGCAACGGCAACCCCACCTGCAAAGTAAATAAAAGGTTCGAGTATGAAGATTGCGTTGATCACTGACACCCACTTCGGTGCTAGGTCAGATTCTATTCCATTTGATAACTTCTTCGCGAAGTTTTACACCGAGGTGTTTTTCCCTCATCTTGAACGCGAAGGAATCAAGACTATCATTCACCTTGGTGATGTTTTCGATCGACGCAAGTTCATCAACTATAACACACTGAAGAAGTGTCGTGAATACTTTTTCGATAAGACCGCCGAACTTGGTATCGACGTTCACATGATCGCAGGTAATCACGACACGTTCTTCAAGAACACCAATGACGTAAACTCGTTGGACCTTCTATTGCGAGAGTATGAAAATATCATTACATACTCTGACGCAGAAGAAATTATTCTCGACGGTAAAAATCTGCTGCTTGTGCCGTGGATCTGTTCGGGTAACTACGCCGAAACTATGGCAGTTGTAAAGGAAAGCAATGCACAAGCAGTATTTGGACACTTTGAATTTTCAGGTTTTGAAATGTATCGTGGGCATAAGAATGACCATGGGATGGATACTGCAGAGTTTGATAAATTCCCTCTTGTTTGCTCTGGTCATTTTCATCATCGGAGTCGGTCTGGTAACATTGTCTATCTTGGTAATACCTATGAGTTTACTTGGAGCGATTATAATGATCCACGAGGGTATCACCTCTATGATACGGAAACGAATGAGATAGAATTTCATGAGAACCCATTTAAAATCTTTCATAAAATCTACTATGATGACACTACTGGTGACCCTAGTTTGCTTGATCTTAGCACACTTGTGGGGAGTTGTGTTCGATTAGTTGTCGTAAAGAAAACAGACTTCTATAAGTTTGATCGTTTCGTGGACAAGTTGTATGATTGCAACCTGATCGAATTAAAAATTATTGAAGACTTCTCAGAGTTTGAGACCGAGGCAATGGAAGATGAAAAACTTGACATTGAGGATACAATGACAGTTCTTTCTGATTTTGTTGACACAGTTTCAACCGACCTTGATAAAGATAAAATTAAAAACTTACTGAGAACTTTGTATATTGAGGCACAGCACGTTTCTGTATGATCTATTTTAAAACAATACGGTGGAAGAATCTTCTATCAACTGGTAATACGTTTACTGAAATTCATTTGAATCGTTCGCCAAGCACTCTGATTGTTGGCGAGAACGGTGGCGGTAAATCGACCTTCCTTGATGCGCTCTGCTTCGGTCTGTTCGGTAAACCATTCCGCAATATTAATAAACCGCAACTGCTAAACTCAATCAATAAGAAGAATCTTGTTGTTGAGATTGAGTTCTCAGTAGGTGGCAAAGACTATAAGATTGTTCGTGGTATTAAACCGAATGTCTTTGAGATTGAATCTGGTGGAGAAGTGATCAATCAGGATGCTGCTGCTAGAGACTATCAGAAGTATCTTGAAGAATCAATTCTCAAGTTTAATTACAAATCATTTACGCAGATTGTTATTCTGGGGTCTGCTTCGTTTACTCCATTCATGCAGTTGCCACCATTTACTCGTCGCGAAATCATTGAAGACATTCTTGACATTCAGATCTTTACTACGATGAACACAGTTCTGAAGGATAAGATGACTGCTCTCAAAGATCAGGTTAGCGAAGCAGAAAACAAACTGGAAGTCTTGAAGCAGAAGGCAACTATTCAAAAAGAATATGTTGACACGCTGGAAGCAAACAAGGAAAAGAGAGTTGACGAAATTATCTCCCGAATTGAGGAAGGTGAATTATCCATCGCGAGTTTCCAAAGTCTTGTTACTACGCTCGAAGGTAAAAAGATTACGCAAGAAGATGCCCGTGCATTGCTCGGAGATCTTACCAGTAAGCAAAAGAAACTCGAACAATTCAAAACCAAGTTTTCCACTCAACTCCGCGATCTTCAAAAGGAGGTGGCGTTCTATAATGAAACGGACGAATGTCCTACGTGTCAGCAGGGTATTGCCCATGACCACAAAGAAACAATCGTATCGTCTCGCCAAGAGAAAATCGAAGAACTTTCTTCAGGAATGGAGAAACTCCAGGAAGAATTTACAAAACTCGAAGAACTTATCGCGCAGGATAATGCTCTAGTTGAACAAATCCAAGAACTGAACAAGCAAATTCTTACCAATAACAATGAGATCATTGTTCAGCAACGTCTTGTTCAGGCACTCAATCTAGAACTGAATGACATTAAAACTAAGACTGCTGATATTGATGTTGAGAAGGATAAGTTAAAGCAACTTGCAAAGGAAGTTGTCTCTCAGAATACCGAGAAGGCAAGGTTGAATGAAGAAAAGCATTACATGGAAGTTGTCTCAACACTCCTCAAGGATACTGGTATTAAGACTAAGATTATTCGGCAGTATCTTCCAGTTATCAATAAACTGGTGAATAAATATCTTCAGGCAATGGACTTCTTTGTTCAGTTTAATCTTGATGAAAAGTTCGACGAAACAATCAAGTCCCGCCATCGCGATGACTTCAGTTATGCTTCATTCTCGGAAGGAGAAAAGCAGCGAATCGATCTAGCCCTCCTGTTTACCTGGCGAACTATTGCTAAGATGAAGAACAGTGTTGCAACAAACCTGTTGATTCTTGATGAAGTATTCGACTCATCGTTGGATAATAACGGAACTGATTACGTTATGTCCCTGTTGGATACTGTTGGCGAAGATACTAATGTTTTCGTAATCAGTCACAAGGGTGATCAACTGTTCGATAAGTTCCGCAGTTTGATCAAATTTGAAAAGAAAAATAATTATAGTGAAATGGTGGTATAATGGAACTACTTAAATTTACAGATCCGCAGTTGCGTAATATCCCGACTGCTTTTGATTTTGAAAAACAGAATGCTCAGGAACTTGCTGATACATTGTGGGATGAATGTCGTCGTCTCCAAGGACTTGGTCTTTCCGCCAATCAGGTGGGTATCGATGCCAAGGTTTTTGTTATGGGAAGTGATGACACCAATCGTAAGAATATTTTTAATCCCAAAGTAATCTCCGTATCAAAGGAAACGGAACTTGCAAAGGAGGGATGCTTGTCATATCCTGGATTGTGGTTGTCTGTTAAACGACCAAAGGAAGTTACGCTTTCTTATCAGAAAGTCGACGGAACTCATGTCGTTGAAACTTTCATTGGACTGCAGGCAAGAATCGCACAGCATGAGTTTGATCACATGGAAGGTTTGAATTTTTCTGATCATGTATCTCAGTTGAAACTCGATATGGCACTAAAGTCTTTAAACAAACGAGCAAAGAGGTATATTAGGAAATATGTCCAACACAACCTATGATTTCGGATTCACATTTGAGGATCCAACCGAAACAGTAATTCACGTTCCAGAACCATATAGTTCCCAGACTATAGATGCGGGTGACCTGAAAGATGAGATCATGGCAAAACTCTATGATCTCGAAGCAAGACTACTAACGTCTGACCAATCTGGTCTTATCGCAGAGCACAAGAGACTTGTAGAAATGGAAGTCTCTGAAAAACTAAAACAGGTAGAAGATCTAATTCTGCCTCTCCTTTATAATTTGATGAAAAATCCTGAAAAGGAATACATCCACTGGCCGAATAGGACACCAATCATTGATAACCAAATTGACAAGATCACCGCGATCACGAGATATTATGAACGAGTATGATCATGCTCCTCAAAAACCAAAATTCTTTACGCAACCTGTAGCGACTGCAGTGACGTTCTATCTGTGTGGTGAGATTAAACCCGCAGAAGAATATGTTGAATGGTTTCAAATCCTCCGAGCAGCAGGTGAGACCGATATAATTTACATTCGTATTAACAGCGAAGGCGGCGACCTATTCTCTGCTATGCAGTTGGTTCGCGCAATCCAAGAATCGAATGCGACTATTGTCTGCTCCGTCGAGGGTATTTGCATGAGTGCTGCTACTCTGGTTTTCCTCAGCGGCGATCGCTACGAACTCTCTGACCATACCATGTTCATGTTCCATAACTACTCAAGCGGAACTATTGGTAAGGGTGGTGAAATGTATGACCAGATTACGCACTTCCGTTCTTGGTCTGAGAAACTGTTCACCTCCTTCTATAAGGACTTCCTAACGACTGAAGAAATCAAGTCGATGCTTGATAACAAGGACATCTGGTTGGATGCCGAAGAAGTTGCGAAGCGTCTTGAGCACCGTGTTGGGGCGCAGAGCAAGGAAGAAGAACCTGAACAACCAAAAAAGCGCAGGAAAAAAACCACAGATGAATAAATAGGCTTGACTTTTTCAGAAAAAGCAGGTATATTGATTCTATGATTGGTTTTAAAGATTATTTGTTCGAACGCGAAGAGGGTGCTGGCCTGACCATTTGGGATATTGACGAGACCCTCTTCAACACAAAAGCACTCATCTATGTAATGAAGGGTGGCGAAATCGTTCGTAAACTTTCAAACCAAGAATTTAACACCTACAAGTTGGGTGCTGGTGAGTCCTACGACTTCCGAGAATTCCGAGATGCTCGCCACTTCCGCGACACCTCCGAACCGATTGCTAAGGCGATCCGTAAACTAATCGCAATTCACAAGAACGTCAAGGCGAAGGGCAGCAAGATGATTGTCATCACTGCTCGCGCTGACTTCGATGACCGTGACATGTTCCTAGACACCTTCCGTAAGCAAGGTATTGACATTGACGATATCCACGTTCACCGTGCTGGTAATCTCAATGCTGCCAACTCTGCTGAGGGTAAGAAAATCTACATCAAACAATATCTCGATACAGGTAAATACTCTCGTGTTCGCCTGTTCGACGATGCTGTATCAAATCTGGAAATGCTGAAGGGCCTCTCATCAGAATACCCTAATGTGAAGTTTGAAGCATATCTTGCCCATCATGATGGCACGATGACTCGTTATTAAAGGAGAAGAAGTATGTTGAAGAAAATTGTTTCAGGTCTTATTGCTGTTAGTGTTCTTGCCACTCCTGTTGCTGCCGAAGCAAAGCACCGTGACCGTGGTGGTCAGGGTCGCGGACATCACTCGCGTATTAGCACTGGTGAGGCAATCGCCATCGGTGTAGGCGCATTTATACTTGGTGCTGCAGCAAGCAGCAAGCGAACCGAAGATCGGAATGTTGAACGCGAAGTCTACGATCGTGAATATGATTATCACTATCGTCGTTCTTACTGTCGCGAAGTTATCAGCAGTGGTTATGACCGCTACGGCGACTACTACGAAAAGCGTACTGTTCGCTGCAACTGATGCTTCCTGATATTGAAGTTGTCACAACTGACAACGGAATACATTATGCTCTGTTCAAAACTCGAGACTATATCTCGACTTCCATACGTAAATATGGACACTTCGAAAAACAAACACAAGAGTTGGCAAGGCAGTTTATACGAACTGGTGTCGTTCTAGACATCGGTTGTAATCTGGGTTCATTCTCTATTCCTCTTGCTAAAGAATATCCTGATGCAAGATTTATTGGATTTGAACCGCAGAGAGTTGTGTTTCAGCAATTCAATACCAATGTATTCCTGAATTCATTAACCAACGTTGAGTCTCATAATCATGGTCTTGCTGAGAAGGCAATGCGACTAATGGGTGGTGTTCCTGACTACAGGACTTCTGCTAACATCGGTGGATTGACATTGAATTTTAGTGTTGAGCAGTATAAAAGTAAAACAACCACAGGCAAATTTTCTAAGTGGGATTTCCTAACGCACTACGATGTTAAGACTCTTGATGAGTATGCTTTCCGTGAGATTGATGTTATCAAGATTGACGTTGAGGGTATGGAATTGAACGTCTTGCTTGGTGCAAAAGAAACTCTGAAAGAAAATAACTACCCGCCAATTATTTTTGAGTGTTGGCAAGAGTCGTGGTTTGAAAATACAAGATTAAAATTATTCGATCTCCTAGGTGAGATGGGATATAAAAACATCACGCAACATAAAAATAATTACCTTGCACGAAAATAACGGCTTGACATTTCTGCCAAAATCGGGTAGAGTGGTTATATTGATTATGAATGAGGTGCTGTTATGAATACGAACCAGAAATCTACGCTCGCTCGGTTGCTTGCCACTGAGAACCTTCGCGTCGAACACCAGCAGGTTCAGACTGCTGCCTTCGACCTCAAGAACCGTACTCTCATCCTCCCTATCTGGAAAGATATGTCGAACGATCTTTATGACCTGCTTATCGGTCATGAAGTTGGTCACGCACTCTATACTCCCGCCAAGGGTTGGCACGGTGAGATCGATGCTCGTGGTATGGGTATCAAGTCCTATCTGAACATCCTTGAAGATGCTCGTATCGAGCGTATGATCAAGGACAAGTTTCCTGGTATCCGCAAGAACTTCTTCACTGGTTATCAGGAACTGTTCGACAAGAACTTCTTCGGCGTGAAGGGTCGCGACCTTAGCACTCTCCGTTTTATTGACCGTATCAATCTGCACTACAAGGTTGGTCCTTTCCTGAACGTTCAGTTCTCGAACGATGAGCAACCATATATCGCTCGCATCGATGCGATGAAGACTTGGGATGATGTCGCTGCTCTCGCTGCCGAACTCTACGAACTCGCGAAGTCTGAACCTGAACCTGAGTTTGACCTTGACGATCTGATGGATGCTCTGTCGGGTGTTATAGAAGACGGTGACGACGATGGTGATGGTCAGGGTGAACCTACCAACGTTAAAGTTTCTGCTCCTTCCTCGTCGGATGCTCAGCAGAGCGATGACAAGTCTGACGAAACTGCCGATGCTGCCGATGACAAGGGTGAAGGTAAATCTCCTGCCTCTGCTGGCGAAAAGAAGTCGGATGATGCTGCTGATTCCGAACGTGCTGGTGATGACTCACAGGGTGAAAAGCAAAAAGGTTCTTCGACGACTGCTGCCGAACCAACCTACAGCGATGATCCTGCTGGTATCACCGACCAGTTCTTCCGCCAGATGGAAGATACTTTCATCGATAGCGAATCGCGTCCGTATGAATATGGTGTTCTGCGCGAAGTAGATCCTCGTAACTATGTGGTTCCGATGAATTGGTTGCTTGACAATATGGCACCGACCGTTCACAAGGACCAGTGGACGCACGAACAACTCGACTCTGTTGCTGTAGCAAACGACCTGTTCGTTCAGTTCCGCGATAAGAACCAGAAGTATATCAACCTGATGGTTCAGGAATTTGAAATGAAGCGTAAGGCATCGCAGTTTGCTCGTGCATCGATCTCTAAGACAGGTCGTCTTGATGTTGATCGCGTTTGGGCGCACAAGATCAGCGAAGATCTGTTTGCTCGTAACACGGTTGTTCCTGATGGTAAGAACCATGGTATGCTTCTGTTCCTCGACATGTCTGGTTCTATGTCTGGTAACATGAAGGGTTCGATTGAGCAGTTGGTTACGTTGATGATGTTCTGCCGTAAGGTTCGTATCCCCTTCGAAGTTTATGGTTTCACGAACAACAACATGGTATCTGATGCGTATCCTAATGCCCGTAAGATGATTGATAATCGCCAGTCATCGAATGATGACCGCAGTATTGACATTGCTCGTCATGGATTCTTCCTTCTGCAGTTTATGAGCAGCAACTGCTCTGCTGGTATGTTCAACCAGATGATTCGCAATCTGTTGATGTGCGCTGAGGCATTTGAAACTCGTCGTCGTTACCAAACTCGCAATACCTATCGTCTGCCTGATTTCATGGGTCTTGCGTCGACTCCTCTCGAGGAATCGATTGTTCTTGCTCGTTCGATTGCTGAACAGTTCCGTAACAAGCATCGTGTTGAAGTTCTCAGCACTGTGTTTGTGACGGATGGTGATGGTGATGACAACGTTACGGTTGGTGGTAAGTATTCTCGCTGGTCGGCACGCAACCTGACTATTTCGGATGCCAAGACTGGTGCGAATGTAACTGTCAAGTATCATGATGACCAGCGCAACCAGATGCAGGAAGCACTGCTCGAACTCTATCGCAAGGCGACTGGTTCGCGCACCATGAATTTCTTCATCGTGGATTACAATGCGAAGTACTTTGCCCAGCGTCTCTATAAGTCTGCTGACTTCTCCACCAAGTGGAAGGAAGAATGGAGCAAGGGTAAGTATTTTCATGTCACCAAGTCTGGTGGTTATGACGATCGCTTCCTCGTTCCTGGTGGTAAGGAACTCGGTATTGATGCCGATGTTCTGGATACAGATGCGACTGATGCTAAGGAACTGACCAAGGCATTTAAGAAGTTCCAGAACAAGAAGCAAACCAATCGCGTGCTGCTCGGAAAAATGATTCGGGCAGTTGCTTAAAATTATTTTACCTCGAAACGAAAAAAGTGCTTGACATTTCTCTCGTTTCGAGGTAGAGTGTATATATGATGAGAAAGGAATTCTTGATGTCTGATTTTACTTCGTTCGCTGATGGTTTCGCTACTGCTCGTGAAGATTTTGAGGGTGGTTGGGTTGAGTCTATTGAACTTGATTTTATCGTGTCCCAGCTTCGCGTGATGGTTGGCGCTTCTGATGCCTATATCGCTGGTTATCTTTCTTATCTCTATGGTGAAAAAGCGGCTTGACTTTTCTACCGTTTCGAGGTAGAATGTTTTATATTATGATGTGATGTGAGGATTTTTTATGACGAACCGTGAAACTTTGATTGAGTACCTTTCCGCTAACAACACCAACAATGGTGTTTTCCGTAAGCGCGACGTTGTCGCCGCTGCCGAGTCTCTCGGTATGAAGTATCCTGGCTGGATTTTCCAGCGCGATCGTATGATCAAGCGTGGTTCGTATGACCTGTCGCCGCTGATGTCAACCATTTCTGCTGTCCCTGTCGCTGCGACTGCCCCTAAGATGGTCATTCAACCCAAGTTGCAGACCACTGTTGAGAACCTTGTTCCATCGGTCGACCAGACTTATGTTCCGTTCGGTTTCTATCGCGACCTTACCAAGATTGTCAAGTCTGCGGTTTTCTATCCGACGTTCATCTCTGGTCTGTCTGGTAACGGTAAGACCACGATGATTGAGCAGGTTTGCGCCAAGTTGAAGCGCGAATGTATGCGTGTTAACATCTCTATCGAAACTGATGAAGACGATCTGATTGGTGGTAACACCCTCGTCGACGGTAACGTTGTTTATCGTGAAGGTCCAGTTCTCACTGCCATGAAGCGTGGTGCGATCCTTATCCTCGACGAAATCGACCGTGGTTCGAACAAGATGATGTGCCTTCAGGCGATCCTTGAAGGTAAACCATACTTCAATAAGAAGACTGGCGAGACCATCTATCCGAAGTCTGGTTTCAACGTTATCGCTACGGCGAACACGAAGGGTCGTGGTTCTGACGATGGCAAGTTTATGTCTGCCCAGATCCTCGACGATGCGTTCCTTGAGCGTTTTGCCATCACCGTTGAGCAGGAATATCCTTCGCTCAAGATTGAGAAGCAGATTATTCTGAACAAGATGGAGAAGGCGAACAAGATCGACGACGAGTTCGCCGATAAGTTGGTCACGTGGGCGGATATTATCCGTAAGACCTTCTATGATGGTGGCGTTGAAGAACTGGTTTCGACTCGTCGTCTTGAGCACATCGTCAATGCCTATGCCATGTTTGGTTCGCGTTCGAAGGCAATCGAACTCTGCGTCAATCGCTTTGATAGCGACACGAAGTCTGCCTTCCTCGACCTTTACAACAAGGTTGATGCTGGTGAAGATAAGACTACCAGCAATGATGATTCCTACTTCAATCACATTAATGAAGAAGTCCCGTTCTAAGGAGATACAATGACAATTAAATACAAATATAATGAGGGTGATCTGCTTCGGCAGATCACCGACTACGTAAATTCCACCTATGATGAGCACTACTCGCAGAATAAGTTTCAGGCAACTGAATTCATTATCGATGGCGGTCACGGTGAAGGGTTTACCATTGGCAACATCATGAAGTATGCCCAGCGTTACGGTCACAAGGGAACACCCAAGGACTGGCGCAAGGATCTCATGAAGGTTATCCATTATGCCATCATTGCGATGTATGTTCATGATAAGGAATATACTGAGGCAGTTGACGATGAAGACGATCGTTATCGTTTGAACACGGTAACGTTTAAGACAGCAGAACTTGATGGAACTATTACTCTCAATACAGAACATGCAGCATTTCCTGATTGGGGTCAACATAACATGGGGACCAGTTCTCTATTGACTTCTCTCGATATTCCAGGTATAATCGATTTATCTGGTGATAAAACCAAGAAAACCAAAAAGAAGAAGGACTAATATATTATGAAGATTTCACACGAAACACTTACTTTGCTTAAGAACTTTGCTGGTATCAATGGCAATCTTGTAGTTAAGCAGGGTAATGTTCTCTCGACCGTGAGTGCGGGTAAGAATATTCTTGCGCTTGCTAATATCTCAGAGAGTTTCCCTCGTGAGTTTGCGATTTACGACCTCAACAGTTTGCTTGGTCTGCTTACTCTCATGGAAGACCAGGATGTAGAGTTTAATGACGCAAGCATCCACATCAGCAAGGATGGTTCTGAGTTTGAATATTTCTATTCAGATGCCAGTGTCGTAACTGCCTCGCCGTATAAGGCGCTGGATATCGATCCTGTCTTTACATTCGTTCTAACTGCTGCTGACATCACAATGATTCAGCGTGCTGCCTCGATTGTTTCTGCGTCGACGATTAGCATTGTTTCGGATGGTAACAGCGTCACTCTGAAGGTTGGCGATCCTGCGAACTCTGCAGCAAACTCGTATAAGAAGACTCTGACAACTGATCAGGCACCTGTGTTTGATGCTCGACTGAAGGTTGAGAATCTCAAGGTAATCACTGATGATTACACTGTTGCTGTTGGTAAGAAGAAGGCGCTGCACTTCAAGAGCAACTCGCGGGATATCGATTACTGGTTGGCAATGGAACCCACCTCGTCAGTCTAATGTTCAAATCAACACTTACTGTAACTAGACCAAATACCAGTATTTTGTGGAGCGATCCGCAAGAAGAAGAAGATATCTATCGGATTTTGACTGAAGCAGCAAAAAGAAATATTACTGCTGTTCAATTATTTTCTCCCGATTTACTGACAATGAATCTTATTTGGTCTGCGCCTTCGGAGGAAATTTGGGATGAATTTTCCCATAATTTCCTCCGCAAGAATGGCGAAATTGATGATAGTTGGTATAATTCCAACGAAATGACTTATAAAATAACAAAGGAAAATATTGATGAATAAGTTGGAGATTAGTTTTAGTACTCGCGTCCCTTACAACAGCGACGATGATCATCTAAATCGCAGCAGCAACATCGAGTTTGATGTTGACCTAGATAGCAACCCACAGGAAATTGTTCGTCAGTTTAATAAGTTTCTGGCACTGAATGATTTCAACATTACAGTAGTAGAGGATGATTCGTAATGGCAGAGAAGGTCATGTATAAGTCGAAGTGGGACGAAGAACCACGTGAAGTGGAACTTCCTGGAATTGTTCCTGCTGTTGTTTTCAAGACTCGCGTTCGTGATGACTCGATCGAAGGTCCAAATCCTTTCCGCTGGGAGGATAAGTCGACCTACGATTATTTTGCGGGTAAGCGTGTAGTCCTGTTCTCGCTTCCTGGTGCCTTCACTCCTACATGCTCGACCTACCAACTTCCTGGGTTTGAGCAGAACTTCTCGGAGTTTAAGTCTCTCGGTATCAAGGAAATCTACTGCCTCTCGGTAAACGATGCGTTCGTAATGAATTGTTGGGCAAAGGATCAGAAGATCAAGAAGGTCAAGATGATTCCAGACGGATCTGGTAATTTCACTCGCGAAATGCAGATGGGGGTTTACAAGGATAATCTTGGATTTGGCGTCCGCTCGTGGCGTTATGCTTGCGTTGTGAACAACGGTCTCATTGAAAAGTGGTTCGTTGAACCTGGAATGGAAGACAACTGCGAGACTGATCCGTATGGTGAGACCTCGCCTGAGAATATTCTGAATTGGTTGCGCGAAAACTCGTGAGAGTTTTAATTACTGGATGGGAAGGGTTTATCGGGCGGAATGCTTTACGCATTCTGTCCGATGACTTTGAGATGATTCCCTATGAAGGTGACATCCGAGACTTCAAGATTTCAGAATATTATTATGCAGTCCTGCATCTTGCTGCACTCGCTGGAGTTCGCAAGAGTTGGAACAATCCTGACGAATACTGGGACGTAAATGTTACAGGTTCGAAGCGTGTCTTTGATGAATGTAAACGTCTCAATTTACGGTGCGTATATGCATCTTCATCCTCGATCTATGAGTGGTGGGCAAACCCATATGCTACTAGTAAGAAAGCAATGGAAGAACTTGCTCCAAATTATTCTGTAGGGATGCGATTCCATACAGTCTATGGACCAGACTCTCGACCTGACATGTTCTATGATATGATGCTCAACGACAAGGTTGAATATCTGACTGAACATAAGAGAGACTGGACTCATGTTGAAGATGTTGTTTCTGCGATCAAAATTATATTGACTGATACGAGAATATCGGGTAAGATGGATATTGGGACAGGTAATCCTGTTTCAGTTATTGATGTTGCTCGCGAATATGGATACCGAGATGTTCCTATTCGTGAAGTGACTGGTGAAAGATTTGTCACGCATGCTGACAATTCTCAATTAAAAGAACTGGGATGGACTCCCAAGTTTGATATTATGAAGGAAGTGAAAAATGAACGTATCAAAAGAACAGTTTCTCTGGGTAGAAAAGTATCGTCCTCGTAAACTCGATGACTGTATTCTACCAGATGATCAACTAAAGACATTCCGCGAGTTCGTTGCGACTGGCGAAATCCCTAACATGCTTCTCTGCGGTTCCGCTGGTGTTGGTAAGACTACCATCGCTCGTGCAATCTGCGAAGAACTTGGTTGTGATTATATCATTATCAACGGTTCAGAAGAATCAGGTATTGATGTTCTCCGCACCAAGATTCGAGAGTTCGCATCCTCTGTTTCATTCAGCGGTAAGACCAAGGTTGTTATCCTAGACGAAGCAGATTATCTCAATCCAAACTCTACTCAACCTGCGTTGCGTGCATTCATCGAAGAGTTTGCTAACAACTGTCGGTTTATCTTCACTTGTAATTTCAAGAACCGAATCATCTCTCCACTTCACAGTCGAACTGCAGTAATCGAGTTTAAGTTGACAAAGGCAGACCGTCCGAAGATGGCAGGTCGTTTCATGAAACGGTTGTCAGAGATTCTTGTTACAGAGGGTATTCAATACGACGAGAGGGTTATCGCTGAAGTTCTCAAGAAGCATTTTCCTGACTATCGCCGTGTTCTAAATGAACTTCAGCGTTACAGCGTCTCTGGTGCGATTGATGAAGGTATCCTTGTCAACGTTCAAGAAGTAAACATGAAGGAACTTGTTTCTTCTCTGAAAGCAAAGGACTTCAAGAAGATGCGTGGTTGGGTCGTTGAGAATATTGACAACGATCCGAATCTTATCTTCCGTAAGATCTATGATACCATTCTTGATGAAGTAAAGTATCCTTCGCAGTTGGTTCTGCTGCTTGCAGATTATCAGTATAAGGCAGCGTTTGCTGCTAACCCTGAGATCAATCTGGTCGCATGCCTTGCTGAAATTATGGCAGCGATGGAGTGGAAATAATGAGTGGAGTTCTCGAAGGTCTGGGAACTCCAAAGGTTGAATACGATCCCGAGGAGTTTAAAGAAAAGAAAAAGAGTATCTCTCCTTTCGATTTCATCAAAGACGTCAACTATGAAAAGAAGAATCTGATAGTTGACGAGTGGTCTGAGAAGCAATACAATCCTTGGATCATCAATCGCGGATTGACATTTAGTATTGATACTGTCCACCCTGCAAATGAAATGAACTGTCGTCCCCACCTGGACAAAGCGTTACAAAACATGTATCTTATAAATACAATACGTGCAAAGAAAAGATTTGATAAATGGATCAAAATCGAAGACGATGCCGAGGTGGAGATGATAAAAGAGTATTATGGTTACAGCAATGACAAGGCTCGCCAAGCACTCGCAATTCTCTCTGAAGAACAAAAACAATACATAAAAGAGAAATTGTATAAAGGTGGTAGAAAATGAGTGAAGATTTTTTTGATATTAACTATCCAGGGTATGCACCCTTGGAAGTTAAACTAAAGAATCCAGACGACTTTCTGAAGGTTCGCGAGACTCTTTCTCGTATCGGCGTTGCGTCCAGAAAAGACAAGGTTCTTTATCAATCATGCCATATTCTACATAAGCAAGGTAGATATTTCATTGTTCACTTTAAGGAACTCTTTGCCCTAGATGGTAAGGATGCTGACTTTAGTGACAATGATCTACAACGTAGAAATACAGTGGCACATTTACTTTCCGATTGGGGTCTTATTAATATTCTGAATCCAGAGATTCATGAAGACAAGGCACCTCTAAATCAAATTAAAGTCATTGCGTTCAAGGAAAAGAATGAGTGGGAACTCGTTCAGAAATATAATATTGGTCGCAAAAAATAATTGACTTCCTTCTAAAAGTATAGTATAAATAGAGGGTGGAGTGCTTCGGACTCCACTCTTTTTTAATCTCGCTTTTAGGAGAACTATTATGAAATTTGATACAACAAGTCTTCCGCACATGGATCGTTATTTCGTTGGCGCCGATCGCGTCATGAAGAAGTTGGCAGATATTGCTGACCAGTCAGTCCATATTGCGACTAAGTATCCCCCATATAATATCAAGAAGGTAGATGAAGATCGCTACGTTATCGAAATGGCAGTCGCTGGTTTCGGTAAGACCGATTTAGATATCGAACTTCAAGAAGGCAAGTTAAAGATTAAAGGAAACGTCAAGTCTGACGAAGGTTCTGAATATCTTTACAAGGGAATTGCCGAGCGTGGTTTCACACGCGAATTTACTCTTGCCGACAACGTCGAAGTCAAGAGTTCTTCTCTGGTCAATGGTATGCTAAAGGTTTGGCTTGAAGCATTTACGCCAGAAGAAAAGAAACCAAAGAAGATTGACATTACTGACTCTGATGCAGAAACAAGTGGTGCAGAATCGACCGCTGAGTTTCTCGCAGAACAAAAGGAAAAGTAATGTTTAATCATAAGTATGTTATACCAGTTTCTCGCGCTGGCCATATCGTTATAGCAAGTTTGCTGATGATTATGGGTTATGCGATTTTAACAATCTAAAATAATGGAAGGTGCCAATCATGGCGAATATTAAATGTTTGAAGTTAATCAGTGGTGACGAGGTCATCGCCGACATCGATGAAGGAATTGAAGGTCTTGTTATCCTGAGAAAACCATTACAGATTATGATGATTCCAAATCAGAATAATCAGTTCGGTATTGGTTTGGCACCTTTCTGTCCGTATGCCAAGGACGATATGATTCCACTTCGTTCTGGTGCTGTTCTATCCATTTTCGATCCAGAAACTGGTATGCTGAATGAGTATAACACTCGTTGCGGTTCTGGTATCGTTGTTCCTGAAAGTAAAATCATTCTATGAAGAACTTAATTGCTGCTCTATTTCTATTCGCTCTGCCGACTGCTGCTAATGCGTCCCCCTGTGATCAGTTCTATCCGAATGGTAAGGAAATCGTAGTCCCGAACACGGTAGTTCTTTGCAACTCTTTCTTTGCTACAGTCTACGATGATGCGAACAACGCAACGGTATTCTCCACTGAGATTGCACAGGCACGTGTTGTCAAGGTTCCTCGAACTGATGACTTCCGCGCTGACAAGCGTATTGCTGACTCACCAACACCTGCTGATTACACCAATTCTGGTTACGATCGTGGGCACATGGTTCCTGCTGCTAATGCAGATGAGAAGCAGGAAATGTCAGATACATTCCTGATGACAAACATGACACCTCAGTTGCCATCAGTCAATCGCACTGCTTGGCGTCTACTTGAAGATCGCGTTCGTTCAGTCCCGTTCAAGTGGGTTGTAACTGGTGCGCACTATAGCAAGACACCAAAGCGTATCGGCAAGTCAGGTGTTCCTGTTCCTGATATGCTTTACAAGGTTGCATTTTTCGAGAGTGGAAATGTTGCCGTCTATATCGTAGACAATCTTGTTCCCAAGTCACAAGTTTCAACTATGAAACTGGAAGAACTCGAAGCAAAGATTGGATATAAACTACGATAAATCCCTTTACTTTTGTTATGTTTTATAGTATTATGGTATTGAATGATGAGGGATTTTTATGAAGTTTTACACTTGCGCACACCAATATGGTTCTAAGGTTTTAGTCCGAGGAGTCCATAATGGTGTGCGTTTTACCAAACGTGCTGAGTTTTCGCCAACTCTTTTTGTTCGAGCGAAGACCAAAGAAGAATCTATTCACAGATCTTTGTTTGGAGAACCACTCCAACCAATTGAGTTTGAGGATAACAATGCTGCCAAGGAGTTTATTCAAACTTATGGCAAGGTAGAGAACTTTCCGATCTACGGTCAGACTAACTACGGGTATCAATATATTACTCGTAACTATCCTGGAGAAATCCAGTGGGATATTACCCAGTTAAATATTCAGACTATCGATATCGAGACTTCTGCTGAACATGGATTTCCTGATGTTCACAATCCGATTGAAGAAGTTCTGCTGATCACAGTTAAGAATCTTGTTACCAGGCAAATCATCACATTCGGGTGCGGCGAGTTTGATGACAAGTCTGAAGAGATTACTAAACTTCGCGAGCAAGGTAACAAGTTCCTCTATGTCAAGTGTGACAATGAACACGACTTGATCGAAACTTTCCTTCGTTTCTATTCTGAGAATTATCCTGATATCATCACAGGTTGGAACAACGATCTGTTCGATATTGCGTATCTGATTTCTCGTGTTGAACGTCTGTTCTGCAGCGATGAAGATAGTACCATGAAAAAGAAGTTTTCTCCATGGGGTCTTGTTCGCCGCAAGACTGTCACTATCATGGGTCGCGAACATGTGTCGTATGACATTACTGGCGTGGCAATTATCGACTACATCGATCTCTATAAAAAGTTTACGTATACTCGCCGCGAGAGTTACAAACTGGACTTCATTGGCGAGGTCGAACTCGGTATTAAAAAGTTGGATAATCCATATGAGACTTTCCGAGAATTCTATGTTAAGGATTGGCAAAAGTTTGTAGAGTATAACGTCCGAGACGTTGAGATCGTTGATGCTCTTGAGCGTAAGATGAAACTGATCGAACTTATCCTGACGATGGCATACGATGCTAAGTGCAACTATAATGATGTGTTTTCTCAGGTTCGAACGTGGGATTGTATTCTCTACAATCACTTACATGATAAGAATATTCAGATTCCGCAGAAGAAAGAAAACCAAGGTCGTCAGATTGAAGGCGCATACGTAAAGGAACCTCGTCCTGGACAGTATGACTGGGTGGTTTCCTTTGACGCTACTTCGCTGTATCCATCAATCATTATGCAGTATAACCAGTCGCCTGAAACATTGATCAATGGCGTGGTTAAAGATACGACTGTTCGTGGATTGCTTGATAGTAAGTATGACCTCGATGACCTGAAGCAAGATGATTACTGTATGACTGCGAATGGTTACTGCTATACTCGTGAGAAGCAGGGTCTATTCCCCGAGATTGTTCAGAAGTTCTTTGACGATCGTCAGCGATACAAGAAACTGATGATTGCAGCAGAGAAGGAATACGAACAAACCAAGAATCCCAAACTGAAAAATGACATCTCTAAGTATAACAACTTCCAGATGGCAAGAAAGATTCAGTTGAATTCGCTGTTCGGTGCGATGGGCAACGAATACTTCCGATACTATGATGCTCGTATCGCCGAGGGCATCACGATGACAGGTCAGTTTATTATTCAAGAAGTCGGTAAGGCGCTTAACAATTATCTAAACAAGGTTGTTGGAACAAATGGACATGACTACTCTTTCTACAGCGATACTGATTCTTGTTACATTTCCTTGGACCCTCTTGTTCGTAAGTTTTATGGCAATCTGGATCGCGATAAACTCA